GTTTATTTCAGGAAGATATACTTTAATTTCTTAGATCAATGGTGGACTGAATATTATAGTCAATATTTTGAATTAATTTGTATGGCAAAACAGTCAATATTAGCTCAAGAAAGCGTAGTAAAACAAATAATACAAAATAAATTTACTGATTTATCCAAAGCTAGTATTCCACCTGATACATTAAAATTAATTAAGGAAACTACAGAGAAGACATTTATAGATTTATCAAACGAATCACAAATATCAATGAATCGTGTAGATAATTTTTTAAATAAGGCTTCTATATGTGTTTTTGTTGAGGATATATATCCTAAGTTTATTTCTTATATGGAAAAGTATATTAATAATATAAATATTAAGACAAGAGAATTTATACAAAGATGTACTAATATTAATGACAATGAAAAGTCGATTTTAATTAATAGTTATACTTTCAAAACTACTGATTTCAAGTTCTTAAATATACAAGCTATTAAAAACTTTTTTAATTCACAAGTTGAACAAGTAATGAAGGAAATGTTATCTCCTTATCAACTGTTATTATTTGCAACAAGAGGACCAAATAGTAATATAATCGAGGATATTTCTGGAAAAAATACATTGATACAATATACAGAATCTGTAGAATTAGTTTATGGTGTAAATGGAGAATCATTATATCTAAAATCTCCTAATGAAACGGTTGAATTTTCTAATAATTTCTTCACAAATGGATTAACTAATAATTTTACAATTTGTTTCTGGTTAAGATTCACAGGAAAAGATGATGATAAAACTAGATTAATAGGAAATAAGGTTAATAATTGTGGTTGGGAAATTTATTTTGAAGATAATGGATTAGTTTTTGAAATAATAGATTCAAACGGCAATCAAGAAAGTGTATATTTATCTAATGTTATAAATAACAATTGGTACTATATATCAATATCAGTTGATCGTTTAAAAGATCAATTATTAATATTTATTAATGATAAAAATGTTGCAAATGTAAGTATCGAGCAAATACTAAATATTTATTCTACTAATGTAATATCTTTAGTTAATAAGAATAATTCAATATATGTAGAAGAATTATCTGTTTTAGATAAGCCTGTTGCAAGCGAAGAAGTTATAAGAAATTACTTTAGTTATTTAGATAATTCATATATAAGAGATAGTTCCAAATCACTATTAGAATATAATAAAAACTATCAATTATACAATTATGTATTTCCCGAAACTTCTTTATATGAAGTTAATGATAATAATAAGTCGTATTTGTCACTAAAAAATACAGATGGTATTAATATTCCAAGTGTTAAATTTAAATTAATAAATATAGATGAAAGTAAAGGATATGTACAAAAGTGGGATGAGTGTATAATTTGTGTATCAGACGGTACAGAAAAATATTTAGATATATCTCCTGAAAATAATAGAATACAATTAGTAAGTTCCAAAGATAATGCAAAAAAGATTACAGTTAATACTGATTTATTTAGACCTGATTGTATAACATTTTCATATAATGATAAATATTTTTCCCTATCACTTAGAGATGGAGATTATAATTGGATGATATGTAATGACAATAACAAGGTGCCTAAAGGCGCACATTTGTGGATATTAAAAAGTTAGGAGATGTTAATATTATGACATGGCCAGTAAAAGATTTTAATTATAGTGATCCTGTTAATGACAATGATATATTATATTTAAGAATACCACAAAATAAGTTAATTACTACACCTGTAAAAGCTTTTATGATTACTCAAAATATTTGGGTAATACCAGAAAGATTTTCATCAGATACTAATCCAAGTTTAAGTAAACCGCCTAGACCTACTTCAAAGTATCAAAGTTATTATGATCCTAGTTATTTATCTACTGATGAGCAAAAAGATACATTTTTAAAAGGGATTATAAAATTATTTAAAAGAATTAATGAAAGAGATATAGGAAAAAAATTAATAAATTATTTAGTAGTTGGTTCACCTTTTATGGGAGATTCAAGTACGCCTGAAGATACATTTGATTTTACACGTCATACTACTAATATTGCAGTTGAAAAGTTTGAAAATGGTAGTTGGAAAGTAACAAATATTATAACACCAAGTGTATTGATATTTGGACCACTTCCTAATATATTAGACTATACAGCATCCCTTACATTGCAAGGACAACAATCAAATCCATCATTTGAAGGGTTTGGAACATTATCTATACTAAAAGTAGCACCTGAATTTTTGTTAACATTTAGTGATGTAACATCTAATCAAAGTTCAGCTGTATTAGGCAAATCTATATTTTGTATGGATCCAGTAATAGCTTTAATGCATGAGTTAACACATTCTTTGCATCAATTGTATGGAATAAATATACCATCTGATAAAAGGATTCGTCCACAAGTTAGCGAGGGATTTTTTTCTCAAGATGGACCCAACGTACAATTTGAGGAATTATACACATTTGGAGGATCAGATGTTGAAATAATACCTCAAATTGAAAGATTACAATTAAGAGAAAAAGCATTAGGTCACTATAAAGATATAGCGAAAAGACTTAATAATATTAATAAAACTATTCCTTCTAGTTGGAGTAGTAATATAGATAAATATAAAAAAATATTTTCTGAAAAGTATAATTTTGATAAAGATAATACAGGAAATTTTGTTGTAAATATTGATAAATTCAATAGCTTATATTCAGACTTGACTAATGTTATGTCAGAAGTTGTTTATTCTTCGCAATATAATGTTAAAAACAGGACTCATTATTTTTCAAAGCATTATCTACCTGTATTTGCAAATATATTAGATGATAATATTTATACTATAATAAACGGTTTTAATTTAACAACTAAAGGTTTTAATATAGAAAATTCGGGTCAGAATATAGAAAGGAATCCTGCACTACAAAAACTTAGTTCAGAAAGTGTAGTAGATTTGTTTACAAAAGTATGTTTAAGATTAACAAGAAATAGTAGAGATGATTCAACATGTATTCAAGTTAAAAATAATACATTACCTTATGTAGCTGATAAAGATAGCATTTCACAAGAAATATTTGAAAGTCAAATTATTACAGATGAGACTAATGTAGAAAATTATTCAGATAATTTTTCATTAGATGAATCTATTTTAGATGCAAAAGTCCCTACTAATCCTGAAGCAGTAGATCCACTGTTACCCAATGTTAATATGGAACCTTTAAATGTTCCAGGTGAAGAAGAAGTATTTTATGATGATATTACTAAAGATGTTGATTATTTAAACTCTTATTATTATTTGGAAGCCCAAAAATTAAGTAATAATGTTGAAAATATTACTCTTACAACTTCAGTTGAAGAAGCATTAGGTTATAGCAATAAGATATACACATTTTTACCTAGCTTAGCTGAAAAAGTGAATAAAGGTGTTCAAGCAGGTTTATTCTTAAATTGGGCGAATGAAGTAGTTGAGGATTTTACTACAAATATTATGAAAAAAGATACATTGGATAAAATATCAGATGTATCAGCCATAATTCCATATATAGGACCTGCCTTAAATATAGGAAATTCAGCATTAAGGGGAAACTTTAAGCAAGCATTTGCAACAGCTGGTGTAGCTTTTTTGTTAGAAGGATTTCCAGAGTTTACAATACCTGCACTCGGTGTATTTACCTTTTATAGTTCTATTCAAGAAAGAGAGAAAATTATTAAAACTATAGAAAATTGTTTAGAACAAAGAGTTAAGAGATGGAAAGATTCATATCAATGGATGGTATCAAATTGGTTGTCAAGAATTACTACTCAATTTAATCATATAAGTTATCAAATGTATGATTCTTTGAGTTATCAGGCAGATGCAATCAAAGCTAAAATAGATTTAGAATATAAAAAATACTCAGGAAGTGATAAAGAAAATATAAAAAGTCAAGTTGAAAATTTAAAAAATAGTTTAGATGTAAAAATCTCGGAAGCAATGAATAATATAAATAAATTTATACGAGAATGTTCTGTAACATACTTATTTAAAAATATGCTCCCTAAAGTAATTGATGAATTAAATAAGTTTGATTTAAAAACTAAAACAGAATTAATTAATCTTATAGATAGTCATAATATTATTCTAGTTGGTGAAGTAGATAGATTAAAAGCAAAAGTAAATGAGAGTTTTGAAAATACAATACCCTTTAATATTTTTTCATATACTAATAATTCTTTATTAAAAGATATGATTAATGAATATTTCAATAGTATTAATGATTCAAAAATTTTGAGCTTACAAAATAAAAAAAATACTTTGATGGATACATCAGGATATAACGCAGAAGTGAGAGTAGAAGGCAATGTTCAGCTTAATCCAATATTTCCATTTGACTTTAAATTAGGTAGTTCAGGGGATGATAGAGGTAAAGTTATAGTAACCCAGAATGAAAATATTGTATATAATGCTATGTATGAAAGTTTTAGTATTAGTTTTTGGATTAGGATAAATAAATGGGTAAGTAATTTACCTGGATATACTATAATTGATAGTGTTAAAAATAACTCAGGTTGGAGTATAGGTATTATTAGTAATTTTTTAGTGTTTACTTTAAAACAAAATGAAAATAGTGAACAAGATATAAACTTTAGTTATGATATATCAAAGAATGCTGCGGGATATAATAAATGGTTTTTTGTAACTATTACTACCAATATGATGGGAAATATGATGATTTATATAAATGGAAAATTAATAGATACTATAAAAGTTAAAGAGTTAACTGGAATTAATTTTAGCAAAACTATAACATTTCAAATGAATAAAATTCCAAATACTGGTTTAATTACCTCAGATTCTGATAACATCAATATGTGGATAAGGGATTTTTATATCTTTGCTAAAGAATTAGATGATAAAGATATTAATATATTATTTAATAGCTTGCAATATACTAATGTTGTAAAAGATTATTGGGGAAATGATTTAAGATATGATAAAGAATATTACATGATTAACGTAAATTATATGAATAGATATATGTCTAAAAAAGGCAATGGAATTGTTTTTAATACACGTAAAAATAATAATGACTTCAATGAAGGATATAAAATTATAATAAAAAGAATTATAGGAAATACAAATGATACTAGAGTACGAGGAGAAAATGTATTATATTTTAATACTACAATTGATAACAAACAATATAGTTTAGGTATGTATAAACCTTCTAGAAATCTAGGGACTGATTTAGTTCCACTAGGTGCATTGGATCAACCAATGGATGAGATACGTAAATATGGTTCGTTTATAATACAACCATGCAATACTTTTGATTACTATGCATCACAATTATTTTTGTCAAGTAATGCAACAACAAATAGGATTGGAATACTATCAATTGGTAGTTATAGTTTCAAACTTGGAGATGACTATTGGTTTAATCACGAATATTTAATTCCTGTTATAAAAATAGAGCATTATGCTTCATTATTAGAATCAACATCAACTCATTGGGTTTTTGTACCTGCAAGTGAATAATAATAAGTAATAGTATAAATTATGTTAAATATTTTAATATTAAATTGAAATATGTTTTGATTAGTCGAACATTAATAAAATAACTAAATAAATTATATTTAAAACTGTTAAAAGAGTATATTTATTATCAATTCCAGCAGTAAAATACTGATTGTCCTGTCTATAATCTTCCAGAGTTAAAAAAGAAGATGTTTAATTTTTATAATTTAGTCCGTAAAACCATTGTGACTTTGGATATAAGCACTTTATAAGAGTAGGATTAAATTTCCTACTCTTTTAACTAAACAAGTTTTTGATATAGTTAGTAAGTTAAGTAAAAGAGGCACAGTTAAGAATGTTAATAAAAATAAATTAAAATAATTCAAAATAAGCATTGACATTGGAATAGTGTGGTGATATTATATAAATATACCAAGAAACAAGGTATGCAAAATCAAACAAATATAAAATAATAAGGGGGAATGAATGTGGTAGAAGAACAACGACTAAATAAGGATTTACAAAAGGTGAAGGAAAAGTTTATTAGAGCATTGGTAAAAACACTTAATGAAGAAAATGAAAATAGAGAATATGAAAATAAAGAACCTTTAGATGTATGCTTTATGGTGTCCGCTATCGATAAACAATTATACCAATACAAAGACTTTATTGAAGATTTATCTAACGGTTATACATTCAATATGTATGAAGAAGATGAAAGTGGGCATTCAAATGGTAGAATTAGTTTATTTATTGAAAAGCCCAAAGAAGAACGACAAAGTGGTTTATGGATTGAAAAATATAGAGAAGATTATTGGTACACTATAGAATTTAAATACAATCAAATAGATGGGGATTATTGTCAATGTGAACAAGGTAACGAGGGTTATAACGAAGAACATCATTGTTGTGGTGAGATATGTGATTGGAACGCACCATCATTTGCAATAACTAAACAATATGATTTAGGGACATGCTCATGGGATGGACTGCAAAGAGATTATTGGGAATACGAAAAAATGTTTAAATCAAAAGAAGAAAATAAAAGTGTTGAAGATGAAATTAAAGAAAGACGTAAGCAAGAAATAATGGAGCAAATAAATCTATTAAATCAAGAATTAATATCGTTAGAAAGTTAATACATATATAGAGAAAAATATAAATTAATTAAAACAAAAAACAATAAAAAGAATATTTTATTAAAAGGGGATGATGAAAATAAATAATAATATCAGTAGATTCATAACTTGTTGCAACACTAATGAAGAATTATTGGAAGAATTAAAGATAAGAATGGAACAACAATAAATTTAACTGTTATAAACAAAAATTAAAAATAATAAATAAATTAAAAACAAGGAGGGTTACAATGTCAAAACAAGTTATAAGTTTTTTACTCCAACTTTCAGGTTCAATTTTACTCTTGGGAGGATATTTTCCACAGATAATACAATTATACAAAACTAAAAAGTCAGAGGATATATCATTATCATTTTGGGTTATTTTAACCACTGGATTATTTTGTATAGCATTTAATATGTTAATAAGTCATGTACCAAATTTTATAATGGTAACTCAATTTTTAAATGCGATTATTGCTTTATGGGTATTAGTTTTAGTTAAGAAATATAAATAAGAATTAATACAATTAAATTAAAACATAAATAATTAAACAGAGGAATATATATTATGAAAAATATTAATATCGAATCAACTACAACAGAACAAAAACAAGGGTACATAGCAGGAGGTTTATTTAATGAAGCTGATATATCGCAAAGATTAAAAGAAGGTAGATTACTAAGAGAAAACACAAATATAGATTTTTACAATCCAATTGAAGCACCATGCAATGATAAATCAAAATTACCTACAGATCAAGATATATTCAATATGGATGCTCAAAAGGTATTACAATCTCATACAGTAATAGCTGATATATCAACTAGAGATGAAGGTGTTATGGCTGAATTAGGAATTGCTTGGACTTGTAATTTCATACATCACTTAGCTGAACAAGGATATACATTAGAAGACATTCTAAAATACATACCTAAAAAGGAAATATATGCTAATTTACCAGATATAAGAAAAGGTACAGCTCATAATTACAAAGGAAACTATATTCCTGTAGGATTTAACCAATTTATTATAGGAATGATTAGACAGATGGGTGATGTATATGATGGATTTAATGATATATTAAAGGATTTAAAGAAGGATAATAAATAATATAATATTAAATAATCAAAATGAATAAATAATATAATGAACTTGCATATTTACTCTTATGTAAAAGTATATTCTCGGTAAAATACTTAAAATAGTAAAATATAGGAAATTAATATGCAAGTTGATATAAATAAAATTGTAGGAGGAATATATTATGGCACAATTATATTATAGATACGGAGTATTAAACTCAGCTAAATCAGCAAATTTAATAATGGCAGTACATAATTATGATAAAAAAAATAGAAGGGTTGTAGTATTGAAACCTAAGATAGACACTAGATCCAAACCTAATATTGTTGAAAGTAGAGTAGGAATTTCTCATGCATGTATTGATTTTGATAAAAATGAAAATTTATTTGAATTAGTAAATACATTAAATTCTAAAGATACTATTTATGCAGTATTCATTGAAGAAGTTCAATTTATTACTAAGGAACAAGCCAAACAACTACATAATATAGTTCATGAATTGAATATACCAACGTTAGGGTATGGATTAAAGAATACATATATAGACGGAGAACTATTTGAAGGTAGCAAAGCTATGTTGTTTTATGCAGATAAGATAGAGGAAATTAAAGATGTATGTGAATACTGCAATAAAAAAGCTACTCAAAATTTAAGAGTAGTAAATGGAGAACCTATATATAGAGGAGAAACAATACGAATAGGTGATGTAAATAGTAATGTAGAAGAATATTATGTTCCTGTATGTGGTTATCACTATTATCATCCAGAGTTAAAGTAGATTACAAGATAAAATATAGAATAAATTAAAAAGAAAGAAGGATTAAATAAATGATATTAGAATTTAATGGATATAAAATAGTTACGGATGATAAGCAATTCATAGTTCAAAAGAAGAAAGTAGTACAAGCAGGTAGACTTACAAAAGAAGAAAATATAGGTAAGGAGTATTGGGAAGATGTTGGATACTTTACAAATCTTAATTTTGCTTTGAAATTTATCAAAAAGACGATTCTGTTAGATAATGATGATCTAAAAGTCATTATGGATAGATTAAATCAACTTGAAGGCAAGATAGACGAGTTTACACAGAAATTAGGTGAATAGGCGATTAAAAATATGTTATAAATAAATGGATTTAAAATAGGTTATAAATGTCCTTATTGTCAATACATAAGGCACAAGAAAATATGAAAGACAGTGCTACGAAATGGCTTGAAATGAAGGAGAGTTGTAAGTATAGAGCGTTAGACTATGGAACAGAAGGAAAATTAAAAATGACCATAACGGAATTAATTGATAAATTAAATAGCATATATATTTTTCATGAAGATTTAGAAGTTGATATTCAAGACAAAGAAATAACTTTTTAAATAATATGATATTACAATAGTTTCTATTACTGAGGATGAATAATACTCAATCAACACAAATATAAGGAGATGTTTTAATGAAGGTAAGAGATTTAAGAAATGAATTAGAGTTACTAGACGGTGAGTTAGAGATTGCAATTGTAGATGATGAAAATTTCGATTATGATTTAGGAAAAATATATCTAAATCCGAACTTTTATGGAGAAATGAGATTAATATTAACAGCAACTAATGAGTGATGAACTTGTATAATGACAAGTTTAAAATAAGGAGACGATAAAATATATGCAAGAGAACATAGCATTTTGTCCCAAATGTAAGAGAAAAGTTCAATACAGAATACGAAAAAATATAATAGAGGAATATAAAGGTGTTAAAGTAAATGTAAAAGAAAATATTGGTGTTTGTAGTCAATGTAATGAGGACATTTTTGTAACGGAATTAGAAACTGATAATCTTAAAAGATTATACCAAAAGTATGAAGAAATAACAGGCATTAAGATAAAATCCAAACTTGCAAACCCTTGATATATAAGGGTTTGCAAAACACCAAAACACAATAAAAGAATACTTTTATATAAAGTTAAATTAAGATAAATACAACAATAAGAAAGGATTGATTTATGAATTGGTAATAGACAAAGTTACAAAAATGAAAATTAATAATTTTAACGTAGATTTATACAAAGGCAAGGGGTATCAATGCAATATAGGTGATACAGTCAATATAGATATAAAAGATGTATCTGCCCATAGTAAAAACAAAATTAAAATTCAATGTGATAAGTGTAAAACTAATATTAAAGAAATAACTATTGCAAGCCTACATCATAGTAAATCTTATCAAGAAGGTAATTACATATGTTATGAATGTAAAGAAAAAATATTACCACAAATGAAATGTGAAGTTTGTGGAAGTACGCATAAGGTGACAAATTATCTTAATGAAGGAAATTTATTATGTCAAAGACACCAACGTATACTAAGAAAGAAAGGAGATATTAAAAGAACAATTTACGATCCTAATGAAATACATATATATGAAGACTATGCTGAATTTGATACATATGATATAAATGGAGATATAAATGGTATATTTAAAATTGATTTAGATGTAGTTAATTTTGTTAAATCTCATAAAATATATAAACATAAGGACGGATATGCCTGTTATAAATTTAAAGATAAAAATAATAAAACTAAAAATATGAGATTACATAGATATATAATGAATGTACATAATGCTAAAGACAAAAGTATAATTGTAGACCATATTAATCGTGATAAACAAGATAATCGTAGGCACAATTTAAGATTAGCAACATTTAAAGATAATGTAGTTAATACAGGAATGTTTTCTACTAATACATCAGGACACAAAGGAATATCATGGAATAAACAACGTAAAACTTGGGAAGTTTATATTCACCAATATAACAAGAAAATAGGGTTAGGATATTATAAAGACTATGATAAAGCTGTAAAAGTAAGAGAAATCGCTGAAATAATTTATTTTGGTAGTAATAATCCCGAATACAATAAATTAATTAAAAAATATATAGATAATCCGAAAATACAACATATATTATTAAATCATAGGGAGGAATATATTAATGACTAAACAAAAGGTAATAAACTATTATGATGATAGAGGTAAGGTAAGAAATAAAATAGGAATATGGCTTGGGTCAAACACTCACCAAGCCGTAATCCACACTATTAAAGAGCTTACTGCTAATTCAGGAGATATATTAATAGAGAATATAGGTAGTAAGATTATATGGACAATTTATGATGATAAAACTGTAGAAATTTACGATGATGGAACAGGTTTACCACTTGAAGGTACTACAATTATAAAAAAGAAAGATGTAAAGGGGAGAGAAACGACGGAAGTAAAATCTAATTATGAATTATTATTATTAACCTTATTTGCAGGAACAAAACATAATGGATTAGAAACTGGTGAAAAAAATACGGGTAGCAATGGAGTATTTAACACGGTGTTAACTTATTCATCAGAATATGTTGAATATGAAATTGGAAGACCTGATGGCAACATTTATTTTTGCTCATTTAAAGAAGGCTTTATCGATAAAGAATTACAAATCATAGGAAAAACAGATAAAACATATACACGAATTAAATATAAATTATCGGATCAAGTATATACAGAGAATAAATTTACATTTGATGAAATATGTGATATCTGCCAAAAACAATCAGCATTAATTAAAAAGCCGATAATTATAGTAGATGAAACTACTAATCAAGAAGTTACATATAATTTGTCTAACGGGTTAGAAGAGTTATTTAATGTATATTTGCATGATAAAAGTAAATCTTGTAAGGATATAATTATAAAAGACAGTTTTAGCCAAGATGTAACTTTTGAAAATCATCAATATAAAGATAATATGAATTACGAATTAATATTGAATTATACAATTGAAGAAAACAATAATGTAAATATGGATTTTTTAAATCGAAGTGAGTTAATACATCATGGAACTATACAAGATGGTATCATAGATGGACTAAGAAAGTGTATTCATAATTTTATTAATAAAGAAGGATTATATAATAAAAAAGAATCCAACATTAGTAAAGATGATATACTATGTGGATTAAATTATATGATTGATTTTAGTTCATTACATCCTAATATGTATAGTAATCAAACTAAATTTGAAACTAAGGTTAAATATTTTAAAACTCATTTAACAAAGTCTATAATGGATTATTTTGAAATATACGCAATTGAACATAAAGATGAAATGTTAAAGATAGCCAATAAGTTATTAATTAACAAAAGGAGTAGAGAAAAGGCTGAAGTAAATAGAAAAGAAATTAGAAAAAAATTAGAACAAGATGTTAATAAATCAACAGGAAGACCTGACAAATTTGTACCTTGTCAATCTAAAAATAAACACGAGAAAGAATTGATATTAATAGAAGGTGATTCAAGTTTAAATTCAGTAAAATTATCAAGAAATAAAAAGGTTCATTCTATATATCCACTTAAAGGTAAGCCTTTAAATACCTTAAAAAAATCATTAGATGATATATTAAAAAACGAAGAAGTTACGGATATTTTCCAAATATTACAATGTGGTATGCAATATAAAGGAAAATCCATAAAAGGAGTTAAACAATTTAATATAGATGATTTAGATGTTGATAAAATAATAATATTTTCTGATGAAGATGAAGATGGCTTACATATTCGTTCACTGGTTATAGGGATATTTTATGTTTTAGCACCTAAAATAATAGCACAAGGTCATTTATACGTTTTAGATTCACCTTTGTATAGAATAGATACTAAAAATAAAACATATTTAGCTTACAATGAAAAGGAAAAAAATAATATTATTAAAAATTTAAACAATCAAAATGAAAAATTTACAGATTCAAGGTTTAAAGGATTAGGAGGTTTAAGCGTAGATTTATTGTCAGAAACGGCTATGAATATTGAAAATCGCAAACTAACTCAAATTACCATTAATGATATAGAAAAAGCGAAGCAAGTTTTAGAAATGTTTATGGATGATGATTCAACTGACAGAAAACAGTATATAGAAAAATTTGGCGAACAGTATTTTGATTATTCAATATATGAAATATAGGAGGAGATTTAATGATAATACAATCAGAAGTTAGCGAAGCAATTAGAGAATATTATATGCCATATGCCATGAAAGTTATTACGGATAGAGCTTTACCAGATGTTAGGGATGGATTAAAACCTATAGCAAGACGTATATTATGGACAATGTGGAACAACGGATTATTACATAATAAACCTAGAGCCAAATGTGGTAAAGTTGTGGGGGATATTTTAAAAATACATAATCACGGAGATTCTTCTGTCTATAATGCATTATCGTTATTAACAGATCAAAATGAAAGTTTATTACAAGGTTTTATTGATGGTGAGGGAGCTTTTGGGAAAATATACTCCAAAGATTCTCCTTCTGCCATGAGATATACATCAGCTAGGCTTAATAAATTTTCACAAGAAATGTTTAAAAATATCGATAAAGACATAGTTAAATTTATTGGTGAAGATAAGGAGCATTTACAGCCATTATGTTTACCAAATACATTTCCTAATATTTTGATTAAACCTAATAGTGGGGTTGCCGTTGGTGAAGCATGTAATTGGTGTAGTTTTAATTTAGTAGAAGTATGTAATTTGACTCAAGAGTATATTAAAAATAATAATATTAATGTTATAGACTATTTAACTGCTCCAGATTTCAGTACGGGTGGTTATATAATAACAAGTAATTTTGATCTAAATAAAATCTACGAAACAGGAAGAGGTAGTTTTAGGTTACAAGCTAAGTATAAATATAATGAGAAAGAAAATACCATTGAGGTATATGAAATTCCATACAACACTACGGTAGAAGATATTAAAAAAGAAATTACCAATCTTATGAAATCTGACAGATTAAAAGAGGTTAAAGATGTAAAAGATGGAACAGGATATAATACAAAATTAAAAAAGGAAGAAATGGGGGTTATAATAGAAATTAAAAACAATGTGAATCCTAATAGATTAATGAAAAAACTATTTAAATATACATCATTAAATAAATCATTCAATTGTAATTTCAATTGTTTAGTAAATTATAGACCTCAAGTATTAGGTATTAAGCAAATATTAAATGAATGGCTTAAATTTAGAATTGAGTGTGTTAAAGAATCTATTAAATACGATCTCAACAATAAAATAAAATTATTACACTTCTTAAAAGGCTTAGAAAAAGTATTATTAAATATTGATAAAGCTGTAGAAATTATTAGATATTCTAAAACAGATAGCTTAATTATTAATAATCTAAGAAAAGAATTCAATATAGATGAACAGCAAGCTAATGATATAGCTAATATGAAATTAAAAAATATCAATGAACAATATATTAATAATAAAGTTCAATCTATATTAGAGATACAAAAAGAACATGATAAATTAAAAGGTTTATTACAATCAGAAAAAGATATTCAAAATATTATTATTGATGAGCTTGAAAAAGTAAAGAATAACTACGGTAAAGCGAGAAAAACAGAGCTTTTAAATAAACATGAAATAGAAGATACATCTCACGAGGATTTAGTAGAAGACTTCAATCCTACTATAGTTCTTACAGAACAACAATACATAAAGAAAAATAGAGTCTTTTCACAATCTCAAAAATTAAAGGATGATGATAAAATACTACAATTCCATCAATGCAATAATAAAGATGATTTATTATTATTCACTAATAAGGGCAATGTATTAATTCGTAAAGTATATGAATTAGATGAACATAAGCCATCTACATACGGAGATTTCTTACCTAATCTATTAGGTGAACATCTTGAAAATGATGAAAAAGTAATTTACATATCAACTACTAAAGATTACAAGGGATCGGTTATCTCAGTATTTGAAAATGGATATATTGCTAGAACGGATTTACATACATATAAGCCTAAACAAAATAGACAAATTCCAATGAGTGCATACAATACTGAGAGTAAAATAGTATCTATCCAACTAATAACCAATGATACAGATATCTTTCTAGTATCACAAGAGGGTAAAGCGTTAATAATTAACACATCTCAAATCAGACCTACCAAATCAAGAAATACTCAAGGTATATCTGGAATGAAAATTGATACCCAAACTAATAAAATAATAGCTTCAATTATAGGTGTAACAGTAGATGATAACTTTAATATCGAAACAGAAAAGGGTAAATCTAAGTTTATTATGCTTAACGATATAGCCCCAAATGGTAAAGAATCTATGACTGAATATTTAAAAGGTAATAGAAATACTCAAGGTAATTTCATATATAATACAAGGCAAAAGAATGACAAAGTAATCAAAATAATAAAACAAGAGAGTTAATAAAATAAAATTAAAACATATATTCAATTGATGTGAAATTAGTTCTACAAAAAATAAAAAATCCCCTATACAATAAAAATAATTATATAGGGGATGAAAGGTGGTTTATAAGTAATGGAAAACATAAATATACACAATAAAAATTTAGAAATAATATGTGATATGGACGATGTATTAGTTAATCTATCTGAATTTGTAGTTAATCAATACAACAAAGATTTTGATGATAATATGAATTGGCAAGATAATAAATCTTATTGGTGGGGAGATTGCAAGAAAGCATATAAGTCATATTTTGAACAACGGTTAATTAAAAAAGGAACTTTTATTAATCCTAGACCAACAGAGAATTCAATTAAAACTTTAAATAAATTACATGAGGAAGGATTTAAGATAATATTTTGCACCTATCCTCAATATGATTCTGATTATTGTATAAAAGAAAAGATACAATGGTTACAACAATATTTTAAATGGTTTAGCATTGATGAAAACTTAGTATTTACTCATAACAAAGGATTGTTAGCCAAATCAAATAGAATATTACTTGATGATAATTTAGATCATATATTTTCTTTTATAAGTAATGGAGGAATAGGCTGTATATTTAATCAAAGTTGGAATGGAAATGTGGGAAACAGAAGATTCATAGGATATAGAATTACTAGGTTTGAAGAATTTTATACTGTAGTTCATAACTTAGAAAATGAATTAATAATAAAGAAACATTATGAAACTAATGTACTAAAAGAAATTAGTTTTCATAATAAGTATTATGTTAAGTAGATTTACAATGTAAACTTTACGTTGACATGTGTTATTTAATATTTAATTTAAAAGGAGTGTTGCTTTATCATTGATAATAAAAACCAAAAACAATATATATTAACCATAGATAATAAATTATTGCAAGAATATGAGGGGTATTATTTTAAAAAACATCCTAGAGCAAGAAATAAGCCATTTAAAAGTCCAATTCATCCGTCTATAAATGTATGGGCTATTAATAGAATGACCATGAGAAATATGAAAAGTAAATGGAAAGAGTTTGGATTGTGGTTGGTTAATAAACTAGGATATGAGAATTTACATTTAGAGAAATTTCAAATTACAATGAAGAACTATTATGGAAATAGAAGACGTAGAGATAATGACAACCAAAGTCCAAAGTTCCTATTAGATCCACTAGTTGAAAGTGGTATGCTAGTTGACGATGATTACAAACATCTAAATCCTTTAATTATAATGGGAGGCTATGATAAAGAAAATCCTAGAATGGAAATTATTGTTGATATATTAGAATAAGTTTGGTATTATACATATATAAGGGACTTTTTATTAACTATTTTATAGACTTAGAGAACTAGACTTATGCTAGTTCTCTTTTTCTATGTATCTGTTTATTAACTCAATTGTAGATAAAATCCCTCTTTTATATCCTTGCATCCAATTATAAGTATACTCATTATGTAACATATCTTCAGTATAATTCTCTTTTTCTAATTCTTTAATTAAATATGTAAGCAAATTTTGCTTATTAATCATATTGTTGCTCAATTTGTTATCACCCCCTATTTGTTTCATTTATGGTTATTTAGTAAAGAAGTATTGTGCAATCATAACTCCTATACCAATAATAGTTCCTACAATACCCCAGAATTCCTTTCTATCTGTAAGTTTAATATTGTTATCAGTGTTAATGGTAGATTTAAATGTAGAGGTTAGAGTATCTGTCACCTTAGTCATCATCAATTCAGATGTTTTGCGATTCTCTTTTTGGGTTTCATACATTAAATTTTTTAATTCTATTTGACCTTTAGAAATTTCATTTAGTTGTAACTCCATTCTAATTTTATTTTCTTCTAATTGACGAATCCTAAGTTCGTGATCCTTAATTGCACTTTTATTATTTTCGATGTCATCTTGGGTTCTTTGTTGCCATAATTCTTCACTATTCATTATAAAGCCTCCTTTCTTTGTTATGATTTTTAATTTATTTTAATTATTGTGTTTTTGTTTGATGAATGATTTAATCAACAGTTTTGGTATTTATTGATGGTAAATTAGCGAATACCTCATTTTTTTCATCCTCAAATGTTCTAAGATCATAAAAATTTGAAGTTGTGGAAATATCATTGTGTTTGGCTATATTCTTAGACACAAATTTTAAATCAGCTCCATGTGATAAGTAATAGCATACAGCCGATGACTTAAATAAATGAGGATTTATACGTCTACCTAAAATATCACTAAGAACATCACCGCAGAACTTATTCGCCCAATCTAGTGATATTGGCTTATATTCACCACCGTATTTAACTGTAAATATGTATTCATGGTCATAACCACGTTTTTCACACCATAATTTTATATAATACAATGCAGGTATTGGAATCATATATTCTACTGGTTTCCCATCAATGGAAGCTCCTTTTTCTCTTACGGTATTAGACATTACAAAAGATTGTCCCTCTTTTATTGGTTTATCAATTATTTCTGTTTTAAACTGTCTAATGCCACCACGCCTTGCACCTGTATTAAAAGCACAAGCAACCCAAGCACACCCCATGTAATTTTCATCTTCCATTAAAGTGTCTATAAGCAACTTATATTCTTCTTCGGAAATAGGTATCTTATTGTATACATGATTAGTAGGTATTTTCATACCCGTTTTTGTAAAATTATGAAATGTTTCATATTTTTCATCATCTTCAGCGACTATAGTTTCAAGATATTCACATACTGTACTAACGCTAGATTTTTTAAATTTAACTCCTGAGCTAGACATACCTCTATTAATAAGATAACTTAAATATCTATTAAAATCTCTTTTGGTTATTTTATATAACGGCTTACCATTTAAGGATGTATGAACCCAGTATAAGAATTGTCTTGTTGCTGATTTATATTGTCTTTTAGTAGCAGGAGAGAGTAAAGGATGTATTTCAAAAAATTCAGATATCATCTCTCTATTATGTTCATTACACTCACTATACATTTTATTTGTAACTTCTGGTAAATTATTTGCACGTTCTCTTAGCATATTCATTTTTACATTTTCAGTATTTTTCAAATTTAATCACTCCTCATATTAATTTTTATAAATAAAAAATCCATCTAACTGATGGATTTGAGTTAATATATTTTGTTTTATTTCCTCATAAGATTTATCCCATAGATCTTGGGGATATAATTCAATGAGAGGTAGTTTGTTATTTTTACATAATTGAATTTTTTCTTTAGTTTTTGTTTTATAATCTTTTATTCCAGTTATTCCAAAAACTTCAATAAAATATTTTTTATTATCATATATAATTGTGAAATCAAATTTATAGCCTTTGTTAAAATTTTCAATATAATTTTTATATAGCTCCTCTTTTTCAAATGGAATATTATTATTTTCTAGAACTTTAGCAACTTTGTATTCGTAGCTTGAGTTACATATGGTACCATTGCACGTAACCTTAATTTTAGAATATGTTTTATCAAATAATTTTAATTGCATTTCACGAATAGACCCGAATGTTCGAATAATACATGTTGTGCTAGGTAAATATTCACACTCATCAATATCGTTTTGAGTAGGAATATCTCCAATTTCTTCTTTTAATCTATATATCTTGTCTACTAATTCTTCGTATGTAATTGATTTTCCTAAAATAGTAGGTATATCTCCCATGACTTTTTGAAGATTAGATATATTACCAAAATGATTAATATATGTTGAGGAAGAATAATACTTGCTTTCTTTCTGTGAAAAGGAATCCAAATCTCGGCTATTCGGTGTGCGACCTATAATATTTTTAATTTTTTCATATTTCTGTTTCATGTCTTCAATTAATAAATCATGATTATATGTATAATAATTTATATTAATTAATTTATATGCTTCAACTATACCACCAAATCTATTGCAATAAGCTGAACTACTAGGCATTTCTTGTATATAATCTATTTCATCATTTGTTAATAATGAAATTCCGTTATGTTTTAATTTTATTTCAGTATAATATTTCAATAAACTTAATAGCTCCTTATTTGTTAGCTTACTTCTGTTAAAATAACACTCACGACTCTTAGGAATTTTAATACCACTAATCAAAATTGCATTTTTAAACGATCCGAATTCAGTATGATATAAGGTATAAGAAGGAAGTCCGTCAATAGCTTTAAATTTACGTTGTATTGGGAATCCTACTTCATTATAATATTTTCTCAATGCGTGTAATAATTGTTCTCTCGTATATTTACGTTTACTACCTTGTGATGAATATTTACTTTTTATGATATTATTACGTTCAATATCTACACCTATTAATGACATAGCATTACTCAAACTACCAAAACGTCTAGTATACAAATAACTTTTATATTTACCGAATGTATCTATAGAGTTTGTTGAAATATATCCACATTTATTATATACCTTTTGTAATTCCTGTATTAATTCCTCATTACTATATTTCTTTTTATCCATTATTATAAAACCTCCTTAATAAACTATAATTTATAAACTTATTTTAATTTTATGGATTTGTATTTGACCATTCAGTTAAAGCATTGCTTAACACACTGTCATTATCAAATATAAAAATCCACATTCTTTTACCTGTCTCATAATGTCGACATTTAATTAAATAATCAATGTTTTTACTTTTTAAAAAATCTTTTTGCTTATAGCTAAAACATTGATAATATTTCCGATGCATTTTTTAATCACTCCTTATTTTTGATTTGTATCCATTAGCACATAAATTGTTCTATTTTAATTTATTATCATTATTAAATCTTGGATTATTTCTTTTCCGTTCTTTTAAATCTTGTTCTAGTACAAAATCATTTACAAATACCCAAAATGCTTTATGATTTATAGGATGTAACCCTTTAAATAAGAATTTATGCCCTTTAGATTTTAAATAATGTTTTTGATTTTTACTAAAACATATATAAACTAATTTATATTGCATTGTAATCACCATCCTCTTATTTCAATTACTTTTTAATTTATTTTCCATATGTTTATTGTTTTTACACAATAAAAAAGAATAGCATTTAAGCTATTCTAAAATTGATTTATTACATCTAATAATTGTTTTTTACTTCTTCGAGTATATATATTTGTTGTTAAGATTGAGGCATGACCTGCTAAATCCTTCACTACATCTATTGGTATTCCTCTATCAACTAAATTCATACAAAACAGATGTCTAAATGCGTGATTGTACACCTTATCTTTTTTTACTTTAGCTTTACCGCCATATTTTTTTACCATATTTAAAGCAGTAAATCTACTGATTCCACCTCTTTGACCTGTAAATAATTTATCACTATTATTTACTCTAACAGTCATGTAATCTCTCCATATTCTTTGTAGTTTTTTAGGAATTAACACTGTTCTATACTTTTTACCCTTCCCGAGTATTCTAATACTATCTTCATCAATGTCTCTTACTAATACTGAGATAGCTTCGCTAACTCTCATACCCGTATAGTATAATGTACATATAAATGCTTTAGCCCTTAAATCACGTGCTTTATCAGCTTCTTTTATCATTCTCATAGCTTCACTATTAGTCAGTATGTCATCTAAAAATCCTTGATCTTGAATCTTTATCATTTTGATATTAACATCATTAATATGTATAAAGTCTAAGTATTTTCTAATAGCTACTATATTTTTATTTACTGTCTTAGGGGATAGCTGTAATCCTTCTAATAAATAGTCTTTAAATTTCCTTAATTCAATTGTATTTACTTCTAATTTATTCTTTTGAAAATATTCTATAAATCTTTTAATATCATTTTTATAAGTATAAATAGTTTTTTCACCTTTATCTTCTTGATATAAGTATTCAATAAATTCATCTAACCTTTTTATCATAATCTTAAAACTCCTTCAATAGACTTAAACCATTGATATTAGTATATCATAAGCTTGTCTAAAGATTCAACAGAATTGTATATTCTGTTGAATGATTGTAAAGTTTTGCTTATTACAACAATATTAAAAACAACAATTTGAAAAGGTGTTTATTAAATATCAATTTATACAATTTTATAATTTTTAAAATAAAAGTTGCTTAATAATTACACTGTTAAATTATTTTGAAATTTGAATTTTTAATGCAATCTATTTTGTTATTTTTACAAGAATAATACTGAATTTGACAATAGAGTAGGATATATAATAAATATATTATAACTTTACTAAGTATTTTAATGTAAAAATTACACGTTCAAAAGTTCACTCATGTTATTAAAAAAAGATATGAATTTATACCTAACAACCAAAAACCTCTAGTATTAATTTACTAGAGGTTTTCTTTTATGTGCGCCCAGCATGGGCGCAATCTATAAGGTGAAAGTCCTGAACGCCGAAGGTGATATAGGCGTTAGCCAATGACAAGGGTGTCCATCGTGAGGTGGAATCTGAAGGAAGTCGGATGGCAAAATTCCGGTCTGAGGAATACGAATCACATAAGAGGCTGGCTATAGCTGGATGAGTTTGCATAACAAAACAAAGTCCGTATCACCCGAAAGTTATTGCAGTATATGTGGCAGATATATGGAATGAATGATTGCGTTCTTACCTGGGGAGGTCTGATAGATATATCATTAAAGGTTGAACTTCCTACATGATAACCTACATAGTGATATGTAACTGAACTATCAGAAGTCAGCAGAGGTCATAGTACCATACTATGTGCACGTAGTGCGGGAAGGACTGAACATTAGGAGGTTTTCAACTTTGAATAATTCAAATAAATTACAAAGAAAGCAGACAACTCAATATAGAGGTCGCCTTGTGGAAGTAGAAGTGGAACTTCAAGGTAAACGAGGGGCGCAGAGTAATAATTTGGCGTTAGCAAAGGGAGAAAGAGAAAACAATGTAGTAGATGATACTAATAATCTACTTGAAAAGGTTTTAGTTAGAGAAAATATGCTAAAAGCTATGAAAAGAGTAGTTGCCAATAGAGGAAGTCATGGTATTGATGGTATGAGAGTCGATGAACTCCGAGGGTTTATTATCAAAAATTGGCTAACAATTAAGCAAAAGTTATTAGAAGGAAGGTATAAACCTTCACCAGTTAGGAGAGTGGAAATACCAAAACCTGACGGTGGAATTAGATTGCTTGGAATACCTACTGTACTTGATAGATTAATACAACAGGCATTAGCTCAAGAACTTAATAAAATTTATGACCCTACCTTTTCGGATAATAGCTATGGATTTAGACCAAATAAAAGTGCTAAACAAGCTATATTAAAATCAAGACAATATATCAATGAGGGGCATAAATGGGTTGTTGATATAGACTTAGAAAAATTCTTTGATAAAGTTAACCATGATATATTAATGGAAAGACTTTCAAGAAGAATAAAGGACAAAAGGGTACTTAAACTAATTAGAAATTATCTTAAATCTGGAATAATGATAAATGGATTGAAGGTAAAATCAGATAAAGGTACACCGCAAGGTGGTCCATTAAGCCCAATACTTGCTAATATTATGCTTGATGAAGTAGATAAAGAACTTGAGAAAAGAGGTCATAGATTTTGCCGATTTGCAGATGACTGCAACATTTATGTCAAAAGTAAAAAGGCAGGATTAAGAGTTATGGCAAGTATAAGAAAAATACTTGAAGGTTTATTAAAACTTAAAGTTAATGAAAATAAAAGTGCAGTAGATTTTGTGACGAGAAGAAAATTTCTTGGATTTTCATTCTATTTTGCAAAAGGCGGAGCCAATATAAGAATACATGAAAAGTCATATAAAAGATTCATAAACAAAATAAGAAAATTAACAAACCGTAATAAAGGTATAAGTATGGAATATAGAGTTTATATGATTAACCAATTAACGATTGGATGGATTAATTACTTTGGAATAGCGAAAGCTAACGCTAAAATACAAAAAATAGATAGTTGGATAAGAAGAAGGTTAAGGAGTTGTATTTGGAAACAATGGAAAAAGGTTAAAACTAGAGGACGAAACCTCATAAAACTAGGTCTTCCGACCTATAAAGCATGGGAGTATGCAAATACAAGAAAAGGCTATTGGAGAATATCCAAAAGCCCAATTCTTGATACAATCTTAAACAACAAATATATTAAAAATCTTGGTTACAGAAGTATATCTAAAAGATATCAGCTAATACATAATTCTTAATGAACCGCCGTATACCGAACGGTACGTACGGTGGTGTGAGAGGACGCTAAATAAAATAATTATTTAGCTCCTACTCGATCATATTCTAAATTTTTGATTTTTAATTATGGGGACGATTTTTAGCATTTTTATTATGTTTAGAGGAATTATTTTTTCTGTTTGGTATTTTTTTAGTGTGTTTTTTATCATAATTATCCACATCTTCTGGCAGTAATCCTGTTAAAATGCTTATTAAAACTGTGATACTAATTATTGTAGTAATTTTACTTAATAAGCATATAAATTTACTTAACATAGTATGGGCACTTATATTTTCTGAACAGAATGTCAAAAATGTTGAGGCTGAATAATAAAATATGTCAAATGTAGTATGAGAATTTAATGGCTCATCCTTAAAAGCATCTGGATCGATATACTCACTCAAAAAATTAGCAGATGTAAAAATACTTATAAAACATATAATTACAAATATGGATAAGAAACAAAAATTAAAAAATCGCTTTTGGGGAGTACTTTTCTTTACAATTTTACAACGATATATGATTAGATTATATAGAATCTGCATATTAAATATATATACTATAATCAAGGAAAAACTTGAAATAAGCAAAATTAATTTTTGCTGTATGTTAGAAAATTCAATATGTATATTATTTAGACTAATAGTCATAATCATACAATAAGCAGTAATACCGAATAAAGAACATAGTATTGCTGGCATATTTCCGAATTTTTCTTGGTTTATAGATTTTAGTAGTTTATAACCTTTTGTTCCCATTATTGTCATAAATAGAATGAAAATTGATAAAGCTATACATGTATACACAATGATTTGGTTAACAGCATAGTCATTTAAAATATACATAGCCCCATTTAACATGAGCCAACAAATAAAAATAAAAATTATGGAACTTCTATTTAGTTCATTCCATGTATCCTTTATTAATTTTTTTATCATGTAAAATACATTTTTTGGCTTCTTAAATGTAAGATATAAAAGATTTACAAGCATTAAGCACATTATTAACACTATCAATCCTATGACGCATTTTTCTATAGTAATAGTACTTGATGATTTGTGTATTGTGTTTTTAATATTATTTTGAGTTCGCACAATAACTTTTGTTGAAGGTCCAGCGTTTTTATTATAATATATAGATAAAGACTGGAGTTTACTTTCCTCTCCCAATGTACTCAATGTAAGATTAAGATTAGATTTATCGTTTAATAAATACATGTTCTTATATTTTATTGATTTTAACACATTAGAGTTAGTCCCTATGATTATAACGTTATTAATAAGCTTAATGTTTTTTTTATCTAATAAAGTAACTACATTTTTTGATTCTTGTAAGCCTGTAAGTATTAACGTATAATATGCCTCGTTACTTTTTATTAAAAGATTTTGGGAGTTTTCGTTTTCATTATGGTTTCTAAGGTTATATCTATATGGTTTTTCAGCAGAATTACTTAAATCTATTTCTTGTATACATTTTGAAATATTTGAAACAGGTGGCGTAACGTTATTACTTTTGTTCGCTAATACGATATGATTTTGTGGTTTGTTAAAACTAGCTGATAAACTCCCAATTACAAGTAATATTAATAATATAACTTTAGGTATAAATCCATGATACTTTCTTCTTTTCAATTATTTTCCTCCTATGTTATAAATTCTTCTAAAATATAATATCATGAATCTATACCTAATTAAACATTTATTTGCAAAATCATGCATAATATCTGCTTTTATGACATTGTATAAAAGGACACTAAGTAACTAGTATCCTTTTATACAATGTATTTTACTTAATTATAATATGCTATTTTATCTTTAGTTACATTTGCTACAAGGTCGCCTTCCGCCACAATTATTAGCTGTTCCAGTCATTATATTTTTACTTCTACTTAATGTAGGACAACCAGTACTAGAGTGATAGCATTTCCCTTTAGCAGTATAATAGACACTCCCTTGGCTAGAAGTATTAGTGTTATTAACTACCGAACCATTACTATGAGATTTATTTGGTTGTTTATTAACAATATTATTATTAGGCTTAGGAGTTGGTCTTGGTGTAGGTGCAACTCCTCCTGTCACTGTACTTATACCTGCAGTTTTATTATTATTTGTATTATTTGAATCACCATCTCTAAAAACATAACTTCCTTCTTTACAATTGAAAGTTACTTTTTCCCCATCACTTGTAGCAACTATAGTTCCGCATTCATCTGTTCTATATACAGGTATACTTTTAGCTTTTAGCCTGTCCATAGTTGATTGATTAGGATGTTTATACTTATTATCCTTACCGCAACTAATTACTGTATACTTAGGACTAACTTTATCTAAGAATGCTTGGCAAGTAGATGTTTTGCTACCATGATGTCCTATCTTTAATACATCAGCTTGTAAATCTGCGTTAGCATTTACCATTTCCATTTCACTTATGGCTTCGGCATCACCTGTAAATATAAATGAAGTGTTACCAAATCTTAATTTTTGAACTATAGAATAATTGTTTGTACTTTCATAGTCATGATCTTTAGGTGCTAGTATTGTAAATGTAGCTTTACCTAAATTGTAATTTGTACCAATAACAGGTTGGGTTATTTTTAATCCTTTATTTTTAGCTGATGATAATACATCTTTGAAAGTCTGTGTATTGGCTATTTTTTTAGGCATTAATAAAGTCCCAACATCAAAATTATCGATTACTTTATCAAGTCCACCTATATGATCCTCATGAGGATGCGTTCCTATTACATAATCTAATTTTTCAACTCCTTGTTTTTGTAAATAGTCTACTACCAACTTATCATCTTCATTATTTCCTGCATCAATTAGCATGAAATGTTTATCTTGCTCTACCAATATAGAATCAGCTTGACCTACATCGATATAATGTACTTTTAGTTGTCCTAATTCAGAATTGTTATCTTTCTTTTCTTCAATCTTTTTGTCTACTTTTTTCTTAACTTCTTGTTGATTTTGTGTAGCTACAGTTTTGCTTTTATTGCTTTGTAATTGTGAGTCTGGTGTAAGAGTGCAACTAATTCCTAATGCTACAAACGCACCAACAACTCCCATTATTTTTTTCTTCATATTCTTTCTACCTCGCAATGCACATATGACTGCTCTAGTAATCATAATAAATAGTGCAATAGTAAATATTCCATCTAGTATTAACAACAAATCATCTCCTATCTTTATAAATATGTATAAGTATAATACCTATGGATATTATATCATATTTTACATATTTATATAATAAGATACAATTTAGCACAAAATTATTGTTTTATTATTTTTACATACTTAGAACTCACATATCCACCATTTTCCCCAAAATAAATAGATAGCCATTCTCCATAGTTTTTAAATATATGTACTTTTTCACCTTTTAACAATTTACCAATTTTCTTACTATTGATACTAGCACCATCTCTAACATTTAAAGCTCTAGCAGTTACTATTCCATCAATCTCTTTTTGTATAGAATTTAGATTGGTATTTGTATAATCATCATTGCTTTTAATTGATTTATAGTTATCAAATTTATCTAAATTATATTGTTTAATTATTCTTATTAGTTCTTTAGAATAATCTGGGCTAGTAGAATACCCTGCCTTAACCAATGCTTCTATTTGTCCAATATAATCTTTAGAATCAAATAATCCATTATCTTTATATCTTTTATTTTTAACCAAAAATTTAGCATGGTCTTCAATGGATTCACTCCATGAATTATAAACTCTAAAATCACAAGTTTCAGTAACACAAATGTTATTAATATATTCTTTAGTATTTACACCAATTTTTCTACCACACCATCTTGTATCAGCTTTTATTCCAAACAAATTATTATAATTTTTAGCTAAATTACTTGAACCCCATCCACTTTCCAAAATAGCTTGTGCCATTGTAACAGAAGTTAGCACACCATACTTTTCTTGAGTTGTTATAGCACCATTTTTAATATCATTAATAAATTTATCAGTTTTTTGACTCATGTATAACACTTCCTTTTATATTATTTTAATATGAATATAATTTAATTTATTTTTTAATTTTCTAACTCCTTAACTAATACATCAAACGTACCGTCATTTATAGTTTTCAAAGCATCTATAGGTCTATATGGTTCAGTTTCATAAGTTATCTTCGCTTCTTTGATATTCTTGTCGTCTGTCCACATTAACAAATCGTAATCTTCAGCTTTATCTAATATTTTAGTTGATTCTATTTCTCCAATTAAAGAGACTTTGTTAACATCTTTATCATCAATCCAAACTAATAACTCTGGTTCTTCAAAACACTTAAATATTTTATCTTTATATTCACCACTTATGTTTAATTTATTTTCTTCTTTATCATCTGACCATTCTATAATTTCAAAACCTTGTAGTTTTCTTAATAATTCTTCGGATATATTAACTTGAGGAGTACCATATTTATTTAAATCTTCTTTTTTAAAAATATCTCTTATCTGCTCTATGTTCTTTAATTCCTTAACAATTTTTAAATCTTCAATGTTCCTAGGAATTATATTATCTTTATATATATTCTTATTTAAAGAATATATCTTATTATCTTTTTTTATAAAAAAATACTTTAAAATACTCTTTTCAATATACCATTCAGTATCTATTCTCGATTCACCATCTTTGGAGATAGAAAATTTATAATGTCCTTTAGGTAAATCAACGATGGTGCGTTCCCAATTTTCTATTAGATGTTTCGTACAAGTTTGTGTAACATTTTCAGTTACATCTTTCCATTTCTCATTTTCCATTTTTTCTATTTTAAATAAAGCACAATAATCATTATAAGTTATGGGAGGATATCTCCAAATAGTGCAATTATCATAAATCTCTATCTCGATATATTGACTTGTATTACAAATATAAAAAGCACCAGTATCATTCCAAGTTTCATCAAGCTTTTCATTAAATAATCCTATTTCATTATTGTTACTTGGACTTGTAGAATTTCCGTTATAAGTAGAATACCCTATTAATTTATATCTTGCTTCATTATTTACATTGCTAGGTCTTATTTTTCCTGCCATTTTAACACCTTCTTTCTTTATTTGATTTTAATATTTTTAATCCAATCACCTATCTTATAGCTAAACAACTCTCCGTCACAACATTTTCCTTCATATTTCATTTCAACTTGTCCATCAAATTTATCTAAATTTAATAATTGTTCATCATCAAATCCATCTTTTTTAAATAATTCTTCTGTGGGTTCTGATTCGTCAAGTTGAGATAAAATTGTGTTTTTAATTGAATATAAATGTCTACTTTGATTTAATAAAAAGTGTTTTTCTACTTCAAACCATAATTTAGGATATTGTCCTTCTTTTAATATCCAAATGGGAGTTTGATCTTCTAACTTTTCACTTTGCCAATCTTTAAACGTTGAAGGTTTTTTTAATTGTTCTGTGGTTTTGCCAGTACAATATTTAGATGTTGAGAAATTATCAATATTATAATAACAATTAAAAAATCCATAATTACCCTCACTATCACAACGAGGAGTTATAGCCTCTGAACAACCTTTTCCCTTTACAATATTGCATACATATACATTTTGTATAGTTGATGAATTCCCGATAAATGATGATAACCCCCCTGTGTCGTCCTGTTCTGATTCGACTTTAGTGTTTGAACTGTAAGAGTTTTTTAATGTTACAGGCTGATTGTTTATTTGTCCTATCAAGCTACCTGAGTTTTTTAAACTTTTTATATTTGAATCTATAACACATACACATTCTATATTACCTTGATTGAGCATACCAACCAATGCACTTACATAATTTCCCCCAATTATATCAGCATCTTTGATTTTAAGATTTTTTATGAAGTTGGATTGTCTTAAGCTACAATATCCAAATAAAGCAATATAATCTTCATTTTTAACCGATATATATAAATTTTTAATAATATGTCCATCGCCATCAAAGTCACCTTGGAACGAATTATTCACTCCTCCAATAGGTTTCCACCCTTCACCTTCATTAAAAGGCTTTATATTTAAATCTATATCCCTAATCAACTTATAACTAGCACTTAAATTATCTCTTACTTTATCTAAATCAAAAGCATCTTCAATTAAAAATGGATTGTCTTTACTACCATCTCCACCTGCGAATTTTCCATTTGCCATATAATCACCTTCCTTTATGTTAGATTTTGATTCTAAGTATTTTTAAAATATTATCAGTTATATTTATTTTTGAAATTGAACCTTCATTTGTATTTTCTTTTTCAATAAAAAACATCTTCTTTTTTTTATAAGTTTTGTTTAAATCTAAAACATCATCAAATCCCTTTTCTTTATATAATTGTTCTATAACCTGTTGTTTCCCTAAATCAACTATCACATCATCCTCAAAACTAAATAAATTTTCAGTTTTATTCTCTTTTAGTAAAAATTTTGTTTCTTTATCAAACCATAATTTAGGGTATTCATTGTCTTCCAATACCCAAACAGGTTGTCCATCTGCTAACTTTTCATTTCCCCAACTTTTAAACGTTGAAGAATTTTTTAGTTGCTCGGTTGTTACAAATATGTATTTATCTGCTTCATCTGAATTTATTGTGTTTTTATCAATATAAAAATTTTCAATTACAACTTTATAGTCTGTACCCGTATTAAAAAAACCAATTGGTTTTAATTTAACATTTTTATTCATTACTTTAACATTAGAACAATAGCATTGATTTAAATATATGTCATATTGTGCCTGTCCTATAAATGCACCTAAATCACTTGGTAATTGATCCTTACCATAACTTAACATGTTATTTTCAGAGTAACAGTTTTTTATGTTGCAATTAACACCTGCTCCGATAAATGAACCTATAAAATCTCCATTTGGACAATGTATATCTACTTCTTTAGTAAATGAATTTTGAATAATGCATTTATCATTAGTTTGACCCACTAGACCCCCAACATATCCTTCACTTGTATTTATAGTACCTTTTTTTACTCCACAATTAATTATTTTTGCATTTTCTAATACAAAAGAAGCTAATCCCCCTGTGTATACACGTGATTTTATATGAAAGTTATAAATAATAATATTTGATACGATTCCTTTTATATATTCAAATAATCCTCCATAACAATTGTTGTTCACATATAAATTTTTTATTTTAAAGTTACAACCATCAAATCTAAAATTATCACTAATTTTAGAATAATCCCCAATACTTTTCCATCCTTCACCTTCATTAAAAGGTGCTACATTTAAATCTATATCATTAATTAATCTGTAACTAGCATTTAAATTATCTCTTACTTTATCTAAATCAAATGCATCCTCAATTAAATAAGGGTCACTTGTTGAACCATCTCCACCTGCAAATTTCCCATTAGCCATATTTAATATCACACTCCTTTATTTTAATAATCTAATACCATCTATTTTCTTAATTCCATTTTTCAAATTAACACCAAATTGTTTTCCATCTTCTAAATCATTAGTAAAGAGCATATTTAAATTACCCTTATCTATAGTTTTTAATATATCTCCTATATCATCAAAGCCATATTTATTTAAATTTTCATCTGTAATATTGTTAACCTCAACCCCTGTAATTGGTTTATATTGTGACTTTGAAGGTTCATAAAACTCTGATTTTATGGTGTATAATTGGTTGTTCTGTTGAAGTAGAAATTTGTAATACTCAATAGGGCACCCATATGAAATTAATTCTAGATTTTTAATTGTACCATTATTTTTCTTTATACAATCTATGATTTGATTATCAACCAATTTATCCATATTCCAATACCCAGTTAAAAAATTATTGTTTTTATCAATCCTTATGCCTTTCGAATATTTGGCAATTATAGAATTATCTAATTCAATATTCCAAAAAGAAAAATCATCTAAAAAACCATTATACCTTTCATGGCTTCCTTGATATAATCCTAAAACTATGTCAATAGAATTAGTATTATATGAATTTATATTACTGCTTACTTCTATATCTAAAACACCATCTATATAAACTTTAACTGTATTTGAAACTGTTATTATTACATTATGCCATTCATTATCACTAATTAATGTATTACCTATAAACTCACAACCATTATTATTATTATAAATCCAAAATGAGATTTTACCATTTTTAATATTTAATGACCATCCATTACGACTACCACTAATATATTTATTAACTATAGAACTATGATTGTTATTATTTTGAGTTGTTTTAATCCAACATTGAATTGAAAAAGGAAATACATTGTAAAAATCTTTATGTTTAATTATAGCCTCAGAATCTTTTCCGTTAAAATACAAACTTTTATTTGCCATAAAACCACCTTCTTCTTTATTTTTCTTCCCATTTGCCTATCTCAAATTTGCTTCCTATTTTTTTCTTAACTAAATCTAATAATTTATATTCCTCCGTATTATATTTAATTTCTTTTTTATTGTCTTCATCAATATACTCAATCTTATCTGTGATTTCATTAAAATCAATTGGTATAACAGTTTTATAAATATCATTCTTATCTAATTTTAAATTAACTGATTTACTATTCTTTTTCTCAACTAACGTATTTAAATTGTCAATTCCATTTTCCTTATAGAATCGTTCTTTTTCTTCATTATTACTAGGTTGTCCTAATTCATAAAATGAAGATTTTAAGGAGTAATATTGATTTGTTTGTTTGATGAGATATTTTTTAAATTTGATTTTTTGTAAAACTGGTCTATATCCAACTGTATTATATTCAACATCCTTTGATATATTTGTTGATTTACTTTTATATTGAAGTCCTCTACTTATAGAGAATCCTTCTTTAGTGATTTCCCTGCATAGTGTACTCATATCACTCCAATGCCAAATTGTATTATCATCGCTAATATACTTATCCCATTCCACCGAGTCTATTAATCTACACAAGTACATTTTCTTATCTATTATAATTTTTCGACCATTTATATATCCCATTTTATTCAAACCATCCCATGTTACAAGTCCTAATATATTTCTATCGCAAATTAATAAATTAGTATCTACTTGTATCCACTTAATTTTATAGTTATCGTCGAAATCAGTGTCTCTTATTTCTATGTTTTTTTTATTGTATTTTGTTAAATCAGGTATATCTCCATTCCAAACAGGATTTTGTGGATTTAAGCATTTATCATTCCCTATATAGAATGTGCCTAATTTAATTACGTCACCTATAGCCATTTATTTTCCTCCTTTTCATAGTATTAAAAGTTAATAAGATCAACCTTTTAATTAAAATATCTTACTTTAGATTTACATAAAAATTATAGTTATCATAATAATATTTATGACAACTATAATTGCTAAAAACCTTACATTATATAGCCATACCCTTTATTTTTATAAATTTCGTACCGTTTATTTACAACCTCTAAAAAACATTGGTTAACACTTATCCCGTCTACGTATATATTAAGATCATTTTCTATATTACTTTCATATGTATATTTAACTAACGATTTAATGGGTACGCATCCTAATGTATGGATATATGCTCGTTGATATTTTGTTTCTTTTACATATACATCTATAATATTTGTTATTTTTTCATTTAGACATTTTAATTCATTATTTAATATACTTATACTAGGTATAACTACTGTATTATTAATATTATTTTTAGTTGAATAACTTAGCTTACCATGTATTGCTCGTTGTTGAACTTGTATAGAATTTAATACATATTCTACATCTTGAATTGTTAGCGTGTTAATAATTCTTCCATCTGATATATTTAATGTATTTAATAATTCTTTTGAGTAAGTATATCCTAATTCAGCCTTTATATATTTGCCTATACTACTATTTAATTCATTCGTAATTTTATTAACGGATAATGTACTTAGTTCATTTTCTAAACTATTTGTATAATAAACATTAATAAAATTAGATAATATACTAGAAGGGGCTACTCCTACATTCCCTGTTAAATCTGCAAATCTACCATAAAAAACCTCGTTCATTAATATTTTATTTGCTAATACTTTGATTTCATTACTTATGTGATCCAATTGAATTACTTCTAAAATATTATCAATATGATTTCCATACGCAATCCCTAGTTTATTTAATAGTTTCCATTTATTATTAACTTCTAATTGTGAAGCAATAGATTGCCATGAATGTATATCTATTAAGTTTACTAGTCTATTTGGATTAATTTGTAACATAGATTTTATAGCATTTAATATAGATACTCCAACACTACCTTGCACATCCTTACTTCCATACACTTCTAAAGTATTAGTTAAATTTTCTCCTTTTACTTGTATTCTTGAATTTAACATTTTGCTATTTTGCGTGAATACCTCTAAATTTGAGGTACAATATCCACTTGTTATATATGTCTCACACAACAATCTATCTTTAACTATCTCTAATTCTGCGAAACAATCACCTGAATTGTGTAACACAATAATACTTGCATCTATATTATTTGTAGAATGTTTTGTAACAACTTCTAATTCACTAAGCATATTATTTGTATCAACTTGCCATACATTTAAATAATTCATTATACTTTCTATCTCATGCATAAAAGGTGAATTTAGATTAATATATTTAATCAAAAGTTGAGGTGATTTTTCTTTTACACCAAATTCTTTTGAATAAAAAGCTACCATTTCATTTAACTTATTAACATTTAAAGCAACACCCTGATTTTGCTTAGGATTCTTTAACCATTTTTCTACTTGTTTTTTTACATCTATTTCAATAACTATATCTTTTGTTTCATTAGATTGCTTGGTAAAATCAATTATTGATTTTACCTCATTACTTATATAAGGTTGATTTAACCAAGTTGTAGTTAACTCACTCCAACTACCATTAAACACTTCTTTCATTTCTAGTTTAAAGTTGTTTATATCTCTTACATTTGATATAGTTAATCTTAATTTACAATCCAATAATATGATACTTGTTAATAGATTGAAATCTGACAAATCAAACTTTACCAATCCTATATTTTGTTTGCTATTGTTATTTCCAACTAGAATACTATTTCCTGATCCAAATATCATATATGGATTAGCTTCAGAAACAAAAGTATCCTCAACAGGATATAGTGTTTTAATTTCTCGTTTTGGTGCAGTAATATCATATAGTCCTCTCATTCTATTCCTATAAGGAATATTTAAAGATGAAGTTGTATAATTATTGATAGGAATACATAGCTTACTAGATAGATTATTCTCTTTAATCCAATGAACATCTATTTTACCTCTCATTCTATTCTTAAAAGAAGTCTTCTTCATTTATATATCACCTCTTTATTGAGTGTCAGCTATCACATCAACATAAAAATAGCCCCCACCTTCGGATAGAATATCTACGTCCCCTTGAACGTAAAAAGGTATTGTTTGATTAGGCATTAATACCATATCAGTTAAATCTATAATGTCACTCATTTTACTAAAACTATCAGTTATATATCTTCCTATTCTAATATCTGTACCATTTTTTATATAATTTTTATCTAATTTTAATTTTATATTAGTCAATATATTATCACTATTATTTTTTATATATGCAATTACTTTTTTACTTTTTTGTCCTGCTTGTACTTTTCCTAAATACAAGTCTTTTACTATATTTTTATCATCATTATAATTATTACTATCGTCACATAAATAATTTAAATTCTCATCTAAAAACATTAGTCCATTAAATTGTCCAACAAAATGCTTAATCAAAGGTTCTGAAACGTCTCCATATTCATCTACTACAGTAATTATAATAGTATTATTGGAAGTATTAAAATCATTTGGATTAACATTAATTTTTTCACTATCTAAAACTTGATTATAAAAGTAAGGTACTTGTAAATAATCACTAAATTCTTGACCATTGCTAGGCAAAATCGTATTATCATTTAATTTAATATTTATCTTAACCCTATCTTTCTCTTTATCATTAACAGTTATATTCAATCTGTTATTGATGATATCGCCAACAAGTACATATGGTTTTGTATTAATTAAAGTTAATCTTTGTTTAAAATCTTTTATTATTTTATTATTCTCTGATGTATCCATAAGTTGTATTTTTACAAATCCATCAACCACATTATTAAAATAACCACTATCTATTGTTACTTCATCGGTTATATCTTCATATGTTAATATATTAGATTCTTTTAGCTTTATATCATTAAAAAAAACTATATATTTAATTGGATTATAATACTCTCCGCTTATTTGAAGTAGATTTTCTTTTATATTATCTTTTTCTTCTTCTTTTATATCTGTAGGTATACCAATCCAATTATCCATATTTACATCCCACAATGATTCATAACCATTATCAAATTCCTTAAAGTCATTTATATTAAATTGCTTTACAGCATTACTTTCTTTTATTTTTGAAATGCTAAATGAGTATGTATAGGGTTCATCTCTTTTAACAATTGTATCAGTTACAATAGATTTAATTGTACCACCTATATACTGTCCCATTTATCTCACCACCCATTGTAATTCTCCGCCTATATTAGATTTCATATTACAAGGATAGTTATATTCAATTAATCTATCTTTTCTAATTACAACCTCACAATTTTGAAAGTCTTGATTTGGTACGATTTTAATTTGCAATAACGGCAATTCATTCTTTTGTATTGAGTATATTGCTTTCACACTAAACTCTATATTACCTATATATAATTTAGACTTCCAACCAATGTTATAGCTATCTATATTACCATTCATTGAACCACATGATTCTCCTGTCAATGGATTAAAATAAGCCGTTCTTCTTTTAAATTGAATAATATCATTGTATTTTACGCCTAACATATTAGTTAAGCTATATAGTTGATTGTTGTATTTAAAGAATATTTCATATGTACTATTGTTTATATTAAAGATACCATCATATACATTAAAATAAACTCTTAATCCACTACCTATATATCCGTATCTTAGTAATTTACTTTTATCTATACTATAAAAATCTGTTGTTCTTGGATTGTATTGTGGGTTATATTCGGTTAACAATTCACCATCATCATATTCCGCTATCCACATAAAATCATATATAAAATTACTTGGTGTACTATCATTTATATTTTCAATCATATTTATCATAATTTCAAATCTCCTTCACATTGTATTGCAAAAGAAAAAGAGACTAAATAGATAGTCTCTTTAATACTTTTGTATGTAATTTTTAATTGTATTTTATAACTGTCTTATTATTAGTTATGATCATAAGTTACGCATAACAAGTATTTAATCTTATCAGACTTAGCATCTATAGGAATATTAATTCTTAATTTAAATTTGCACATATTAGCACCTATAGAAGCAAAAGTAGTAGCATCTAATCCATTACCTTCATTAGCCAGTCCTAAAAGACAATTATGTAACACAGTTTTATTATCAGCCAAAGTATAGTCACCATTAGTAACTGCTTGATCACCTGATTTATCATAAATAGTTCCACTTAAAGATTCACCTGTTTTTACTACCGTCTTGCCATTAGCACCTATTTTTTCAGCTTTAAATAACCAAGGCTTACTATCTATACTAATAGGATTTTTAGCACCTAAGTCTCTCCAATCATTGCTGTTAATTGGTGGATAAGTTATGCCTTGATATTCCACCCAATTATCTTTAACTAACTTAGGTGTCCCTTTTTTGATTACATTTCCATGCTCATCTGTAACTTCAACAGTATTATTTGAACCGTATTGATCAGCTACATATATCAAACAATCGGTCATTGGTGCTACATGCTTTTTACCATTAACAGGCTGTTCGTCTGAACCTTTTGTTATACCTACATTGGGTACATTATTAAAAATTGCAAAGCTAGTTTCAGTTATTTGTTTACTTGTTTCACCTGCATTAACCCTACTAAAATTCCATCCTTCCTCTGATATATCTTTATATTTTTTTGTATCCTCCTTAGTTTGAATCGCCCATCCAACGATAGGAGCTTCTAAAGAAACACTTCCTTTTGCCATATTATTATTCCTCCTTCAATTACCTTTTTTATTTTTAATTTATTTATACTTCATAATCAATTTGAATTGTTACATTTTTTAATCCTTCAGCTTTTCTAGTACAAATTAATCTAAATACATCATTTCTATCAATATTGTAATTTAATATATTAGGACTTTGAGAAATCCTTGAATATCCTAAGAATTTTAATCTATTATATTTATCAGTAATTTCTTTCCATTGAGAGTAGTCATTTAAGTTTTGAAATGATGATTTTATTATTGAAAACTCCGCCCATTCACCTGAAATACAGGGTTCTTGTGCAATACCTGTAATTCTAACTATCTTTCCTTCACATGGAGCTTGTAGCATATATCCCACATCTCCTGTTGTAACTTCATTAGGGACTGTAAATGTAATGGATTTAGTTTTTAATAACCATGATATTTCATCTTTTAAGTCATCACCACGCAGGTTTTTCTCTGCACCTTCTTGCACATTATCCATTTTCCACTTATCTTCTTTAGACATTAATCCTTTCATTTGTGGAGTTGCTAAAGGTACAGCACCTACTATATTACCTTGTTTTATCCAAGCTGAACCATCAAACCTAATAACATCTCCGTTATCATCACATATGGTTGTCCACCCCAACTCTGGAAACGGATATTTTTCATCTATATGTAAAAATGAAGGTATACTTGGCTTCCATATAACTTTAGCTTTCTCTGTCCAATCTTTGCTTTCTTGAGTAGTTTCTTCACACTTTTTAGTCTGTTCATTACATCTGATAATGCATTCTGTTATTGTTTTAATTTTTGTATTAGCTAGTTTAATCCATTCATCAATATAATGCTCATACTCATCTGTTTTCTTCTTTAGAAATTCTGTAAAATTATCAACTTTATCATTTATTTCTTTGGTTTTATCTTTTACTAATTGAGTAAACTTACTAAATTTTTCATTTAGCAATCTTTCTTTTTCAAATATAAAGTCTATCAGTTCTTGTAAATTATCAATTACCCAAGGATTGGGATTGTGCACCCATATACGCTCAGCAGGAAACTGAAGAACTCCTCTGCCTTTGTATTCAATTTTAACAGTCTTGCCTTCCTCAGTCGGATTGAAATACAGAACTCCATTATCATATTCTACATAGAATTGATTACTTTTAATTTCTCGTGTTTTATAGTAAGTATTTTCATCTATCTCAACATAATCTTCAATTCTAACATGATATAATGGGTCTGGTATCTCGTCTAAGTTTAATTTGTTATTGATTATTTTTTCTTGTGTAACTTTTAATACATATGGATCACTTGCTTTACCACTTCTAAGTAAATGTCTAATGGTATCAAAATACTTTAACCTAATCAAAGAATTATTCACCTCCTTTGATAATATTTTTAATTAATTTATTTATTGGTTGTTTTATTATCATTAGTCATATCAACACTTTCTATTGGTGAATTGAAACACTCTATTATTTCATTCATTGCTTGTATTTCTTTCAGCCCTTTTAGTTCAACCCTATCTAAAAATAACATTAAATTGTGTGCTACATTTTCATTAATTTCATACTTTTGCATTTCAAAAAACATCTCCTTTTTTATTTTATTAAAATTATTTACTTATGAATAAATTATCACTTCCACTTACAATTTTACCTTCAAGGTCATCGCCTGATACTGAACATCCAACATATGCAATTCCTTTACCTTTTTCAAACATAATAAAGCTTCCTTGTTTGATTATAGCTGTTGTTTCTAAAGAATCATAATGTCCTGAATGAGGATAGTGCTTATGTATCTTTACGATATCCCCTACTCTAGCTATAGGTTTTCCCTTTTCAAATATAATAGAACTACCGCTCACTATTTCACCTGTAAAAGTTCCTGACTCACTCCTTGTCTTTTTATTTCGCCTATATTCACCATAACAAGTTCCCTCTACCTTATCTCCAACCCTTGCTATTGCTTTACCCATAATTAATCTCACCTCTTTTATAAAATTCTATTTTTAAACAAATAAAAAACTCTTATAACAATTGTTAATTTATAATAATTTAAAATAAAAAAAGAAACTTCTCTAATAAAGTTTCTTTAATTAGTAATTTTCTTACTATTTTCATTATAACTTAGTTCAATTCTATAATTTTCTTTAACATTTATAAAAACCCACTCTGTAATAAAGTCTTCATTATTAAGCAGCTCATCACCAGAATAATTATATAATATGAAATTACTTAACACAATATCATAACTATTCTCACCAATTTTCTCAAATCGTCTTAATTTACCTAAATATATTAGTTGTTCTGTACTTAAAAATACTTTAATCCACATACCAGACTCAAAATCTACAATCTCTGACATTATATCAGTTTTTAAAGATCTACTAATTTTTATTTTTTTAAGAGCCTTACTACTTAATTCACTTTGAATAAAAATAGAACATATGTATGATATTACTATAGAAAAAATAAGTGTCAAAATAATGCTTTTGGGAGATGAAACATCTATAACTTTTTTAAATAAGCTTGATATTAAATATTCAAAATTTATTATTATATAACTAATAACTATACATTTTAATATTAAATTTTTATCTTCTTCCTTTTTTTTATTTACTATAAAATCTTTTATACTTATAAAAACATAACCTGGTAATATATAAATAATTAATATTGGCAGTATACTAATAAAGTCCTTAATTTTTAAAAAATCAACCATTACTTTTGTCTCGGTGGTTTCCTAGGAGCAGATGTCAATGTAGGAGGTACACTTTGGCTACCTCTTTCATTAAAATAATCACGATTACTATTATGGGAAATTTCAATATTCCTATCATCGCCATTTTGTTTTATATTTGATTTATCATGCAACATTTTTATCACCTCTTCATTATTTATTTTCGACGTATTTTCCTTTTTTCCTCCTAAAACTGATTTTTTATTTTGGGAAACTATACATATAATGAAAATAATTATAAAAAAAGTCATCCATGGATGTTGCAAACACCATTCTTTCATATTTAACCTCCAACATTTATTCAATATTAATAGGATATACTCATAAGTAATAAAACATTCTTATTCAACCAATTAATCACAAAACTCTTCTATTATTTTAATTTTTTATATTTGAATATAATGATAATATATTTTGATATTAGTCTTTTTTATTCCTGATTACGTGTAATCACTAATCATATTTGTATACATAACAAAAATAACTACTTAATCAAAAGTAGTTATTTTTTTAAGCATGATTAATATTATTGTTTTCCTTCTGATTATCATGAACACATTTATCTATAAATTCAAGATAAAGTTTTCGATCTTCTTTTGGAAATAGACTATTAACTATTATCCTTACAATACCTACTATCTCTGCAAATATACCTGTTATAAATAATCTTATTGTCCATTCATCATATTTGAATGTTCCTTTCCCAATATTCCAAACTATTAATATTGTTGAAGCAACTAGCGCTATTAATATAACTGATAAAATTATACTTAAAGTTATTTTTAGTCTTGAATTTGTTTTTTGTTCATTTGGAAACGAACTTGCTATAAAATTTAATAACATGTCTACACCATTGGATTTTACTCTGTCTGCTTGTCCAATCACATTTAAGCTTCTACGATTGCTATTGTTAATGTTTAGTTGGTCAAATAGATTATCATTTTCTTCGATTTCCTTAATATCTATGGTTTCCAAATCTTTTATTCTAGTCATGATTTAATTAACTCCAAGTTTTTTAATCTAGTATACATTGCAGGTTTTGAAACATTAAAAATATTAGCTAATATAGATATTTTTGTATCTTCAGTCATTCCTATAGAAGTTGCCTTTTTATATCTATTTCTAATTTCCTTTTCATCCATCAAAATGCATCCAGCAAACTCATCTGCCTCTTTTTCTTCTTTTGCTAAATTATGATTATCATCTCTAAATAATAAATCTACCATCTTAGGATTTTTGTTTAAATGATCTAAAAAATAATGTCCTAATTCATGTGCTATAGTAAATTTCTTTCGTTCATTAGTATCTTGAGCATTTACATATATATCTATATCACCATCATTATGACTTATAGCTCCAGAAACTTTTTCTCCATTTGCATTTAAATTATCCACCTCGTATACATTTATGCTTAATTCATTTGCTATGTCTATAGGATTTACAGAAGGACCTATTATAGCATACCTTTCTTTAATTTCATTAACTATCTTGTGTACTTTAATCTTATCCATATTAATTTCTCCTTCATTAATAGCTTGTTTAAAAGATAAATTTCCCCAAATATACAGCCTTCTAAAAGAAGTTACTTGTATAATAATATGGTGTTTTTTTATAATTAAGGAAAAATAACTACACGCCAAAACTTATTTTTCATATATCTATTACCTTCTACTAGTTATCTTATTTTCCTTCTTTTTTTTCAAAATTTGTGGATAACTTTTTATAAATTAACAATTTTTTCTTTAATCTGATGATTGTAAAATTACTTTTACAAATACTACATCATAGACCAATTATTTATAAATCTAAATCCATCGTTATAATGTGAAGGATTTAAGTCCTTGTATGTACTAACCTCAAATTCTTTACAAAAGTTTAGCCATAAATTTTTAAAATACATTCTTGATTCTTTTTTGTACTTTGATGAATGAGCACCGCCTAGCATTGTTCCAATTCTATCTTTTGCACAATGTAATAATTTTTGTGCTTGTCTACTATTAATAGTCGAACTATCTATTAAAGTATTTAATTGAGTTTTGGTATCTATTAATTCTTTAGTATTTTGTTGAATTTGTCCTTTTAATTCTACTATTTCCCCTGTTAATCCCATCTCATTAAAGAATTCTTGTTTTTGTTTTTCTGTACTCATAAAAGCTTCATGCAAAACCTTAGCGCATCTTAATTGATAATTTATTAATTTTTCTATTGTTTTCGGATTTTCTTTTTGCATTTTAGGCGTTAAGGTAATTTTGGCTAACCATAAAGTTACAAACTCTTCGTTAATACACAAAGCCTTTTGATTTCCATAATCAAAACCTCCTATTTATTTTTGGATTTGTTGGTTTCATTTACCTTATGAATATAATTATATACGTTTTTCGTATAAAGTCAATACTATTTTTATATATTTTATACTATTTTCGCATAAGTTTATCCATAAGTTGAATACTATATACTAACGTAGTATAATTATAGATATAGTATTTATAAGGAGGGTTAACTATATATGATTAAAATGAAACTTCATATAAAATTAGCTGAAAATAGACTTACTCAATCTGAGCTATCTAAAATTACAGGCATAAGACAGCCTACAATTTCTGCATATTGTAATGATTCTTTTGTTTCTATTAAAAAAGACCATCTTAACATTCTATGCAAATTCTTTAATTGTAAAATAAATGACTTAATAGAATATGAAGACGATCTTAAATAAATCCTTTAGTCTACTGCCTATTTCTTCGCATAACAAAAAGAACTACCTTACTATGAAGTAGTTCTTTACATATTAATAATCATAAATAATTATTTATGATTATTTTTACGTTGACAGTAAAAATACCACTATTCAATGATTATATATAACAAAAACTCATAATATCATTAATACTAAAAATTTTCTTTATCTTAGGTAATTTTTATATTAATATTTATATATTCATTAAATAATTATTCTACTTTACTTAGTAGATCAAATGTAAGTATACTTGTATTTTCATCTTACAATATTCTATAATTAAGATATTATGAAGCTTTGCAATTTTAAAATATTTGTTTTTTATTATAATTTATATTTACAATACTAATTTTTCATAAGTTTAAATCCTTGTTCTAAAACTATCTTATTATCATCTCCCAATTGTCCAACTAAAAACTCTCTCCCTTTCGAATCTTTAGAGAAATATTCTTCTGTCTCTTTATATAATTTAGCTACATATTGCCCAGATTTTACATCCGCAATAAGCTTTTTTCCTCCATTATTATATAATGTAAACTTTTCTAAACACCTAATATTTATAGTATTTTTCAATTTGTATCCTCCTTTAGAATTTTATTGATTATTACCCTAATTTATTATAATTTTTTAATATAAATATTGCTACTCTACTTATATTATACATATATGTTATGTAATTTATTAAAAATAAAAAAGATTGACTAAGTAGTCAATCTTTTTATTCTGCTATTTATCATTATATAGTATATCATCTAGCTCTTCATCTCTTAATGTATATTGTCCTAATTTTGATTTTTGTTTAACTTCTTCCCTATATTGTACTATTAATTCTATATTTTTAACAGTATAATCTCTTGCATAATCTTTACTTGGTGTATCTCCAATATCTTCTTTCCTAATAACTTTCTTCGAGGGCTTACATATTATTGTTTCACCCCTTTTATTAATTCTGTGGATAGCCAATGAAGTATCATTATCAACATGATACTTTTGTCTATGTTCAATTATCTTTCTATTCATATATTGGTCTATTGAATATATATATCTGCGCCTAACTATATTTTTAGGTACCAATAAAATAGGTATACTATCATTAGTTATAGATTTTGTTATAACCTCTTCCCATGATTGGCTTTCTGCGTTCCATGCCTTTCCAATATTCACGAGTTTTTCATCCAATTTAATTCCATATTTATTACATTGTTCTATAGTAAATTCACTTAATTTTTTTTTTATAATGTTAGTAACTAAATCAGACATACCATCTTCTGCAAAATCATGAACAAAAACACAAAGGTCCATAGGTGTTTCTATTAATCCATTCTTTAATAAATTTGAATTTACGATTTCTTCAAATATATCGTACAAATTATTGGCAGTATTTCCACGTCCACCTTTTTTAATAGATCTTTTATCTCCCCAGCCTAATCTAGTTTCATTTGGTTCATGAGCACAGTCTAATAGTTCTAGTATTCTTGTTTTATTTCCATTGCTATATTCAGAAAATAAATTATCAAAAAAGTTATCAATTAGATTAGAACACTCTTTATACCATTTTCCCTCTAAAGCCTCTATCAAAGTAGGTTCTATGAATAGTTCGGTATCGTTCTTTACATCTATATCTATAAAATCTAAGTTAGCATGTCCATCTATAAAGTCTATTTTAAAAAAATCTGTAAAATTCAATAATAACGCCTCCCAACTTTGACTAAATTATACTATGTTTTAAATATTTTGTCAAAAAATATAAAAATATAACAAAGTATATATTATTATTTAAAATTATTAAAATTATTAAAATTTTATAAAATTAACATATTAAATTGTTTAAAACTTTTTTACATAATCCAACATATAGTATAATATACAAAGACAAAAAAATAACTACTTAATCAAAAGTAGTTATATCAACATTATTTACTTTTATTTCATTTTTAATTTCTTCTAATATTTCTAGACATGTTTTATATAAGAAAAGCTTATGAGGCTCTCTTTTAAATGCTTTAAGATATGGAAGGAATATCCCAACAGAACATGCATTACAAAATATAACTGTTCCCCAAAAGCTTTTAAAATTTGCTACAGCATTTATAATACCAGATGCTAAAATAGATATACTAATCATAGCTATACTCATAACTTCATTTCTTATCGTACTTTCCATATTAGATATTAATAAATTCACTCTTAATCTTTCTACATTAATATTTATTTTTTTATCTTTTATCTTTTCTATATAATCATTTTTTATTTTATCTCTTAATCCTTCATAATATTGATATTGTTTATTATTATTTATATGTTCACTAAATTCTTTATAATATATCAAGATCATATTTTGCTGTTTTGTGATTTTTCATATGAATCCCTCCTACCTTTTTATCGATAAGAGATTTTCATTCTTTAACCATCTATAACACAACATCTATACATAATAAAACTCCTAATATAATTAGATACTAGGAGTTAACGATTATTAAAATTTGCAACCAATTTAATTTTACTTAATTCCATAATAAACTCATCTGGATACATAATTCTAATTGATCCTTTATTGTTATTTTTTAATATCCCATTTTCGTCTTTTAACGCATGAATATGAGCATCTTTACTAATTATATAATTAGCATTTCCTTCAATAGCACATTCAAAAAACATATTATCCATTGGATCTTTACATTTCATAAATTTTTGGGTTGGTTCTACTTTTTCAGTCCTTAGTAAGAACCTTGCAATCATCTTAAAAATTGGAATTAAATCTGAACTATTAATCTCATATCTTTTTATAGATTGTTCAATAATTCTAAGCAACTCTTCTTGCATTGCATTACTCATTATTAATTTGAATTCACCATTATGTTCTTTTCTTAATAGAAGTTGACAATCTTTATTATTTTCAAAAAAGGCACCGATAAAAATATTAGTATCAACGACTACTTTCATCTATTTTTTCTCACATCACTTAACATCTCTTTAGAAATACTACTTACTTCTTCTTTAGTTAAGCCTTTTCTTTTTATTGCTCTTTGAAAAATGTCAGCTATTACATCACATTCACATTCATTATCCATATAATTATATTGATTATAGGCTTGTAATTGAATTACATTTTCCATTGTTTTACCCACCCCTATCTTGCTTATCATTCGCCTTTTCTTATTAAAACTTGTCCACTTCTTTATCTCCATTTTACCATCTCACCCCTCTATTTACAATATTTTAGTAAAATTTTCTCTATATTTTTCTTTATATTGTGCATAATATTAATAAAATTGGGAATAATATATTATTTATATATTCATATTTTACCATAAATTGGATATAAGTCATAATGTTATTTTTACGTATAACAAAAATAACTACTTTTGATTAAGTAGTTATTTATTTAAGCCCATATTAAATACACAAGATATCTCAACAATAATATTAAACTTATTTTTGAATTGTTTTACAAATAACACCACGTATAATATTACTTCCATCCTTTGCTTTTACACCATCATTTATAATTAAATAATATACTTCATTATGATTTAAAGATTGTCTAGGAACAATTCCTATTTTATTAGGCTTTAACATACTAAAATCTAGTAAAATCTGTTCACTAGTTTCTTCTGAAATTAATTTTATGTTTTCATTGTTAATAGTATCTGGATTAATACTTTTTGAAAATGTCACTTTAATCTCTTGTTTAATATGTATAGTATTTAAATCTTTAAAATTCCTATACTCTTTTTTACTTTTATCTATATAATCTTTAGTTTTTGTAACATTTAAAGCTTTTTCTTGTGCTTCTTTGTACTTTTTCTTTTTCTTGGAAATATATTCTCTGACACCTTGAACTTCTTTTTCTTTTGATATCAATTTTTCGTTTACTCTATTTATATCGTCTTTTATAAAATCTAAATCCATATCCCATATAATTTTAGACTTCCTATCACAATTGCTTAATTTCTCATCAATATAATCTAGATTTGATTTTTCTATATTAAAACTTTCATCTAAAATAACTACATTATTGACATATTCCTTGACTCCACTTCTATTTTCCGTGTCTTTAAATTGTTCATTCTCTTGTTGCAGTTTTTTCATTTCATCTTTTAATTCATCAATTTTAGCATATAATTTTTTTCTTTCTTTCTCCAGAGACTTCTCTCTACTTTTAAGCTCATTCTTTTCATCTTCTGATATAAATAATAAACTATCATAAGTATAATCACTATAACTAGTTCCTTTATGACCATGTGTACTTGGGTAACTTCTTGTATGAGGTCTAACATAAGTCCCATCTTTCCTGTAATATCCTCTTACACTAACGTTTCCACTACGTCTTCCTCTTCCACCAGATCCACGTGATTTCGCAAATGCAACTTGAGAAAATAATAAACTAAATACTAATACTAGAATGACCGTAACCTTACTCTTCTTATTCATTTTATTCCTCCTTTAGTAATTTTTCCATTTAACATTATACAATATTTTGTTTCATTATGAAACATTATCCATATAAGCCTATTAAATTTATTCCATAAACCACTAATAATCATTCATATGAAATTCACATCTATGAATATATTGTAAATAAGTCCTTAATATGCTATTATTAACTTACATAATATTACCTATGAGGAGGCATAAAACTATGCTTAAGAAAAAACTCGTATTATCATTATTAACTGCTGGTTGCTTATCATTTATACCAACTATAGCAAATGCTCAAGTAAATGGTTATCTAATAAAAGATAAATCTACTAATGTAGTTTATAAATATAATCTAAATGATTTAGAAGATTCTATGTTAGGTGATAAAGCATTCTTAAATAAATTCCAAAATAAATGTAAAAATGATGGACTATTCGCATTCTGTGATGATAGCAAGAAAGTAGTTGCTTATGCAGATGTAATAGAAGATTTCTTACAAAATAAAGATAACTTCAATTTAGAAAAATATATAAAGAATGACAAAACACCTAGTATTAAAGTAGATAAAATTGAACAGGTTAAAGTAGATGAAAAAACTGATAACAAACCTGTTGTTAAACCAGATACTAAACCTGTTCAAAAGGAAGATACTAAGCAGGATAATAATAAAATTGATATACAAAAACTAAAACAACAGATTAAAACTCCTGAAGACTTAGAAAAATTCTTGAATGAAGATAGTCGTTTTAATCAATTGAAGACTCCTGTTGGAACTTTTAACTTTACTACTAAAGTAGATATTAATAAAGATAAAGATGATTGTTCTATGGCGTACGATTTTAGTGTTATACAAAAATGGACTAAAGATTTAAGTCCTGTTGATTTAGTATTTAGTAGAAAATACACCAAAGAACAAATGTCAGAACTATCTTCTTTGATGAAGATTCATCAAAAGAAAATAGCTGATTTATCATTATCCTTATTCCCTAATCAAAAAATAAAAGGTTACTTTTTAAGTGAAGATAAAAACGAGATAAAAAGATTCAAACATTACAAATCTAACATATTAATCCACTTCTGGTGTAACTACAATAATGAAATTGCACATATGTATGGCGAAAGTAAAATAACAAGATTCCATTTTTATGTTCATACTGACAGTTTTTGGTTCAATGAAAACTAGTCAAATAATATTTTGCCATCCTTAGTAAACGTAATTTGTCTACCAGACATATGATGTATTTCTAATTGCCCTTCGCCTGTTTTAATACATGCAAGGGCTTTTAATGCATCTGTTTGCGTAGTATCCCAAAAATCTATTTGTGCATTTGAATCATTGTTCACATATATTTGCACTCTCTTTTTATCATGTGTCTCATTAAATTCACCCATATTTGCATACCATACTTGACAACCGCCTGGAGTCTCTTCTTTACTTACATTTCCAATAAACATTTGAGGTCTACCTCGTTTATCTCCCATTTGTATATAGCTTCCATATTCTCCGTTACCACTGTATAATGCTAATCTTGGGTTCTCTACATCTTCACCAAAAACCATTTGAGAAATACCTTCTCTTTTCATAGGATTTTTATTTGTATCGGCTGTTAGTGTTATAGCAGAGTCTCCTTTTTGATTATATAGTTTAACAACTCCTGAACTTTTCCATTCATTCTCATTATCTCTAGCAGAAATTAGTACATTTTTTTTGTTATCTCCAGAATATAACTCTAAAGACCCTGCATCATCTTCTTTTTTTATTCCTAAAAATGCACGTGGTTTGGTTAACTCTTTATTATAAAGTTTTAAAAACCCACCTTTATAATCATCATTTTTTTCTAATGCTCCTAGAAACGCATTAATACTACCTTTTTCTTGTCCATTTACTCTTATTATTCCACCTTCAGTATTTCCTTTTAGTGATATTAAAGGATTCTCTTTATTATTATTTATAATAACTTCACCGCTTTTATCGTTACCTAATAAAGAAACTATATTTTTTGTATCCTTGTTTTTTATATTTATTATACCAGTATCTTCATTTTTAAGAATACCCATTTCTAACCTTTCTCTACTATTATCACTTTCGTTAACAACACCCTTAGATACTTTATCAGTATTAATACCACTGAAAATTTTCATAAATCCACCACTATATTTATTGCTAGGAGGCGATCCAAGAAATACATTAGTGTTTCCATTCCAATCATTAACTAGTAACTTTCCACCCTTTTCCTTGTCCTTATATGCATCCAGTAGAATAACTCTGTTTTCCTCGGGTTCTAAATCCCATTTATTTTTTGCTTTCCATTGTTCCAAATGTCTTGTTACCCTTAATCTACCATCGAGTCGCATATCACCATTTTCATCACAGTATATAGCATCTTGTCCATTTTCATTAACTATTTTTATTTTACCATTATCTACAGATAATCCTTTATCATTTAATTCAGTGTTAGTGTTAATTACATGGAATGATTTAGCATAAATTTCTCCATCCATATCTAACCACAATAAATCTCTCCAGTCAGATACTTTATCATCTCTCTTCTGTATCTTAAATCCAACTTCAGGGTTCATATAAATTCTATTTAATAAATTTTTTCTCAACAAAGATAAATCCATATTAATAGCTTTCATATGATTACCATCAACCAAGAATGAACTTTCACCTTTATCATTCATGTTAGTTATTATTAATTTGTTTGAACCTATTACTTTGCCGTATATTTGTTCAGCTACAATTCCTTTGGGATTTATTGCCAATTTACATGAATTCCAATTATCGTCCGTCATAGCAATACAGTTGTTCAGCATACGCAGTTGCTCATTATCATCAAACATATCTTTCATTTGTATCCCGCGTTCATCAATTTTTATATTCTGATTTCTAGCACTTAATACTCTATTCTTTGAACTATCTAAGGCGTCATTCATAATTTTAGATATTAAGTCAGTATTCTTTCCACTTAAGTCCCACTTATGCTTAAACATATCTATAGTGTTATTTGCATCATTAGCCATTTTAGCAATATCACTTATATACTTAATATCATCATCTAGTTCTTTTTTATTTGATATGGTTAATTGTAAGTCACCTTTATCTATTCCATGTGATATCTTTACTATCTTAGCTTCAACATATAAGTCAAAGTCATCATAATAGATATTAACAATGTCACCTATATTAACTTTGCCCCAGTCTTTTTGACACTCTACTATGTTAAGGAAGTCAACCATTTCTATTTCAAATTTTATTGAAGGCTTACTTAATTTCTTTGATGCTTTCAATCCTGCTTCATACAAATCGTTAGCATTGTCATAGTTTTTATTTTCCCATACTCCTTCTTTAACAAAGTTATCAAGTACATTTAATTGTGTCTTTGTAAAATTATTTTCTTTAGCTAGTTTCTTTCTTAATGTTTCTATATCTTTTTTCTTATTATCAATATCATCCTCTACGGATTTTAATTCTTTTTCTTTATCCTTTATTTGTTTATCAACTTCTTCAATTTTCTTGTTATATTCAGTTAAATCAAATGCATGTATATCAGAAAAATCTATATCTATGCCATCTTCAGTATGTACTCCGTCCCCTGTACTTTCAGAATACTTTACATGATGAGTTTTGTGTTGTATCTCAACATCCTTTATATCTTCCTTCTGAGTTTTTTTCATATTTAAATCTACAATTTGATTGCCAATTTCTATTACTTTTTCTTCAAATGTTTTCAACTCTTGAAGATAATTATAAAACTTAGGATATTCATTTTTTAATACTTGATCGTACTTATCTAAAGCATCTAGTAAATCATAACTCATGTATTTAGGATTCCTATAGTAACTATAATCTTCAATATACTCAGTACCTAGTGGATTTACACTTGCAATAGATAAGTTCTTGTTGCCATACACTCTTAATCTTGTAATTACTTCATCGTTAATAGTTTCTTTCTTAATTTGTTTCAAGTAGTTTTCTTTAGAAATATATAGTCCTTTATTCCTACAAAAGTTATTTATACTATATATATTAAACTTTTGATTTATGGTATCTACATCAACTATGCACTGAAATAAATCAGTAATTTTTTTGTATATTATTTCTAACCAAACACCATTTTTTATATCAAACGTTTTATATTTTCTATGATTCTGACCTTTACTTCTATCTTCACGAACTTCAGGATCAATATAACCTATTGTCCATGACGTTTCTTGTTCAAGTAGATTCAATAATCCTTCGCCTGTTTCAGATACGATTTTCATTTCCACATTAATCTTTTTATTGAATACATCTGATACTTCATGTGTAATGTGCAAACCCTCAAATTGCTTATATTCGTCACCTGAATTCCATACATATTCATTTAACAAATTACCAAAATTGTCATATAACTTAATAAATACATTTTTACCTTTTTGAATTTCAAATGTATTACTATAGTTATTCCATGTGTTACCGTCTAAACTATATTTGATACTGCACACAGTTGTTTCATGTCCATCTTTATATAATTGTCTAGTACCTTGTAACTTAGGTAAATATCTTTTAGTTAGTAGAAATTCTCTACTATAAGCATGAATATGTTTTGTATTAAATTCACTAGCTATATCACTTACACTATTAATAACAAACATTATTTTATTGTTTACTTTTAAAAATAGATGATCGTGAGTTTCATCCCAATTATAATTTTTAATTTGTTCATATTGTGAGTTTATGTAAAATGGTAAATCAAATTCTAACTCATCAACTGCATTTATATATTGATTAATTATTACATTGTATGCTTCATCTAATATAGCCAATTCTTCACCATTAGGCTTACATAATATTATCTCAAGACCTTCTCTTGCATTATCTTTATCTAAATCTATATATCCTAAATTAAGTAACTTGTCGCTTTCTTCTTTTGTTATTAGTTTTCCATCAAAATAAATTTTACTCAAGTTTCCACCGCCTTATATTGTAATTGGATAAGAACATCTGAATATAACATCCACATCCCCTACCACCTTAATTCTATTTATCCCCTTAACTAACTTAAACCAATTTTTATTAAAGTTAGACAATCTATATACTTTATTACCTTTGAAATCTTTCTTATCAGACTCTATTTGTTTCATTTGATTATTAATGTATATAGTTTCTCCTTTGTCTATATTGTTAAAGATAAGTTCTTCACCACCATTAGTTAAATTTACTAGTTTAAAACTTGTATCTTCACTATGTACTTGGATCTCAGGATAATAATATTTAGATATATTGCTTAAATTATTGATTTCTATAATATCACTTATGGCTTGTTTATGATTATATTGTTCAATATATGTAGGTGAGAATGGATACGGAGCATTACATTTCATAGTAACAGTTATATATCCATGAAATAATCCATTATCAAATCTTGAACCGTCATCTATGGGAGTACAATAATATATTACTTCTGGATTATCTAATGATAAAAGAGGTGCATAATAATCAGTATATAACCATTCAGCTATCTTCTTTCTTTCTTCAAAAGTCCACTCTAAGTCATCTTCATTTATCTTACCTATAGTCATTTTAAAAGTTAAACATTCTTTTTCAAAACCATTAAAGTAAGGTATATCTCTTCCATTAATCTGCTCTTCTTGTATATTTCTTTTAATTCCAAAGGGGCTTTCTTTCATTCCACTTGTATCCACTGATATACAACTAACTCCCATAGTATCAGAACTTATTCCGTTGTATTCAAATTGTTCCGATAAAAACATAATTTACACCTCCTTTTTAAATTTAATATATTAATTTTGAAAATTTAAAGTCCATAATTTTATATAACAAAAACTCCTAATATCATTAAATACTAGGAGCTTACTATTCTTCGTAATATGAATTATCTTCGAGTATTGATGTTAAATCCTCAAAAATAAACTTATCTATTTGAATATTTCTCAATGTACAAGAAGCAATACCTAATGTTAATTGTATAGCTTGTTCATTGGTTAAATCTAATTCAATGCCATTTATTCCAAGAAATACCTTAGCTACTGTTAGTCCAACTCTTTTATTGCCATCTCTAAAACAATGTCCTTTAATGAAAAAATACATTAACATAGACGCCTTATTAAATATTGTTGGATACTTTTCGTAACCAAATGATGGATATTGTTGTGACAATATACTTTGTACTTTCCCATCAGTATTATCAAAATGTCCTAATTCCCCGCCAAATTCTTCAATAGTCTGTTGATGTATCAAAAAAATATCTTCTTTATCTAACGTTTCAATTATCATAATAGTTTATTATTTTGCTAATTCTTTCATTGCTCTAGCATATTTTTTATTGCATTTTTTTATAGCTTCTAGGACTTTTTTCTTGTTAGATTTTACATATTGGTTTGTATGTTTTCTTTCTACTACCATTTCCATATTCATTTCTCCCTCTGTTAACGAATTAACACCATCGTTTTGTTTGCATACCTTTTTCAGCTTGTCCAAGCCTATCTTAACGAACTTTGAACTTGTCCAACGTTGTATCTTCATATTACCACTCCTTGTCCCTATTTTCAATAAATTTATGGTAAAATATATAATATTGTGTTATATTTTTTACTTAGATATAAATAAGTGATATTTCGGAATGTATTTGTAAATTATTTACATAATTATATTTTACCATAAATTGGTTATAAGTAGTAATGATATTATTTTATATAACAAAAACTCCTAATATCATTAAATACTAGGAGTTTTATTCTAAAACTGCATACATTCCTTTACACCCATCTAGTTCCCAAGCTGGTAAAATATTTACATCCTCTGGAAATTCTAAAAATTTAAACTTATCTTTATAAAAGCTAATAGCACTAGGTACTGAAAATAACATAACATATTTGATTCCTACTTCTTTCTTTAACTCATATATAGATTCTAAAATATAGTTAAGTATTGCTGATCCATACCCTTGTCTTTCATATCTATAATCTACAGCTAACCTTGAGATCTCTATAGCGGGATAAACTTTATTCATATTGTCAACACGAAATTGCATAGCATTGCATTTTATTGTATAGTAACCTATTACATCATCTTCACCCACTAAAAGAAAGGTGTTTCCTTCACCCATTCTATCACACGTTATAGCCTCACATTTTAAAAAACTCTCCATAGGCTTGTCTTCTATTTTACATTGAAAATCGCCAATGGGTAAAAAATGTTTATCATCTATTCTTTCTATTGTTAATTCCATATTTATTTAACCCTTCTAATTATGATTCCCTTCATTTGCTTTTTACGTTCCTCAATAGATTCTTTTGTAATAGTAGGTTTTTTTAATGCTTCTAACATTTGTATTGCTGATTCACCCTTAATTACTGGAATTGTTGCCATTGATACTGCCATTATTCTCATCCTCCCACTCTCTTTTATATGTCTATATTGATTAATGTGATATACTCTTTTTAACTTGTTCAAATCTACTTTTATAGATTTTGAACTTATCCACTTCTTTATATTCATTTTACCATCTCACTCCCCTATTTACAATATTTTAGTAAAATTTTATCCATAATATTCTTTATATTATCCATAATTTTATCAAATTTGGTTAAAATATATTATTTACATAATTATATTTTACCATAAATTGGTTATAAGTAGTAATGATATTATTTTATATAACAAAAACTCCTAATATCATTAAATACTAGGAGTTTTCATATAGTATATATCATTTTAAATAACCTTCTTATTAAATAAGTTTTCGATACATAGGATGAGGTATATCAATATTAATACTTTTATCATCATTAATATACTTCATAAAGTTCTTATCGAAAGGTAAAAACTTATTTCTAATATAAAAATTAATAGCTTTTTCTACTGAATTTAATATAAGAAACTTTGATGCAGAGTATTCCGTAACATAGTCCATATTTGAAATGACATTTAACATCAAGAAATCACTTGTATTATATTTATTATTATACTTAACACTATGATAATGCACATCTACTGCAAACATATATATCTCCACTGATGGCATACCTCTTATTCCAAAATTTTGTATCGTATTATTACTATTTAAGTTATATAATAATGAAGAATTTCTTAGAGTATAAAAACCTACTATTTTATTTTTGTTAGTATCTATAGCTAAATGTGTAACTCCAAATCCCAGTTTATCGAATTCTTCTGCTTTTTGGAATAAAAAATTATTAATACCTTCATGTCCACAGTCAAAATCATTGAATAATTTTTTAGTTTCAGTGTTTATATAGTCAAACTCTATAGTTTCAGCTAAAGTCATCTTTAAATCTCCAAACTAATGTCTTTGTCTTTTTCTTCTAACTACATTTTTCATAATTTCTCTTATATTCATTTTTTCTTCTTCTGTTACTAAAGTTTTATCTGCTTCTTTCATAAATTCATCAAATTTTTCTGCTTTAATAATAGGCATACATTCCATTGGTGTAGATAATACTGCCATATCTATCCCCTCTCTCTTTTCTATATATCTGATTATTTGATTTATATGCACCTTTTTTAACTTGTACACTTTCTTATTGGAGCTTACCCAACGTTGTATTTTCATATTACCACTCCTTATCCAACTTTTCAATAAAAATTCTGGTAAAATATATGGTACTATGATATATTTTTCTACTTAAATATAATTCACCAATATTCTAGATTGTAATTGTAAATTATTTATACAACTATAATAGTGCAAAAATGATTGAATAATTTTACAGTTAAATAAAACAAAAAAACATTTATACAAAATACTGTTATAATTAAGTTCTCACACAATAACAATAACAAGGAGTTATGCATAAATGTTTCAGAACTTAATTATATCAAATGAATTATCACTATACAAATTTTTTAAACAATTAAATTTTGATTTATATCTAACTAAACCTCAATTAGAGCATTTAGAAGGTACTATGACTGCTATGATTTTAAAAGGATTTAATGGTAAAGTATCTGACATAGCGGAGCTTGCTTCTAAAAGGCATAGAACTAGTATTACAAGATTTTTATCTAAAAGCAATTGGGATGAAAATTTATTAATAAATGCTTTGAAATCTAAGGTTATAGAGCTTATTTGGAATAAATCCGAGAAATCACAAAAACCAATTTATTTAATAATTGATGATACTATTTCTGAAAAAACAAAGCCCTCGTCAAAGGCAATAAATCCTATAGAAAAATGTTATTTTCACAATTCACATTTAAAAAGGAAAACAGTATATGGTCATCAATTAGTGGTTGCCTTACTTTCTTGTGATGGTTTAGTTTTACCTTACTCAATAGAAATCTACGATAAGAGTAATATGAGTAAGATAGATACAGCTACTAAATTAATTAAATCAATGCCTAAACCTGTTAATAAAGGGTATATTTTATGTGATAGTTGGTATAGTTGTAAAGCTATTTTTAAAGCTTCTGCGTTAGCAGGCTACGCTTATATTGGTGCACTTAAAACTAATAGAGTTATATATCCTAAAGGTCATGAAAGATTAGGAATAAAATTACATAAATTTGCTACTAGTTTAAATAAAGATTCCTTTGACCTCGTCAAAGTTAAAGGTAAGCATTACTATATTTATAACTATATTGGACACTTAAATGATATGAAAAATGTTTCAATAATTTTAAGTTATCCCAAAGAATCCTTTCAAAAAGAAGGTTCTTTAAAAGCATTTATATCCACAGACCTAGTATTAAAACCTTTAGATATTCTATTTAAATACACCGACAGGTGGGTTATTGAACCATTCTTCAGAGATTGCAAAAATTATTTAGGTTTAGATAGTTATCAAGTAAGAAGTGAAAGAAGTATCCTTCGATATCTTACTATAATGTTTATAACCTATACTTATTGTAAGTTATACTCAAGCAAAACTTTACAATTCAATACAGGGTTAAAATTAGCTAAAAATAATTTTAAAAAAGCTCAAATTATTTTTATTTATTCAGCAGCCTTAAACGGCCAACCTATAGAAAAAATTTTTGAAAATTTAAAAATAGCATAAAATAGTATTTATCTATTTAACTGTAAAATTATTCAATTTAAAATGCACTATTATAGTATACAATTATATTTTACCATAAATTGGTTAGGGTTTGTAATAATATTACATACATAAAGCAGCGTGGATACTTAACATAAAATCACAGTTTTATTTACTTATCTAAACGAACTAAATAAAATTGTTATAGATTGTACCAAGCTTATCCAAAACATAATCTCAATCGCCAAAAATTTTACTTTTTTGTACACAAAAACACCTCCCCCTCTTGCATGTTAACAATCTTTTAAATTAATAAATTTAATAAATTATTTACCTTTCCGCAAAATGGGAGGTGTTATCTTATTTACCGTAACGGTGTTATTTTATATTTGTTTAATTTACATTATATTTATATACTAACATAATTTATAATTTAAGTCAATATTTTTATATAAAATAATATAATAAATATTTACATTAGCTAAATGCTCTATAAATACCTACTTTATTCATTTCTTGTTTTATTCTTGTGATAATGCCGTTTCCTGCATCCTTAATTTGAGGTATAGCACCCTTATCTAAATTTCCTTCAACATTAATAAGATTATCAATTTTAAATTCAACAGGTTGTCGTTTATCTGCATTAACATTAGGTAAATTAATTTTAGGTAAATTTATCTTAGGTTGTTGTATGAATTTAGATATATTAGGTAGATAATCTTTTATATCTAACATAGCTTGTGTTTGGTCTGCATTTAGAACTAATTCTGGTTTTGTGTCAGTACCATCTAACCAGTGAAATCCTGTACTTGTATTCAATCCACCATCTTTATGTTTTTTATACTTACCTATTAACTCTTGGGCTTGTTTCCTCAAATCAGCTTCAGCCTTTGTATCACCATTTCTTTGTGCTTCTAATAACTTTTCTATTAATGCCTTATATTCTTTAGTTTCGTAGATATTGTCCCACTCATATACGCCTTTTTCTATATTACCAAAATGAGTTATTTCAGTAGGTTTTTCTGTATCACCCATGATATAATCTTCATCATATCCTACTGCTTTCTTCCATTTTTTCTTATCTGATAGCGTATTGAAATGTTGCATTAAGTCTATAGCATTTTTTAAATTGTCACATATTTTTTTCTTAATCGTTTCGCCCATTACACCAAATATCTTTTCACTATCTTCACTATATTTAATTAAGAAATCCTTAAGTGTATCAAAGTTATTCTGCATAAGCATTTCTCTTGCTTTAGCGTATAAATTTTCTTTCTTGAGTTTTTCTTTATTTGCTCTCTCCAGTGCTTTAACTTCCCTATCATATCTTTTTTTAGCTTCTTTATATTTCTTGTTTTCAGTATCTATCTTATCCTTAATATTCTTCTTTTTAGAATCTAACTCATCTTTAAGATTTTTCTTTCTTAAAGTAATATCCCTATCATGTTGAAATTGCTTAATCTCTTCATCTTTCTTTTTAATCTGCTCTAATAAGCTTTCTCGCTTTCCTTTTGCTTCTAAGGATGAATCCATCATTAATGCATCACGTTGAGCTTCTAATTTAGATTTTTCTTTTTGCTTTTTATTTAAATCTTTATCATACTTGTCTTTAGATTCTTTATTATCAATTTCTTTAATCTTAGAATTATAATCTTCTTCATAATGCCTTAACTCATCATTCCAGAGTTCTATTTTTTTGTTGTGCTCATCTTGAAATATTTCTAGTGCAGTTTTACTACCATCTTTAATAAGCTTTAATTGCTCATCATTAAGATTTTTTGCTAATAATAATTCTTTAGCTTTCTTTTCTTTAGCTAGTTCTAATTCTTTCTCATATTGTTTCTTTAAAGCGCCAACTATTTTATCTTGCATATTAGATAACTCATCAAGTTGAGACTTTCTGATTTCTTCTAACGTTTCTAAAGTTTGTTGTAAGTTCTTATTACTTTCATTAATCTTGCCTTCGTACTCATCTAATAAGCTATTTAACAAATTCCATTCTAGAGTATTTTCTTGAAGTGCGTTTCTTTGTCTAGTAATCTCGTTTCTAATACCTATCATTTGAACTAAATAAGATTTTTGTTGTGATATTAGTTGACCTGTTAGTTGTGCCTTTTTAATATAGTCTACATTTTCTTTTTCATAAATATTAAAAATATCTAAATTTGCTTGCGCTAAATCTATTTGCTTTTGCTCTAGTCTTAATTGCTCATCGTAACTAGCTTTTTGAATTTCAACTCTTTCCTTAATAGTAGCATTTATTTCTTGTTCCATTTTTAATTCGTCTTGCGCCGATTTATTAAAAAGCTCCTTAGTGCTTTCATAGTCTTTTCTCATTTCTTGAAACATTTTAGAACCCTTGTCATATGCTTCTTTCCACTTCTTAGCTTTGTCACCACCACCGAAATCAATTTCTTTGCCATAATGTTCGTTGTATAGTTTATCCCATTGCACAGAATTCAATTTAGATAAATCTTTTCCTCTCATCCAAGACCATCTTGTCCAAATTTCTTTTTGAATTGCTTTTGATTTTTCATTAGCCTGACTTTGCGCTGATTGCAATTTTTTTACTTTAATTCGTTGTTGGTCTAACTTAGCATTTTCCTCATCTATGATTTGGGCGTAGTTAGATTTTGATTCTATTGATTGTAAATTAGCTATTCTTTGAGTAATATTAGTTATATTTTTATCCGTTTGTTCTATAGAGTTATTTATTGTTTTAATAATACCATCTATTTCATTCAAGGCTTGTCCTGCAAATTTATATTTAGTATTATCTGTATGATATTTTGATTTACTACCACCTCGTCCACGTGTAGAATGACCTCCAGAACCAACTTTAGAAAAATCGGCTGATTCCCATTTTGAATTTTTTATCTTGTTTTTAGTATCATCAATATCTTTTTCCATTATTTCTAAAGCTTTGATATATCCTTCTAATTGCTTTATATCACCCAATTTTTTCGCAAGGTCTTGTTCGCCTTCTGCTGACAAATCACCAGCTTTCCAACTTAAAAACTGACCTTTCATACTTTCATTCATTTTTTGCATAGCCTTTTTCATACCAGTGATACCCATTCCGGCTTGTTTAATCCACTGTTGACCTATATTACGAGTTAATATTCCATTTATTTTTTGCTTCGTTAACGCTATAGACTTAAAGTTATCAAGATCAATATTATATGCGCTTGCTATATTTTTAAATGCTGTTTGATGCTTTGCATAAACTTCTGCACAAAATGTACTATTCATTTCTAGTTTTGCGCCTATAGCATTTAGAGCATTTTGTTTTTCTTGACTTACGACTCCTTGCAATTTTTTATACAATGTCTTTTCATCATTTAAATAAGGTATTAATTCGCTATGTTTATCTATAATTTCTGCCAAGCTTTCAGCAGATAAATGTCTATTTTCTTTTAATTCTTTTAAATATCCCGTATATTCTTTAATAGAACTTACTGAATTTTTATAAGCTTTATCTAGTTGTTCTTGCTGTTCTTTGATGTTTCCGATAGAATTCGATATTGCCGTACCCTCTTTAGCAATTTCACTACCATCAAACATTTTAATCATATTTGTTAAATTAATCTTATTTTGACCACTAGCTTTTTTAATTTCATCCTTTAAGATTTTAACAAATAAATCCGAATTTTTCTTTAAATATTCTTTATCTACAGATAAAGGCATTATTTTCGTTAGCTCAAGAGGACTCATCTTTAAAGTTTTAGCTAATGATAATATAGAATCAAAATACTTTTTTAAATCTTCCTGTTTGGGTTCTTTTAATTGTGCCACCATTTTAATATTAGAGTAATTGGGGTCGTTCTCTATTTTATCTTTAAATTTCTGAATCTCCACTTGTAACCCAGTAAAGTCCAAATTATTATCCTTATCTATGAATTTACTAAAGTCTATTTTTATTTCTGCTAATTTTTTTGTGAAATTATCAATATTTTTTAATGCAAATACAGCGTCTATATTAGGTTTAATTACTTTTAATTTTTCCATCATTTGTGCGCCTGTAGTTTTCATTTCACCTAATTGATTTCGATATTCTTCTGTTTTCCTATTCAGTTCTTCTTGCTGTACTTTTGTCAATCCTATATTACGTTTTATTTGTTGCAATCCTTCTATCGTATGACGGTAATAATATCCATTTTTATCTAAGTTACCACCGCCATTTTTAATCATTTCAGCTTGATGTTGAAGTTGTGCATACTTTTTTTTTAATTTAGCATATTCGCCTTGTTGTTCTTTTAATGTATCATTTCCACTATTTACTAACTTTTGATTCTCTATTTGATTTTTTTGTTTTAATAATTCAATTAATTCTTTTGTAGATTTAGATTGTAACTCAATTTCCCCAGTTTCAGAATTGATCCCTTTAATTAACTCTGGAAATTTATCAACTAACTGTTGTTTAATACTTTTTAATTTTTCTTGTTCTTCAGTAGTTAATTTAGTCTTCTTAGATAAATTATCATACTCCTTACCCTCTGTACGAAGATAGGTTATCATATCATTATTGGATTTTATATTTTGTTGTACTGATTGTTCAAGCTCTTGACTTTTGTGTTTTGATTCACTCATCTTATTAATTAGTTTACTAATGCAAGAAATAACACCTGTAATAGCTAATGATATACCCAATGTTAATGTTGTTTGCAAAGCTATTGCTGATATTCTAGAATAATCTAATGCTGTTTTTAATGTAAATAAACTTCCTCTAAAAACTCCCATTTCAGCTGTAGAAGTTTTAAATAGCCATGTTAAATTATTAATTGAAACTTTCATTTTTCCTAAAGAAACATTCATAAAATCACTAACTTCTGAAAATGATTTTATTCCAACTATCCATTCTTTAAACTTTTTGCTGGATAGTAATAGAACCACATTCAATGATGTTAAAGCTATATTTAATCCTCCAAATTTGTCAACTAAATTAAGTATTCCTGTACCCATATCAACTATTGATTTTAAAGCACCGCTATTCATTGAGTTATTAAATACAACTTCCCATTTTGCTTTAAATTTGTCTATAGCACCAGATAGAGAATTTAAATAAGTTTCGTATTGTTTATTTGTTTCACCACTGGCATTCATTACCTCACTATAAATTTGTTGCGATCTTGAAACTCCATTTACATCTTTAGCAAGTCCTTGCATTAAAGCACTAAAACGAGATATTTGATAAACTCCTAAAGAACTTGATACCATGGCTCTTTCTTTATCATTCATGTCATTCCATTTACTTGCTAATTCTTGAAGTATTTCACCAACGGGCTTTAATTGTCCCGCCATTGCACCTGTTTTAACTCCAAATTTTTCAAGAGTGTTAATTGTTGCACTAAAATCTTTGTTTACTTCACCTGTATCTTTTTTTACTTGTTGAAATTTGGCAAAAATTGTTTTCAATGATGTTCCAATTGTTTCTATATAATGTTATCGTAAAGGCTTTTTATCCTTTACATCTAGGAGTTTCCTCGCCCCTATTAATTTTCATTAATAGATTTCAGAATGTCAATTCATTCTTAGATCAGCATACCTTTTCACCCTCGTTTAACGTTAGGCACTTGATTATTACTCAAGTGAAATAGAGTATATCTATTTGTGGAGTGGTCTCGTGGATGAATTATACGGTTGGATATCATCCATTAACCTTCATCATCTATGCGTTGCCCCTGACTGATATTTCTATCATCAATCATATTACTATGATTTAGTACATAATGTACGCCTTCGGTTCAGATTATCCCTTTAGGACTCCCTGCTTAATCCCACTCTCATAATCATTAGGAGTTTCCTCCTAAGACGGCAAAACTTTACCACTTTCTCTTGTTTTTTCTGAAACTATTGCACCCATTGTTGCTAATTCCTGTAATGAAATTTTTCCTTCTTTAGCCATTGCACCAGATTTCTGAATTATAGCTCCTACTTCTTGGGCACTTGTACCAGACACAGCTCCTACTTTTACCAATACATCCGAAAGTTCTTGTGCATCCACTTGTAATGAGTTAATACCTGCCGTCATTAATTCAGTTGATTGGTTTATGTCTCCATTAATAACTTTATTAAACTTACTGAAAATCTGCATTCTTTTGTTTGTTTCATCTATAGCTAACCCTTGCCTTGTTAGTTCAACTGTTAATTTAGACATATCTGTTAATGTAGTAGCTAAATTTACACTCATTTTAGAATATGACTGCATTAATTTATCTGTTTGCTGTTGTGTCATTCCAGTTATTTCTCGTACTTGAACCATTTGTTGATCTAACGATATTAACACTTGTACAGCCTCATAACACTTTTGAACTCCTTTATACATTGACCCCATGGTTACAGCCATAGAAACTGCTTGTTTAATGCTATTACCCATTCTTTCAAATGCACTAGCTATATGCTTGTTATTTACTTTTATGGCTTCACTATTTTGGTATATCTTTTGAGTATTTTTGTCTATGGTTACTCCATATTCTTTTATCTGATTATTAGTACTTTGAGTTGCTATAGTCATTTTTATCTGTGAATTTCCCGCACTATCTAAAGAACGCTTATAATTTTTAATTGAAGCATCTGCTCCATATATAGATTGAATTTGTGCTTTTATATAAGTATCATCACTAAACATTCCACTAGAAGCAAATCCTCTTTCTTGTCCTAGTTTTTGTATTCTCTTCTGTTCAGCTTGTGCTATTCTTTCTTCAGATTGTATAGCCTTTTGTTCCTTCTCTTTTAATGCTCTAAGCCAAATTTGTTCATACTGTTGGCCATTTAATCTATTCATTCTACCTTGTTGCTGAGCTATAGTTTCGTTACTACCAGTTATTATTTGTTCTATTTTCTTTTGCGTATCAGTTATGGTTCTTAATCTTTCTCGTTCTTGATTATAAATTATTTTTCTAGATGAATCATTAGCCTGTGCAATTCTATTAGATACTTTATCTATTTCTTCAAGGCCATTTGTATTTAACTTAATTCCGTTAGATTGTAATTGTCTTTGTAAATTTTTATAATCATTTATAATCTTATCAAAATTAACATTTTCTAATTTAATGTTTAATTTACAATCTTTTTGTAAGTCATTAATTATTTTATTCAAATTTTGTTTTGCTTCTTCAAAATTAAACTCTACGCCTAATTGAATACCATATGTTTCAGCCATACTGTCTAATCAACTCCTTTTTGTGCAAAATAAAAGAACCCAATGTACATTGAGTCCTTTGGCACGTATTATATAATTTTTATCCCTCTACTTTGCATATATCCTATAAAGGCGTTTATTGCACTTTTAGTATTTCTTAATTCTATTTCGGTATTTTCAATGAAGTCTTTTGTATAAGGTGCAAATATGTTCTTGTCTTCATTTAACCATTGTGCAATATAATTCATTCCTACTTGTTCACCTTTTTGAATTCCTAATTTACTGCTACCCCACCATGATTCATGAGTAAGCTCAGGGTTAAAATAAACTTGTGCTATGTACATTCCATTTTCTTCTTTTACATCGCCTATTTCAATGGACTTCAATAACTCATAGGTTCTTTGATAACTATCGCTAGATGGATGTGAATATACTTTATCTAATACTTGTTTTTTTAATTCATCCTTAATAATTCTACTAACGTCATCTTTTAACGCCTTTATAGATTGTTTTTTAATCTCTTTTTCTAATTGAGATATATCAGCAAAATAAGGCATTACTCATCACCTAATTCTAATTCTCTTATTTGTTTTTCTAGCTCCTCTTTCTTTTTTAATTTCAACTGTCTTTCTTTTTCCTTTTTTAATTCTTCTAATACTCGTTCAGTGTCTACATCTTCGTTGTTTTCTTTTTTTACTTGTTCTATTACTTCTCTTTGTTCTTCTATATCCATATTAACTAAATTATCTAGTCCTTCTTTAGATGTCTTTTCTATTAGCTCAGGTATAATTATATTTAATAATTCTTCCTCTACATTTATTACATCTTCGCTAGGACTCATTAGTATCTCTACAATCTCAGTCTTTTTAAAATTCTCTAAATTAATATTAGTAAACATATTTAGTATTTCTACCCTATCATCTAAAGTATAAGATACTTGCCCTTTTTCTAAAGTTTCTTTATTGTTTTCTAAAAATCTAGTTATAAAATTACAAAAGCTTAACATATTGTATTCATTTAATTCATATATCTCTACATTACCTACTTGTTTTAACACCTTTACTTTTACTTTTAACTTTCTTTTACCCATAAAATCTTCTTTGTTCAATCTATTCATCGTTTTAAAAATCCTCCTTGATATTGTATTGTTGTTTTATTTATCATATCTTAATCACCCTAATCAAGCACATTCTTAATATTTTAATCTTCTAAATCAATTCCCATTGACCAATTTCTAAATAATCTTCAATATCCCAACCTTCATACCAAACTAAATATTTCTTATATGCAACTACCCCTTCTTTAACTCTCAATGTATCAACTCCAAAAGTATCATCAAATACTTCACTATTGTTAAGATCATTAATACTAGCCACTTCATACCCTAATATTTTATCCTTATGATTTTCTATTGTTTCTAAACTATCTGTATATGTAATGATATTATGTAATTTACCTTTCTTGTCCTTATACTTACCCTCAATTATTAGATAAATTGTTTTAATTTCCATCTTAAAATCCCCCCTTATATTAGTTTTCTTAATTATGCTTGGTATTTCATTTTTCTTACATTCATTATCAATTAACTTTTTAGATATATTTCTCAAGTCAAAAATTGTCTTTATTGAATTAAAACAATTCAAAATTTCATCTTGATTCAGCATAAAAACGTCACATTTCATTTATAGAACCACCTTTAATATTACTAAGTATTTGTTTTTGATTTTTATGATATTATCTATATATAATTTAAACATCAAAACTTGATATTCATATTTATTTAAAAAGGACTTTTCGTCCTTAATTTATCTAATTTCATAATGCACTATATTGGGGTTAAATTTCCATAATGGACTTCTAAAATCTTCTTGTACTAAGATATTAGTTTGTTTAAGCTTTTGCATATATCGTGATACTGTTGGCTTGGGAATATTAAATTGCTCTGCAATGTCATCAAGTCTCAAAATCATCCAATCATCGATGCCTTTATCAATTTGTAAAGGTATTAAATTTTTAACAAATTCCACTTCGTTTGGTTTTAAATCAAAATTTTTTATAAAATCCATATTTAAAAACCCAATACATTCATCTTCTATTTGTAGTATATAAATACCTTTATCTATAATGCCCATTATATTCCACTCCTAATTTTTATTTCTTGCTTTAAATATATATTATCATATTATAATTTTAAAATCAAGTAATTTGATATGAGGATACCATAATTTTATTTTTATAAAATCATTTTATGATATTTAACTACTAATAAATAACTAAAACCAATAACTCACCATTATGTAACCAACCTATTTCTTCGCATAACAAAAAGAACTACCTTACTATGAAGTAGTTCTTTACACATATTGGTGTTTAATATTAATATGTATTGTATCTCATCAAACAATTTAAATAATATGCATCTAATTTTATGAATAAAATTCGTTGATTATTTCAATAATTTCATTTTTAGATGGTATACGATTGTCGTCCTTTTTATAATAAACAGTTAATAAAAATATTGTTTTTTCATTTTGTATTACATAATAGATGATTCTATATCCATTTGATTGCCCAACACGAGTATCTGTATTTTTAGCTCTTGCTTTAAATGCATCTTCACCATTTGGTAATTTAATATCATTTATAGTATCTCCCACTAATACCCCTTTTTCTAGTTGTTCTACTACAATATCGACATCATCATCAATATGTTTGTACTTACGTTTATTAATGTAAAATTTTAAATCACTTATAAATTTGTCTGTAGGAATAACTTCATAACACATATCCTAACCCCTATCAACCTTGTTTTTCTTTTTTTAGCTCCTCCCGTACCTCTCTCCAACTTTTTTTAGATGAATTACCCTTTCGTATTTCTTGCATTTGTTGCAAGCTTGTCCTAAGAGACTCAGCAACAGTACAGTATCTTTCAACTACTTCCATACCTAATCCCTCTTTCTCTCTATTTTCTTTATATCTAATCTTTTTTAACTTATACACTTTCTTATTGGAACTTGTCCAACGCTGTATCTTCATGTTACCACTCCTTGTCCCGTTTTTCAATAAAATTTTGGTAAATTATATGATATTATGTTATATTTTTCTATTTAAATACAATTTACTAAGATTCTAGATTATATTTGTATATTATTTCCATATTCATATTTTACCATAAATTGGTTAAAGGTCATAATGTTATTTCTTCGCATAACAAAAAGAACTACCTCATTACAAAGTAGTTCTTTACATATATTCATATTTAATTATCTATAATTATTTATTCTTTGTATGTCGTTATATTTACCGCAGCTTCATCAAATGATTCTTTGACGTATTGATATTCCATACACTTTTGTTCCAATAATTTAAAATTGCAACATCTATTAGATATCTTTTTATGTTTTCCTGAATTAACTATACTATATAGCTTCCTTGCTTTGTCTTTAACTTCTTGTTTACTTTTATTTAGGTATTTAAATTGATTAAATAATAAATTTTTATAACTTTCCTCTTGTTCATTTATGTGGAATGGCAATAAATTCTCATCACAAACTGAAATCATATTATTAAGATTAACTACGCCTAGTTGTCCTTTTTTTATTTTTACACAATCAATTTGTTCATCACTAATATTTTTATGTTTTTGTTTAGGTGAAGACATAGGAGCAAAATATTTAAAGTCATTAACTTCAAATACTATGCCAGTATATTTTCTAATACCTTCATGAATCTTTTTATTTAAAGCTACATTAGTATCAAAGCTTCTTAAATAAGTAATATAATTACTATCTACCATATAAATTTTAATCCCCATATTTTACCCTCACCAAATAATAAAAATGGGTAACTAAATGTTACCCACATACGACTTTTTTAGCTCCTCGCTTATACAGTGGAGGTTCACTGACTTTTTAAAGCCCCATTTATACGGAAGAGGATCTCCGACTTTTTTAGCTCCTCGCTTATACAGTGGAGGTTCACTGACTTTTTAAACTCTTATATCTTATAGTTGAATACACATAAGATACATATCATCTCACGTACCTTATGTATAATATTACATATAAAAATACAAAATGTCAATAATCTTTTGCTTTAATTTCATATTTATCAAAAGTCATCTGAATATTGCAAATTAAATAACCTATTATTTATTTAATAATCAATCTATTTTTACGTATAACAAAAATAACTACTTAATTAAAAGTAGTTATTTTTGTTGTTATGTGTTCCTATAATTTTTCTTACTTCAAGATGCTAAATCTTTTATTTAGCATAACTATATTTTATTTATTTTTATAAACTATTTAAATATCATTGCTGTAATCATAATTTGTCTATTATTGGGAGATATTTGCATATCACTTATATAATAACTATTATTTCTAGGAAGCAACACTTCAAGTTGTCCTGGGAAATAGCTAATAGGGTCTATATACCCTCCTTTTGATCCATTAGTTACTTTAAATTTAGTAACAATTGGTCTTCCTCCAAATTGCGCACTCATTAATGAAGTACTAATATATCCATATTCTGTTCTATCTTTTTTTAAAAATTTCGCTTTAACTTGTTCAAAAACATCTCTATTAATTGTTCCATCTTTATTAAGAATTTTATCTTGAAATTCTGGACCTAAATAAGCAGGGTCATCACCTCTAAAAAGAATAATATTTTGAGGCATCTTCATCTTACTAAAAGATTGATCTATTAATTTAACTTTTTGTAAAATGTCAGAAGATAATCCATTCTCATTTCCTTGATTTGCTCTTAATGGTCCATTGATCTTACTTGCATCTCTTGTATAAAATTTTATAGCTTCTTGTTCAGGTTTGCTTAGGCCATATTTTTTATATTGAGCATTTCCCCATTTTTTGGCTTCCTCAACATTAGTAAACTCTGTGAAGGTATCTGCATATGAACCTTTATCAACAGTACAAGCATAACATTTTTGAGGACTTTGAACTATACTCGTTGTTACCGGAGCTATTACCCCTGCTGATAAAACTAAACATAAAATTGACTTTCTTATCCCTTTCATAAAACCCCTCCTAATCAAAATTCATATATATCATTTTACCATATATTAACATTTTGTAAATAGCTTATTGCAACTTTTTAAATATATTTATTTCTATATAAAAATTATTTTAATAATTTATTATGAGTACATAATCTATTTTAAAATACTTTTAGTAATATATATTTATTAATCTTATATATTTGTTAATATTAAATATTAATGATAGTACAATTATATTTTTTTACAGAATAATACTATATTTTTCTTTTTATAAATTTTATTTTTCACTATATTTTAGATTATATCTTAATAAATTTTAATAATTGATTTTCTTGAAACCCTTGATATATATAGAACGAACAAACGTTTAGTATTGACATGTTCCTATATTTATTATATAATTTTCATTGTAAAAGTTATGTCAAATATCGTATCAATTACGACATTTACTGTTGACTATAAACAACAACTTTCATCTTAAAATCGAACAAGCTACAGATAGAAAATAAATTATCTTATTATATTTACAATAAATTTTATAATAAAATTTTTATAAAATTCCATAATAAAAAAGAAGATCATCAGTGTGCGAGACTGACAATCTTCTAATATTTTTGTTGTTGAATATGTTGTTACATTGGTGAGCATTGAATTATTGTAAATACGTTACATTTACGTATGTTAAATTTATTTAATAGTTCAAACCAACTCCATTTATTATACTTGAAAATTTCAATAAATAAATTAAACTCTTCAGGTGTAAACAACTGTAAAAATTTTTCTTCCATTAACATTTTTAATTTTGTATACTGTTTAGACTTGTACGCTTGTTCTATAGCTTTTACGTTTACATCTCCTCTTAAGTTATTTTCTAATAAATAATTTCTTAATTTATATAATGCTATAATTGATTCTCCTAGTGAGCTATCGTCTAGTAAATATTCCTCGAATAAACAATTAGATAATTCATCTATTACTAAAAATGTTTTCATTGCAAGTGTTCTTTTATTTAAGTATTTATCTACTATTGTATTATTAGTTTTTTGTTTGCTTTTAATTTCTGGAGTATTATTTTTTTTATATTCCATTACATATTCCTTCCCCTCTTTAGCTTTTTAATAAAATAGTTAACCATTAATCCCCCTTTTTTCATATATTTATAATAATATATTATCTACTACACCAACTATTATAATATGCGTAAATACAATATTCAAGTCCATAGCTGGGTATAAATTCTTAATGTTCCATATATCGTACATTTTTATTCCATATTTTTACACTTGTTTTTGTCAATTTTTTGAATGTAAAATAAGTCATGGATGCTCATATTTAATACATATGCTATCTTAACTATATTCATAAAAGTAGCTTTTGAAGGATTTCTTATAATATTGTTAAATGTAGTTCTAGGTATCCCTGTTTTTTTACATAATTCAACTTGTGTCATATCCTTTCTTTTCAACGCATATTTCACATTAGATTCTAATGTATAATTCCTATAAATAAAATCATATTCATTGCTACACTCCACATCATATCTACTATTATACACTTCTCTTACTATATGACTTTTGTCATCTATTTCCTCTAATGTATGTAGTATGTCATTCAAATCATTACATATTTTTATGAATCTATCACTTAAATCTTTTTCTATATTACTATTATGTTCTATGTTCTTTTTTATCTCTTTAAAAAATTTTTCACTTCCAAGTTTGTTAATGATCTTTTGTACAACGTCATCTTCAAAATACTCTAATAATATATTTATTGCTAGTTGTTTAACATCTTTAGATACTATCATCTTATCATTTGCTGTCATTCATATATCCTCACATTATTATTTAATATGCTTTTTCAATACATTTTTTTATCATATTCTTAGCATTTTGTTTATTAAAATTACCCTGTTCATCATTACATAAACCTTCATTCTTTAATATTTCATTTACCCATTTATAATTTATAATATCTTCAATTGAATCTACCAATGTAGATGTTATTCCAACTTTTAAATGTTTATGTATATTTTTATTTTGATGATCTTCTTTACATTCTATAAAATAATCATATATATATTCTTTTAAAAATTTTTCGAACTCATCTATATTTTTCATTGATTGTGAACTATTAGTTTCATCTAAATATAGTATATATTTTGCAAATTGAATTTCATATCTTCCTTTAACTTCTCTACGCCAAAAGTCTATTATTTTTAAGATATATATAAATCTTATTTTATATTTTTTCTTTTCTGTAAGTTTTCTTTCAATTTGATATTTTATAAGCCCACCAATCCCCTTGTTTTCTCCATTTCTATTAGCATTTATATATCCATTTATTCTACCCCTGTCCATATGATTATTCCCCTTCTTGTACACTGTTTTATGGTAAACACTTTACCATCGGTAGTTAAATATGTCAATTTATTTTCTAACTATTTGTAAATATGTAATACATTTCGTATATTGAATTTATTATTCATATATATAAATATAATTGCAATATAATTAATTTCATATAACATATTATTTTATTATCATAAACATTTTAAATTTTATTTAAAATTAATGTTATTTTTGTTGCAATAATTATCTAAAATGGTATAATATAATTAATCGTATCATACATTAGTACTGTATGTTTTAAAAGAACATTGATAGACTACGACTCTGGTTATCAATGTTCTTTTAATTTTGTCTATTTATATATCTTTAATTTTCATTTATTAAATATTCTAAATTATCTTTATCCAAATATTTTTAATAAAAACACATTACAATATTTAATATAAAATTAGGACAAACTAATTAGCTTGTCCTAAAATAAATTATTCTGTTACTTCTTCTTTAGTTATAACTATTGGAGTTTTTAATTCTTTAATCACGTTGTCATTAAGCTTATTCCATACTTGTTTATTAATAACGTCAAGTTCTTCATCTGTTAAACTTGGAAAATGTGATTTTAATATTCTATCCATTTCATTCTTTTTAGCTTCACCAGACTTTTTTAGATCCTTGAAATTATGTTCTAATAAAGTGTATACTCCTTCAGCCATATACTTTGCATTATTATACACTTCAGCTTTTCCTTGTTGAATTGCTAAAGCCTTCTTTTTCTTTATAAATGATTGTATTTGTAATGTTAATTGACCTACTAACATTATTACTATAGCAAATATACATTTTATAATCTCATTTAATAATTGTTCTTTCATATAAACCTCCTCCTTTTATATGTATGGATTTTAATTGATTTACCTATTATCTTGGAGATGTAGCTTTTTTAGGTATCCATGCTTTTACACCATTAATATCTAATAGATAAAATTCTAACTTTTCATCTATTGCAGTAATAAATTGGTCTTTATAAAAATACTTGGATATATTCACAAACCCATCTCTAATTTGTATTGCGGGAGAATCATAAATCATTTTTAAAGATAGTGGCTTAAATCTTCTATCCTCTAAATTACTAAGGATTTTATTCCAAGTACTCTGGCCAACTATTCCATCCGCACTTAATTCGTTATTTCTTTGAAATGAAATAACTGCATTTTTAGTCTCTTGACCAAATATACCATCTGCATTTCCACAAGTATATCCTAATTTATTTAAATTAGCTTGTAATTGTTTTACTTTATCTTCTTTACTTCCTATCTTTAGCAAACCAGAAGAACTATTAACCGATGCATTAGATATTTGACTTTTGAAATCATTCCATAAACTAGGCGAATCCAACATTTTTCTAGGGCAATACTTTTTACAAGCATCGTAGTGTTTAACTACTCTACTAGCAGGTATTTTAGTAGTAGATATTAAATATTTAGTTAACTCAATTGCATTTTGTCTTGCTTTAGAGTAATTACTGTCTTCATTGACACATATTTCAATGCCAATAGAATTTTTATTCCCTATTCCACCAATTGGAGGAGTTCCATATTTAACACCTACGTGACTAGCTACAGTCCAATGTTCGTGTACTTGTACTATATTACTTTCATCTACATAATAATGTGCTGAACAAGATAAATTTCCATTTGCTAATGCTCTCGCATGGCATAAAGCGTTAGCCCCTTTATCTTCATTGTCGGTTTCGTGTATAACTATCCATGTTGGATAATTAACACCACCTTGAGCACCATTACTAGTTATTTTTCTAATAATATTAACATCCATGACAGCGCATCTCCTTTCTTCAAACTCTAAAATTAAAAAATAAGGGAGAACCTTTTAGCTCTCCTAGTTAATTTCAACTATTTCTATATTTCCATTATTTTTGATGTATTTTATAGTAACATTATCTTTTAATTCCTTGTCTAACAGCTTAAAAGAAAAACCTTCTATTTGTATACAATTACCTTTGATATTCTTACTATTAAAGATAATTGTATTTATATTTTTCTTTTTTTTACTATTTATTTTCTTACCGTCTATACTTTTTTCTATTGTGTTATCCTTGTTTTCTACTACAGTATCCATAATCTTATCAACACCTTTTATTCTTCGTCCATTTCTATGTCAAACACAACCATATCTTTACCATTTGAAGGTTTTAAACACTCAAAATCAAATTTAAATGTTGAAGGATCTCCATCACCTTTCATATTTACACTAAATTTTCCTTCTAATTTAGCCTTTGGTATTGTGATGTGACAAGGTCTATCAATTCCATCCTCTGTTCTGAACAACGTATCTGCTTCCAATGCAAATGTTTTAGGAAAATCATCACTTGTAATAGTCAAAGTAGTGACATTTGCTTCTGACATGTAATAATAATCTATAAGTATGGTTTTCCCTACTAAATCTTCATGAACAATAACTGTTTTATTATCACTCTTATCTATATCATATTCTTCAGATGTGGGACTTCCACTTGATTTTGCCTTTGTTAGTTCTTTTGATGGAATAGTACCGCTAATATCAGATAGTGCAACATAAAATATATGCTTCTTATCTACACTAGGTTCATGAGATAATATTACTTTTTTATTCTCATCCACCTCAAATTTCTCTTTTTTATGTATAACTTTCTTTTCTCTGCTTATCTTACTTCCTGAAAGAACAGCAAAAGATTCTGGAGATAATAAAGCATCTTCATTCTTGAATTTTACGTCCTTCTTTCCGCTCCATCCTATGAGCTTAGGCATACCCTGTCCACCGACCGCATACACCGTATTAGACCCTACTTCTATATTATTCATTTTTAATGTTTCTAAATATATTTTAGGTTTTTTATTTGCAATATCTTTTATAACAACATTGCATACTTCTCTTGAACCAAATCTCATAAAATTTCCTCCTGTTTAATTTATTTTTTTTATAAATGTAGGATTTTCTCCTTCCATTTTTGCACCATGTAATAATGCTTGTATATTTACATCGTATTGCTCTAATATTTGAATTCTTTGAAATTGATCGTTAAATTGAAACATGTTATAATCCCATACATCTAATAGGTTAGTATTATTATTGTAAGAACAATAAATTGAAACCAAATCAAATAATGTTAAATTTAAGTTCTCTTTTGCTTTATTTAACTTTTCCTTACCCTTCTTCAGCTTTTCTAAAATTTCTCTGCCTTTTTTACTTTTAACATTGTAGCCATCTTCTTTTTTTTGTTCTATAGAATTTTGCACTTTAATTATTGTTTGTATACTTTTAAATATGTCATTTGTAATGATATTTTCTTTCAGAATTTCATTAACATATATTTTATTATCAAAAAAGTGCATTTTACTTCTTAAAAATAATGATAAGGCATTTAAAAACATAATTTTAAAATTTGCATCTTGGATACAACTATTAATTATAAAATCTAATGTAGTAATATTAGCTAAAGATTGATAGTTATATTCAATATCCTTTAAATCTATGCATATGTAGTTCAAAGATTTATTATAAATATCATATCCTAATGTAGTAATTTCTTTAAGCGTTAGAGGGTATATAGTTATTGATTTAGTTATACTTATAGGTATATTAGCCAGTGTTTTTAGCTTGATGTCATCAACGTCTACTTCAACTAAATTAGCATTTTTATTCATAGCTATCTGAAATCCTTTATGAAATATCTTAAACTATATCCAACCATATCATTGGTCATAATTATATTCCAACTTAGCTTATTTAGATCTCCTACTCCTAAACCATGCGCTCCTGTCAAAGTCTTTTGTATCTCATACTTAATTTCTAAATCCCTTCTGCCTTTATTAATAAGAAGAATATCCTTGTCGTTACTAACTAATATATCTATTTGTAAGGTAGAGTCTTGGAATACCCCTCCTTGTTCTCTACCATCAATCCAATTTACATAAATACGGCTTCCTTTAACCGTAGTTGTATTTATATCTTTTGGATAAGGAAATATATATTCATTAATAATAGGATTTTTCTTACTTATTTCAATACCTTCAGCCTTAAACGGTTGATTATTAGGGATAGTTAACAATTTTAATAAATTTTGATTATCCATTAATGTATAAACTACATCAAAAAGATATTTGTTTAAAGTACAACTATCTTTTAACTCTAATCCATGTTTAAATTCACTATCTTTATAAGTTGTAATTGGCATTTAATCAACTCCATTCTATTCAGCTAATAAAGGTTCGGTATAGAATTCTAATAGTCCCATTGAACTTGTATCTGAGCTAGATATTAAAGTCTTCATTAATGTCATCATTTTAGCTTCATCTACAGGCAAACTTTTATATATATAAAAATCTTTTAAATTATCATATACAGTTAGTAAAAATTCACCTTCAACTACTTTTACAGAATCTTTTAATCTATAGATTACATCAAAGTATTGAAATCTTTTCTTAATCTCTTCTAATGTAAGACTTAAAGGTTTTGTAACTATCTTTTTAACAGTTTTAATTATGGTTTTAGTTTTCACCTCCCCTTCTGGACTAATAACAGTTGCAGATAATTGACTTACAGTAGGTACTTCAACACTTCTTGATTTTGCTACTATTTCAGTATGCTCATTATCTTTTGAAGTATCATGTTCAGCAGTTACTCCTTTACCTGAGTCTTCTTTTGCCTTATTTTTTTCATCTTCAGTCTGAGTGCCTGCCTCTTTGCTCTCTACCTTACTGTCATTTTTAACAGCAGGTTGCAATTCAGTCATTGGAATACTATTATCAGGAACTTCTTCTTTCACTTGTTCCTCAACTTCAACTTTCTCAGTTTTAGCAATTACTAAATAAATAGTATTACTAGCATCAACGGCAAATTTACCTATGCTGGCCTCACTATCTATTTCAGCCATAGGTATTTCTTCAAGTTGTTTACCGTCGTTATCAAATATTTCTACAAAATGATTAACAATACTTGAATTAGGCTCACAAATTGATGGTAATGGTTTTAATTTTGCTACTGCTACATTTGTATAAGTTACAGTATCTAAACTTAGAATATCATCCTTAGTAATATGCCATCTTTTCTTTTTTCCGTCTATCATGTACAACACCTTCCATTTGTTTTATTTTTTTAATTTGTTCTATATTTATTTTAATTATAATCTGATATCCAAGCAGACATAATCTCAATCTTTTTAATTTCTTCATTGTCTATTCTATTTTTACAATGTAACAATACTATTCCTTCATCTTGATTACGGTTTGCTTCTATAGTACAAGTACAGTTTTCTTTATCAACTTTTATAATCTTAGCTAATTTAGTTTTTTTACCATTCTCATCAGTTAAAGTGAATTCACATACATCATTATATGGTTCTCCATTATCTACAAATGTAACTTTATATGTAGCCTTGCGACCCCATGGAAGAGTTAATTTACCCTCAATCTGAGTGGTAAAGTTATTAGTTTGATTCTCTAATATATGAACATCTACCGTCTGTTGGATTCCTTCATATTCAATTGTAAGCTTGCAAGTTCCATATTTTAACCCTACTATTTTATGGCCTTCAATTTTAGCTATTTCTTCATTTGAAATAGCATATTTTAATATAGGGTTTTCAACTTTCTTATCATTCTTAAAGCATTGAATATCAAGGGTCGTAGTTGTCCCCAAAGTTGATAAAATTGGGTTTTTATTTAGTATTTTTAAATCATAATGATTTTGATATTTATAATAATCTGCTATGCCTAATTCACGATTATCAGTATTATTATTAATCTTATCTTGTTCGCACATTATGGTTAATAAACCTTTATAATCTTCATTTATAAAAGTAACTTTCCAACAATGTCTATTAATTATTAATCTCATATCTTCATATATAGTTTGAGTCACTTCATTAAGAGGTAATATAATACTTTCTTTAGAATTACCCCATTGCTTGTATTTATCCTCTGTAACACCTGTAGTATATAACTGTTCATTGTTTATCAATGCTACATGTGTTTGAATTTGACCATCTTTAGATATCCATTTTAATAAGTGATTACATGGTCTTATTTTAAATGTTTGATGATCCTGAATTGAATTATGTTCTTTATCTACTATTATCCAATCCTTATGAAACCATTTAATTACACAACCTACATATGCAGGTGTTTTATTATATGTAACAAAGTATTTTTCATCCCCATTGTTTTTAGGATTATTAGGACTTACATCTTGAAACGTTCCTTTATATAATTCTTTAGAGTTGTTTATACTTACTTTATATGTATCTGGTGCATTATTAATATATCTCTCAAATTGTTTAATTTTTCGATTTATAATTTTTTCTTTATTATTTGCACCATTTATATTTACTCTGCGTTTGTATCTCTCAAAATAATCCATATTAATCACCTTGTAGTATTTTGTTATATGTATATGAATTTACATATTCTCTAAGTCTGCGTTTCGTTAATTGTTCTAATTCCATTAATTCTTTTAATAAATTTGCACCTGAAAAAGTTTTATAATCTCTATCGCCTATTTGTTGAATAAGTAATTGTTCGTGTCTTATTTTAGGTTGAAGATAAGCAACTACCATTCCTAATGCAATTATATTTATTTCTTCACTTGTAATATCAACTGTAAATTCTTCTTTATCCATATCTACATGATTTAATAAATCTTTTTTACATTGTTTAAATTCCAATGATATAGAAGTATCCATATAACTAAATAAAATTGCTTTTAAATCACCTTCTGATAAATTAGCTATATCACCATCTTCTATTTGTGATAAAAATTTATCATATATTTTAGAAAATGGGGTACTCATAAATAAGCACCTCCTCTTTATTGTTCTTGTATTTGCTCTGATATTTCTTTGAATAAATCAGGCTTTTGAACTTTGTTCTCTAATACTGACATTTTGCTATAATCATTAAATTTATTTTCTTTAAATAAAGCTACTGCCCTATCTACTATTGATAAAATGTACTTATTTGTTACTTTTTGCATTATATCCATAAATTCATTTATATCTTTGTTTATTAGCAATTCATCAATAAAATCAGATTGTAGCATCTCAGCTTTATATATATCCTTAAGTCCTGCAAATTGTAAAACATCCTCCAATGTAACATCATCACTTATTACATCAATTGGTAATATCCAATAATCTTGAAGAATTATTCTGTATTTATTTTTCATAGCATTAAGTTCTTCATAAGTTATGTAATCTAAATCACCATAAGAAGTCATGTCATAACTCCTATGAGTTCTAGGACATTCATATGTGAATTTATTATTTGTATTATTCATTATTACTATTTCCAAATCGTTAGTTATTAACTTTCTTAAATCTTTTCTTGCCAACGGTTTATTATCTTCTTTGTTTTTAGATTCACTTTTTTTTGTTATTATAGTCTCGTTCTCTTGCGGTACTTCAGTTTCTTTCAATTCTTCTTTCTTTTTAGCTGTAGCCATGTTTTTTATCATCCTTTCTAATTATATTATTTTTATGGTTTAAAAAGAGATTGAATAATACCAACCTCTTTTTAATTTAATTATGCCAATTTATAAATTCCATATACAGAAGCCTTTAATACGCCAACCCCTGCTTTTCTTTCAAATAGGAACTCGATTTGTTGATCGTTTCTTGCGGTAGCAGAAGTATTTTCGTATACAATAGGTTCTCCTTCTAATACAAGTTTGACTATCTTTGTGTCATCTGGAATAACAAATAACATGTTATCATCCATTGCAAAAGTATTTGTTCCTGCAACATGTCCTTGTGGCAATTCAACTAAGTCTGTTCCTTGGAACACCCCATAATGTCCTAAAAGATTTAGCTCGTCTTTCATTTTATCTGAAGGTACAGCAGACGTTATTTTACCAAGAGCTTTTTTAGTTCCATATACTCTTACTCCTTGTCCTGTTGCAGATTGTACATGTGCTATTAAATCAGCTAAGTCGTCGGATTTAAATGTACCTTTTACTCCATATGGAGCTGTTAAATCATCAAATGCTCCTTTAATTGCATTGTATACTCTAGTTGCTAATTCATTAGAAAAAGATTTTTTAACTTTCTCTATCATACTAGCAAAGTCACATCTTCCACTTACAAACCTGTCAAAATCTTCATAAATTTTTAATCCAATGTTTTCAACTTCCACTTGTAAAGTCTTACCATAAATTTTTTGTCTTCTAATATCGTTAGTCCCTGTTGATATAGTGGCAACTCTAAATAATGAATTGTCTTCTATATCAAATACAGGTTTGTCTCCTAGCGCTACATCATGTACGTCTACAAACGCTGATAGACTTTCTTCTACTAAAACTCCAGTAGCAGGTGATATTACTTCTTTGATTAACTCAAATATTTCCCATTGATTCTTTTTATAAGAATAAAAATTCCATTCTCCACCCACTGTGTCAAGTATTTTTTGTCTTAATACCTCTTCACCATCAGCTTTAGAAAAGTTTTGTCTTACATCTCCTTTACATATATCTACTACTAATTGTTGTATATCTGTTAGTTTTGTTTTCATATTGTTATCTCACTCCCGTTTTATGTAAATATTTTTAATTTATTTTTATTTATGTGTTTATATATTATTTTAAAATTTAATTACGCTCTTATAACTCTAAGAACTGATGCTTTGTATCCTGCTAAAGTTTCCTTTGCAATTACTTCTAATGCTATTTTTTCATTTGTTAGATCCTGCGTAGCTTTCCCTTTAACATTACTAGCTTGTGGAACTACAAATTTCCCCACTTCTGTTGCTCCGTCAATACCATTATCTGTAATAGTATAAATATCTCCTACTTCTAGTACATAACCTCTGCCTGTATTTCCTTTTACTAATATAAAATCTTCTTCTTGTAAAGTTTCGTTATACATTAAAGGTGAAGATGCATGTATTACTATACTATCTTTTTCAACATCCTTTGGTGCTGTAGCTACTCTTACTTCACCATCTGATGCTAATTTACCTAATGATACGAACATACCATTTTCTAAATCTCCGTCAAATTTAATTGACTCAATATGTGCTGTTGCTTTAACCTTGTCTAATCTTATTATTGTTTTATTTGTCTTTGCCATTATATAATGACCTCCTTCATATTTTAATTATTTTTTAATTTATTTGTTAAGATTTTCAAAATAATTTGTTAATTCACCATAGATACTTTTAGTGTTTTCTGTGTTGTTTATTCTTACAGAAGCCTTTTCATTGTATTCTGCGCTAGTGAATTGTTGATTACCTTGTAAAGCCTTTTTACCTACTAATACATAACATTTTTCTTTTAGTTCATCTAAAGATATTTCTTGGTTTATTGCTTGTTTTCTAATATCTTTAACTTCTTCATCTGTAAATGAAAATTCTTTTAATGATTTATCAACTGACTGAGTTAACTTTTCTTTTTCAAATTCATTTTTAACTTCTTCTAATTCAGAATTTGTTTTTTTTAAACATTCAAATTCCTTATTTATAGTATCAAACTTACTCTTTAAATCATCGTAGTTTGATTGTAAATTTGAAAATTGCTCATTTACTGAATTATTATTTTCTTTAATATCTTTCTTTTTAGAGAATTCATCTAATTGACTTTTTAATTTTGTATATTCAGTATTTAAAGTTTTATACTCTTCTGTTTCTACAATGTTAATTTCGTCTTGTGCCTTTTGTTGTGCCTTTTCTACTGAATATTTAATTCTATTATTTAATATTGATGAGAAATTAATTTCAACTTCGGTATCTCCATCTTCTTTAGGTCTGAAATCACTAACATAAGGTACTTTATTATCAAAATCTAAAGTAACTGTATCACCTGATACCGTACAAGGAATACCATATAGTTGAGTCCAATCGTTGGATATGACAACTACAACATCGTCTTTTATATCTCTATAATAAAACTCATTCTCTTCATATGAATCTCCCCAATAATCTTTTACTATAATTTTTCTTTCTCTAAGAACTTTTCTGATCTCATCTATTAAATTTTCTGTGCTAAGGCTAAAATTAGTTTTATTTTTACCCATGTCTTTTACCTCACTTCCATTTTCTTTATTTTTATTAAATTTCTTAAATTGTTCCATATACACTTGAATATCTTCAAATATACTTTGTTTACTAAATTGCGCTTCAATTGTAGAGTTAATCATAGCAGGTTCTATATCTGATCCTAATGCACATGCACCAAAGAATTTAAAGTCAGTAAAATGAAATAGCTTATCTTCTTTAAATTCTCCTGTATAATCACTTGCCAACTCCATTGATTGTGGTTTGATATTTTGATTTTCAAAAATCTCAATAGGATTGTCCCATTTAGCCCATATCAAACCTTCAACTGTCAAAAATTCTCTTTCTATTCCATCATCGCATAATCTCATTTCAAATTGAGCATTATTGGATTCAGGAATCACTCCTATTGCTTGTCCTAAATATTTAAACTTCTGTTCTCCATTCTTAACAACAATGATAGTTCTATGGTCTGAAAAATCCTCTTCACCACTTGAATTAGTTTCTATATAAGTTAATATAGGAGTATTACTTAAACTAGGAATAGCATTTTCCACTACTTCCTTTGAAAAATAACTGCCGTTAAAATTTTCACCTAAATGCATAAGCCATATTTTAACTTTTAAAAATCTGATGTCACTATATTCGCTTTCATATTGATCTAATTTCTGAAATATTACAGGTATTTTCTTATTAACTTGATTTTTTTTATTATCCACTCTATATCCTCACCTCCTTTCAAATCTGAAATAATATATTTTAAATTATATTATTGATTATCTCTCCATTGCTCGGTATTATCATTTATGCCATTATCACTATCTTCTGCTTTTGGTCTACCGTTGCATAAAACTTATAAAAAATTATAAATATATAAATTCTATATGTGTTGTTCATTACTAAACAACTTTCCTCTTCTTAAAGTTCTATTTTGAATAATTCCTTATTCTACTCTAGTTTGGTATAACTCTCCAAGGACTTAAATTCCCGTACAACGCACGGTACACATAGCATAATTTCTCTATACCAATTATGCTATTTTATAATTACTAAGATTAATACTTGCATTTTTATCTCTATCAATAGCTAAACCACATTTATAACACTTGTAAACTCTATCTGATAGTTTTAAATCTTTTTTGATATTCCCACAACATGAACAAGTTTTACTGCTAGGATAAAATCTATCAACTTGTATGAATTTAATGCTATTCCATTCACATTTATATTTCATTTGTCTTATAAATTCATAAAAACATTGTTCTTGTATTGCTTTTGATAGATGTTTATTTTTAAGCATACCTTGAACATTTAAGTCTTCCATTACCACTCTGTATGGCTTTAATTTTATTATTTTATTTGTAGTTTGATGTATGTGGTTATTTCTAATATTATTAAGTTTTCTATAAATAAGTCTTATTTCATGTTCTAATTTAATAATATTATTAGTTTTAATAAATTTGTTATTTTGCTTATTCATTAAATACTTTCTTGAAACTTGTCTTTGTAGTCTTTTTAATCTCTTTTTTAATTTTCTAACTTTAACAGATTTATTAATGTTTTTTATAGGTTTATCTAAGCAGTTAACAACAGCCAAATCTTTAACTCCTAAATCTATACCAATACTTAAATCCTTATTTAATTTAACTTGATTTTCGTAATGTTCAAATCCTAATGTTAAATACCAATACTTCCCGTCAAAATGACATCTTGGATTGTTGTATTTTGATAAATTAGGTATTTTGTAATTGGTATTATATTTGACCTTACCTATTTTCTCAAAATTAACTTTATGATCTTTAAATTTGATAGAATCATATCTAACATAAAAAGATTTTTTAGATTTCTTTTTAGTCTTAAATTTAGGATATCCTGATAATCCTTTAAAAAATCTATCAAATCCATCTTTTAAATCGTCAAAGGATTTTGCTGTTACTTGACCACTTACTTCTTTTAACCATTTATAATTGTCATCTTTTTTTAAAGTATTATTAAACTCGGTTCTGACTTTAATTTTATTAGGCTTTTCACCACTTTTATAAATTTCATTCCATCTATTAAGTCCCCAATTATAAGTAAATCTAGCAACACCACAGGATTTAAACATCAATACTTCTTGTTCTTTGGTTGGAAATAATCTAATTTTCACTGCCTTTATCATTTTTATCACCTCACTCGCTATATTCTTATGATAACATGGTGTTAACACCTTGTCAACTGCAATCTTATATGCTATTATGAAACATAATAATATTGAGGTGATTTATATTGACTATTAGTAACGATAAGACTAGAACTCAAATAACTATTGAAAAAGATTTAAAAAAACAACTAGAACAAGTTGCAAAAGAACAAAACCGTTCTTTCAATAACTTAGTAATTACAATTTTAAAAGATTTTATGTCTAAACACTCTTAATTGAGTGTTTTTTAACTTTATATATTTATAACTTCTTATAAGTTTTATGCATATTCACATAAATACGTTACCATTTATGCAGTTCTCTTATGAACTTCTTATACTTTCATATAAGCGCAGACTATATCACCACCTTAATCGGTGTCCCCCATTTCCACTCACTTGAGTGTACGAGAATATTCTCTAGTCGTTGAGCCTTTTCCTATTCGGAACTTGGTTGCTGATTGTCCATTATTATAACACTTAGGATTTAACCTTATGCCATCTATACTATTTTTTCTACTTTCGTAACTTTCACACTTAGACTTATTTCATTCTTATGTTGTAGTTAGTATAGCTTTAGGAGTTTCCAGCAGTTAAAGGGATTTTGGATGTATACATACATCACTCCATACTCTTTATGAATATGGGAGGCTGTCAACAATTTTCTAAATTATAACTTATTATAACTTATTTGTAACTGTTAGTTACCTCTATCCTTATCAGATAACGTGTGGGACGTTTTTGCAGGTATTAATAAGTCATCTAATCCTATTGTCTGTTCGGCTTTTAATATATTTACCGTTTCTAATGGACTAAATCCCTTTAACGCAAAGAATTCCATACGAGAACCTCCATAAGCTAACGAATCTTTTGCGATTTTAAATTTATCATCGGCATTAAAATAACTTGTATTTAACATTTTTACTTTCCATACAAACTGTGGATTTACTTCTTTTAGTTCATAGTTTATGTAATTTACAAATAACGGTAGTATGATGCTAAATAATATTTGAGTATCTGCTAACACCGATAATTTTAAAGCCTCACTTGATGCTTTCTTATTAGCGAACAATAAATCTGAAACTCCTGAATTTTTATAAACTTCATCAGTTGAATCATTTATTATATTATTCTTTTGAGCGTTCCCTGCATTGTTTAAGTTTATAGTTTCTGTTTTAAATGGATTAGTGATACTTTTAATACCTTCGGGCAAATTCTTTTGAATAGCTTTGTTATAAGCTTCAGCTAAATCTAAATCCATAATCGGTTTACCAGTATCTTTATTGATTGCTATTTCATTATGTATAATTTTAGAATTATCTAATCTATCTACGTCTTTTTTTAATCCTTTTACATTATCTATTTCTATTACATCTGGGAATAAGAAACAAAATGGAGGATAACTATGACTTGAATTTAATAGTGTAGGGAAAGCTACTCCTTTATCACTTATTTGAACCCAATTATTCATTTCAACAGAATTGTTGCTTTTATTTCTAGTCTTCTTTTTGACTTTACTTTTTTTATTGGTAGAACTTTTATACTTATTGTACTTAGTTTGGAATTCAATTGGATAATCTAATATCGTATTATCATCGAATTCATCTAAATTTACTTCATATCTAAAAACATTATCTTCATTAGTAGAAATTCTACAGTACGAATTTGGTATTTGTTTAAATACTATGGAGCTATCATCTTCTAACTTATAAAAGAAGCCTTCGCCACATTTGAACATTTCTTCTGCAAAATATGGTAAATAGAATTTTAAATTCATTTTATCTAAATATAAAGCACATTTTTCATATGATTCTTGTACTATTTCTTTTTTATCTACCTTTGATAATGACATAGCAGGATATATTAAATGGTCGTATGTTAAACAACTTGACCAATATTTTATTAATCTAAAATATATACCCTGTTTAGCCATTAGACTTAAAGAACAAGATTGAAGTAATTTATAATTTTTGATAGGATCTTCTAACAATTTATAAACTTTTGTTATATTCATTTTTGAACTTTTATATTTGCTAGAATTTGAAGTGGGATTATTTGACACACTATTACTAGCAAAATTTATAAGTTGCTGTTTTTCTGCTTGTTTTTTTTCTTGTTCTAGTTCTTCAAGTGATTTTTGATATGTAATAGTAATCACCTACTTTCTTTTTAAATTTATTTTTAGTTATGAAAAGAAACAATATTTTATAACATCATTATCTTTTTGTTGTTTTTGCAAATCCTTTTCTAATACGTTAGCAAAATAGTTAGCATAAGTTAATGAACTATACCTATCCTTTCTTTGTCCTCTAGGTTCTACTAATTTTATTAATCCATTTTTACCTTCATTGGATAAGTTAATTACTTCATTAACTAATAATGTTATTTGTTTATACGGAAGTTCTAACTTTACCTGTTCTTCAATTGATAAATTATTAAATCCTTTTAAACCCTTTAATAATTGCCTTCCATCATTTTCATGTATTAGCAATTTCATTTTTCTTCGTTTTAATATATCTTTCAGTAAAATAGCACATTCACTATTAAAATTCTGATTACCTTTAACACTAAATATCTTTTTAGGCGCATCATCTGTCATACATCTTTCAGCCATTTTTTCATCATTCATACATGAAAAAGGTTCATATTCTTTTTTTCTTTCTTTATCATATAACGAAACACACAGTTGGTCATATACGCCTAATCCAACTCCCATTGTGTCTAAAACTATATAATCACAATCAAAATCATCGAATAATTGTCTTATTCTAATAGCTTGACTAACAGTATGTCCACCTACTAAGCTTTCTAAATAAACTACATGTCTTACATAATGATCTTTTTCTTTTATGAGTCGCAATACAGTATAAGCAGAAGCATCATTTTCTTTTCCTGACATAGTTGCGATATCACAAGATAGCACTCTAATTTCATTCTTCTTTTTAGATTTATATTTTATTCTATTATCTTTTATCATATTATAAAAAGGTTTAGGGTATAACGGCTCTGGAATTACTCTGTTATCATTTAAATCATCTAATTTGAAATATGCTTTCTGAGATTCTCCAAAGAATAAACATTCCATTTCCATTGAAAAGCCTAATGGATCAAAGTCATCTTCTGACATTTCGTCTTGCACTTGTTCTACATCTAATAAATTTTCACTTATGGCTAATTGATAAGGCAATCCACAAAGAAAATATTTTTTACCTTGTGTCATAGCCTTAAAAAAAGCTTTAACTTTTAGCCATGACCAATGAGATTTGTACCAACAAGATGACAAATACAATTCTTTATTTCTTTCTTTTAAATGAGCATATTCAGGTTTGCTTAAATATTTTGGTTGACGAGGGGCTGTTTGAAATTTCATATTATTCCACATTTTCATGTGGTATGGACTATATCATAAAATTATATACTAAATAATTTATTATATAATTCTCTCTGCACTTCCAATGGTGATTAACTCCATTGTACTCTACTCCGTTATTCACTTGAATTTTATTTCAAGTTATCGTTTCGATAGTCTCTACACCTTATTTAATATACTTATATATAAATCTTGGCACGGTATTAACATATCTTGCGACTTAGCCTTCACCGTTAGCAGTATTTAAAATACCACACCTGTTTTGTCTTCACAGTTCACAGAGTTTTAATTACGCAAATTTTCTTCGTTTACGCAATACTTTGTTTAAAATATCTAAATCGACCATACGAAATTCATCCACTATAAGAACATTACTCCTTTTACTTCTAGCTCCATCATTACTTGCCACTATTTTAATCCAACTACCATTGTGAAACTCAACTCTGGCATCGTTACTATTTGTAGTTAAATAACTTATTTCTCTTTCTAAATTAGGAGATGTTTTTCGTAAATCATCTATTTTCTCTATAACCTCTCTAGCTTGGGACTTTTGACCACTTGAGACTATTACCTTACTTTCTGGGAAAAGAATACATCTTACACAACAAAATATAGCTGTTAAAAATGTCTTTCCCTGTCCCCTCGAGGCTAAATACATAAAGTAATTGAAATGCATCATAAAATATATTAAAATCTTTTGAAATGTTTTTAACCCTATTCCTAAATAATCTTCAACAAAAATATGAGGAAATAACCTATAATAACTACACCATAGTGCAATTCCATTCATTAGTTTTTTAGATTTAGCTACATTATCACTTTCTTTATTGAAATTTCGGTTCTTAGTAAATATATCAGCGTTATTTTTTCTATTATTTCTATCTACTTTAAAGTTAATCATCTATGTTTTCCTCTTCAGGATAGTCATTGATAGGATTATCAACTGTGTAGTTATTAACTTCCTCTTCGTATAATCTTGAATAATCATTATCTACACCCATCATTTTACATAAATGACCTAAAAACCATACCAATACATATTTTTTTATCCAATCGGCTTTTTTCCATTCTTCCATAGCTTCAGGTATCGGTTTTTCATTTTCCCATTTTTTCACTAGCGTACCGAAGGTATTTTGGTCAACTGCGTTAGCACCTGTTTCTTGAACAGGTTTAAGATTGCTAGAACCTAATAAATCTTGTAATGTTTTTAATTGCTGATCTACCTTTTCTTCATTTGCTCTTCTTTTTTCTATATCCAATTCTTGTAGGCATATTTGTTTTATTAACAGTTCCATTCCTTTAGAATCACATTCATATCTAGTTATAAAATCTTCAAATTCTTCTTGAAGCCATATATAATCTTGATTTTCTAGTCCACGACCCCAAAATCTCTCATACTGTCTTTTGTCATTGTCATTCAGCTTAGTTACTTCATGATGTTCTTCGTTATTATTACTTTTAATTTTACTTATATTACACTCATCAAATTGGCTGTTTCTATATTTAAATTCTTTATATTGAGGTAATGAACTTATTTGTGTAATATACGCACCCCAAGGTGATTCATCTGTTTTTGCAATATCATTCCATACGCTTTGTATAAAAGGCTTATCTAAGATATGAAGTATAAAAAATACAGATGTCATTTCTTTATAGTCGATAATCTTTTTCACACAATTTTTACATATACTAAAATGATTATGTATGTACTCAATGTCATTTTGATAAAAATTATTCGCTATATTTTTCTTTTCTTTCCCACAACAAAAACATATCTTTGTATCACTTGGTTTATTCTTATCTGATTTTTTGGCTACCATTTACATCACTTCCTTTTTACTCCTTCCTTAAATTTTGCATAATAAAAGGAAGCTACATTTAAATAGCTTCCTTCATATTTCTTACTCTTTCCATTGAATTGTAGGATTTTAATTCCTCTTTTAATTTATTATCAAATTCACCTTTATAGTATCTTTGTTTAAATTCTTCAAAATCTTCATAACTAGCATTTTGTCGATAATACTGTCCATGATATAGTCTATGAATATCTTCGTTTAAGCATATCCCTAAACCATATTTATAATGTAATTCTAAACACTTACTTTCCATTTGTTTTAATTCATATTCAGTATATTCATTAATATTTTGTTTTATAGGTAATTGTAATATTTTCATTGTTTCTTGTATAATTTGATTAAATCCATAAACATGATGAATTACATGGAATTCTGTACCAGTAATACAACATTTATATTTTGATTTTATCATGCTATCTTGTTTCCACTTTCTTATCTTATCTCTTAAAAATGTATGTATTGGAGAAATACCACCCTTCCACATATAACAGTTTTCACCACTGATTTTATCATATCTACATTTCTTGCATCCACTTCCTCCTTGATGCAATATATCATAGTATGTAGTTTGAACACCTTCTTGTGGATGTTTATTACATATAAAATGAATTCTTTGATGTGAATTTTTATATATAAATGGGTTTTCTACAATAGTTAATCCTCTATCTTTAAATGCTCTGATTACTATTTCAGAATCTAGTTGATTAGCTTCAGAAATTTTGTTTCTTACTGATTGTAATTGACTATTCCAACTTAATCCATATTTTTCTTTAAATACATCTTTATTTTTCTCATGTCTGCAATTATAACACGCATCTGTTTTAATGCTATTACGTTGTTTTATGTATTTGTCGTAAGATTTTTCGAATATTTTCCCACAATAATCACATTTTACTTGTATTTTTGTTTGTGATCCTTTAGGCAAATCTTCCACTTTTACTATAATCCTTGTCCCCTTTTTAACAGCCCATCTATAATGGTCATCTTTATATTTAGGGATTTCATACCCTAAATTTTCATAGTGTCTTTTATTTTGACCACTTACCAATATTTCAACTTCTTTGCTTATTAACATTTTATCTACCTCCGTATAGATGCAATTAAACAAATTCTCATTTAATTATTTTGATTTATTTTTATTATCTCCGATTGTATATAGTAAAATAGAGGAAGTACATTCGGAGTCTGTACTTATTAATACGGGTAGCTAATCCATATATATCCTCTACATAAATATTACCATAATTATTTTATCACGTCAAATATTTTAATTTATTTATATAATCACAATTAGACGTACCTATAAGATACGCCTTATCTAACTATATGTATAATATTTAAATTCTATTTTAATTTATTTATATGTAATATTTCTTTAATAGTTTTCTTATATAATCTAGTCCTTTTTGATATACTACAGTTTTAACATTTATTTTAATTTCACCGTTAGGTTTCTCAAATTCTTTTTCTATAATTTTAAAATATTTACTATCTACAAATTTTTGATATGGTGTATTATTACTCATTAATACATCATGTTCTCTAAGAAATTTGAATAAATTATTTCTACCTATGCCCATATTTAAAACTTTTGCACATTCACCCATATCTATTGTATCTTCACTTTTAGTTACAGCATCATAGAATTCAGCTTTAGGTAGCATGATATAGTTTTCTTCTTTTAATTTTTCATTTTCTTCAGCCTTATCAGCTAACTCTCTCAATGCTTCTGCATAAGTTCGTGGTAATTTATATGTAGTCATTTGTCTTAAGCTTTCTTCCATCTTATTAAATGCATCAACATACGTTGCAGTAAATAATACCCCTTTTTTACCAGTCATTTTATTAGCTATCATTTCACAGCCTTCTTTAGTTACTAAATAGCATTTTCTTTCTTGATTGTTTTTATCTTTATAATTAGATTCTATAAAGAAATCGCCCAGTCCAAAATTGGCTTCGGCTAAATATCCTATATAAATATTAATGTCTCTTAACAATTTGCTATGTTCTTTACCTACCATCCTTGCCACATCTCTACTATCTGTTAATAACTTCCCATTTTGATTTATTACTTTTAATTCATTTTTCATGTAATCGACCTCTTTCTTTTATTTTAGTAATATATAATCTCTTATATATTCCAATTGACATTCGACTTAATATAATTAGGTATACAAAAAGGACTAGAATTTAATCTAGCCCCTTTGGAAAATATATTACCAAAATCATAAAAGGGTGGTCGAATACCCATTGCAACATATAAATAAAGTAGAATCAATATTTCTATCAATCCTACTTTTAATTTTTTAATTAATTTCAAAGTAAATAAAATTTAGTTTTTATTTTATATACTCATCAATATTAGCAACTTACAATAACCATTAGCTACTAACCGTTGCTAATATTATCAGTGTATAAGCATTTATGCTGTGTAAAATACCTTGTTAGTTCTAGTGTCTTAATTATTATTAAGAACTACTTGCTAAAAGCTTGAAGCACCATCTCCTACACATTCAACTCTTTTTTGTTTTTTATTTACATCAGTCCAAGAATAGATATATTCTTTAGAAGGATCTTTATTGAAAACAACTAGTACCTCATAAGGTAGAAGTCCACCTTTTATTGGATTATAATAGACTCTAACATTTCTTATTTCATTTTCATGATATCCATCTTTATACAATTTCCAAACAGTTGAATTCAGTATTTGTTCCCTTTCTTTTTGATCCCCTATGAAATATATCTTATATCTTAAAGAAATATTATTAAAAACTAATAAAATAACAGCTACAATGAATACGTACTTTCTCTTAAATTTTTTCATTGATTTACCCCCCCCTTTTGATTTAACTTAATTATACAATATATATCAAAAGGTGTAAATATACACTAATAATTACTTATGTTTATTATAAGTATATTTACTTAACTCTAGTTACTTGATGTAACTCTGTTTAAGCAATTTACCAATTACTTTGAAAGTATCTTTTACTCCTTGCTGGTATATCTGATCTAACACTTCATCTTTTTCCTCTTCGCAACATTCATCACAGCATTTACAACAATCACATTGCTCATTTGATAAATCGTCCACATAGTTTTCTTCTAATGATTTAAGATTCTCTAAATCTACGAATTCATAATCACCTATCAAACTTAATGCATCATTCGCATAACATTTTTCTAAAATATTATCGCCATATTCATCTAATACACTATCTTGAACAAGTATATTATCAGCTATGTATTCATCATACAACTCTCCATCTTTATTAGTTAAAAATTCAATAATAAAATCACTGTCTTCACATTTAAAAACACTATAATAAGGATATTCACAATCTAATTCAACACTAAAATAATTCTCAAAATCATCTTTACTATACTCTGAGTATTTTAATATATCCCATGCAGTTTTATAATCACATAAGAACATTACTCCCTTATTAGTATTAAAATAATTTTCCATTATATAATCTAAATTATATTCTTTAACATTTAACTTTTTCATTTAATCAATTCCTTTCTATTAATCATTTTAATCTAGTATCGACTTTATCTAATTCTAATTCCTTCATTAAAATAGCAACCACAATATATGTGATTGCTTAGTCTAAGTTGTTTTGTTTTTCACCTAACTTCGTCCTTTCTACGGTATTTTTGTTATATGTATATGTAGTCTAAATAATTAGACTTATAACCACCTTTTTAATAATAATTTTTCTAGCCATATTATAAAAGGTATAGCTATTATCACTCCAGCTATAGAAAAAAGTATTCTTTCCAATTTAATCATCCTTTTTACAATATTAATGTATAATCTTCTTTCCTATCATTCTCTTTTAATTCATCTAAATAATATGTTTTAATATTATTATAATTAATTTTTTCATCATTATTATATCTTATGATAGTATAGCAATAATCTTGATTAGTATAATTTAATTTACCACAATCAGCATATTTCATTGGATTACACATACATCCATTTTCTACTGAAAATACACCTTGTCTTCTTGATACTATCATTTGACTTTGTTTATGAGTATGTCCAAATACTGCAACATCGAATTTCTCTTGTTTGTTTAAGAAATGTGCAACTACTGATTCACATAACCTACCATCAATTTGTGAGAACCCCTTTGGATGACATACTATTAATTTTTCATCTAAATTAACATACCAATGAGGAATATATGTTATATCTGCAATTCCTTCATAAGTTACTTTTTTATCATCTTCATAAATCGTGAATCCATCAACTAACATTGATAATATATTAGGATTCAAGAATTTTTGTAAGTCCTTCTTTTGCATATTACAAATTTCCTTGTATAATCTTTCTTCATGATTCCCATTGAATAAGACTATCTTTTGTCCATTATTCAATATTTTTCTTACTTTCTTTAAGAAGTTATATGCATAAACCAACTCTTGTACTAATGACATTCTTTGTACTTTAGGAAAACTTGATATAGCTTCACAATCCATTAAATCTCCTGCAATAACCAAAGTGTCAATTTCATGCGAATGTTTTTGTATTATTTCCAACGCATCTTTTCTCTCATATGGTACATGAAGATCGTTTATTATCATTACATTTTTATCATATTTCTTATTTATTTCTATTAAAGTATCTTGTCTACCTAAGTTATAATCAAAACTACGACATCTCCTAGTAGATTCACCTAGATTCTTACCTTCTATTTCATTCATTAATTTCCATATTTTCTTATTATTTAATCCATATGCAACTTTGTTTCTATATAATCTAGCTTCATACTGTCTGATAGTTTCATTATCTTGTTTTTTAATTTTATTATCTAACATTAACCAGCTAATTCCTTTCTATTTAATTCATTTTCATATTTTTTAATAATGTCTGAGATATCTACATCATTATCTCTGCACAATGCTACTATTGTACTTACTGCATTAGATAGTTCTTCGTCATGCAACATTTTTAAAGTTCTTGGCTTAGTCTTTTTACCTGTTGAGTTCATGAAATTTGTAATTCTAGCATTTATATTTATACTATGTTTGTATAATATTTCTTTCTTGAACTTAGTCCATGCTTCACCAAAGTTACCTAATTTACTTCCATAAGCTCTAACTAAAGCATTTATCAAATTTCTATCAGCCCATTTTAAGTTTTCACCACTTAACAAATCATTTTCTTTATCTAATGTTTCATTATCATCTTTTAATTGTATTATTTGTTTTTGTTGATTTTCTATATTTTCAAATAAACCTTTAACAATAGTTTTATGTGTATCATCTAGCGTTCCAAAATATGTATTAACCATTAAATCTGCATTAGCTACATAACCACCTGTTTTACGAATATCAGGTAATACTTCATCAAAGACCCATGTTTCAAACTTTTCAGCTTGTGGTAAATGTGATCCAGTAATCAATCTATAGATATCACCTTCAGGAATTAGATTGACCTCAATTCCATTAACTTTTAACCCGTTACATTTTGTAACGCCTTTACATTTTCTTGACAATGTAGTTCTCCAACTTCCTTCTGAATAACCAAGCGATTTTAAAACGTCATTAGCAACTGCATAAGGTTTTCCGTTTATTTCTGTCATTCTAACTTGTCCAAATTGTTCATTTGTAAATACCTGTAAATTATTATTCATAAATTGTCCTCCACAGTTTTTGGGTACTGTTAAACCTCCAATGTATGCTAATTAAAGCACCAATATACACACACGCACATTTCACTCCTATATATGGAGGACTAATTCTATACATGGAGTATAGTATGTGTATGTATATATTGCTACCTTAATTTATGGAATATTTTTAATTTAATTTTTAAAATTTAAATAAAAAGAGTCTACCTTATTTCTATAAGATAAACTCTAAATATTATGTTTCTGGACATGAAAACACTCAACCCTATCAAAAGTAAGTGTTTGTTTCATAACAGAGATTAATTTTTGTAATTAATTTTTTTAATTCATGTCAATCCCAAACATAAAAATATTACAACATTAGTGAGGTTATTATTCACTCACCAAAGTTGTAGTGGGGAGCGAATCACCCACCATTAAACATTTGGCTCATATTTTGATTCTCCACCACAGAGAATTTTTACTATTACCCCACTCGTGAGTAATATAGTTGTTATTATATAATGGATTCGAACTAGTAACCCACGTGTTCTTCCACTCCAATTACGGGCATCTACATCCCAAGCTTACCGACCAATATGGTAGCATTTCTAACATTAAGTTAACGGTCATTAATTTAATATAATTTGTGAATTATATAGCTATGTGGACTTCTAACGGATAACTATATTATCTCCTAAACCTATATCATAGATTTTAAAAAACTTTATAACCTTAATTTTTAAACTCTACAACTTTGAATTCATAAGAACTTTGAATTTTGAACATTGAAATTTAAACTTTACAACTTTGAACTTTTACAGATATTAATGATATATCACTATTGTATATCATTGTTGTATAACGTATTCCTACGTTTATTCTTCTATTTTTCAATATCCCATTCTTGAAATTTTTAGTTGTGGTTGTAACGCCAACCACAGGCGAATATAGATTCTTAGTTTTCATATAACTCACAATATATTACTATGTAAAGCTTATATTACTTATTTATCATCTGAAATTGTTATCTTAGTTATAGCATTTGATTCACTTAGACAAGCATCTACTTCTGTTTCAAAACTATCTATTTCATCTGTCAATTTATCTACTTTCTCTTTTAGTTTGAGTGGATCAATTATTTCATATCCATGTTGTTTCCTGAAATTTTCTGTAAATATTGTTACATCATTATCCTTTTGCTTAGTTTCAGTACCAAACATAGTTTCTAAATGTTCATTTAATTGCTGTTCTACTTTATTATTACTTGATTCATATAAAGCCAACGCTCTATTATAGTCATTTCTCATAGATACCAATAACATCTTATCTAGTTCTATACTATTTTTTCTTTCTATTGCTTCAGCAACAGTATATTCTTTATTTGCTATTGCTACTTTTGTTATTGCATTACTAGCTACTATTTTAGTTTTTATTTCATTCCTTCTAGCAATTAAATCAACTATACTATCATAAGAAGATTTAGCACTTTGATTAAATTCCTCTCTAGTCTGAATACCGTCAACTTTTTTTGATGATTGCTTACATACTATTGCAAATTTACTTTCGCTTATTTTTTTATTAATTTTCTTATCTAAAGTTTTTAATTCTGTTAATGCTCTTGCTATTGTTATTTCTTGTACCATTAATACAACAACACCTTTCTTATTTTAATTTTATTATTTTGGCATAGGTAGTAGGAATCGAACCTACATCAATAGTTTTGGAGACTATCATGTTAGCCGTTACACCATACCTACATATTATTGTGAATTCAATCGGCGTTAAGCCTTTAAGGGAGGGAGGATTGCATGAGATTCGAACTCATATCTCTGATTTATTTAAGGGGAGGTGTATATAAAATCAGTATTTTACCAACTTAAACTAACAATCCATGATTCCTATGAAATTAATCATAGGAATTTTAATTTATTTCCTTAATGCTATTAGATAAAACAAAAAAGTTTTAAGAAACTGGCACTTTTCCAGAATAGATAAAAATAATGCTACCTACCCCCATAGGCACAATTTATTCTTCTGGAATTTCTTCTGATTCTGCCTTTTCTTTGAATGATAAAACTCCATATTTTCCATTGAAATATTTAATTTCATCTAAATCAGTTAGCAATCTAAATTCTGTATCTTCTTCAGTTTGAAAATAGATTTTTCCATCTTCAATTTTAAAATCAGCTTCAACCTGACCAATTGTATTCTCTGTTCTTTTAAACTTAACTAATTTCTTTTCTGCCATAAAACTTCATCCTTTCCATATTAAACAATGTATAATTATTCATTTTAATGATAGGGAAGAATAAACTTCCCCATATGTACTATTTATTATCTACTATTTCTTTAAGTTGTCTACCTGCTTTAAATACTGGAACTATCTTATCTTTTGAAGTATAAGTTTCACCTTTCTTTGATCCAAAATTAATAGTTCCTGTTCTGCCTTTTTGTTCTCTAGTTTCAAAAGTTCCAAATCCTATTAGTTGTATCTTTTTACCTTCTTTTAAAGCCTCTTTAACACTTTCAATAAATGCTTTTAGTGCTAGTTCAGCGTCCTTTTTTGTTAATACTGCCTTTTCAGCCATTGAGTTTACTAATTCAGTTTTGTTCATAAAATATTTCTCCTTTCATGTTTTAAGTCTCTTGGACTATTTGTATTTTTTATTTTTAATTTTTAATTTAATTTTATTAAAATGGGGAAGATTTATACAACCTCTGGGTTTTTGTAAATATAGATACTACCTGTCCCCCTTAGAGGAGATTACGTTTTTAGGTTATAAAAGTGCTTCAAACCCTTATACGCCAATGGTTTCATTGTATTTTCATACAATCATAATTTTTCGTAGACACCCTTCAAACGTAGATATATCAAGGGTTACAAGGCTTGTTTAAATCAAACACTTTTACGTTTCTTTCTATTATTAGCTGTCTTTTTTATATTTATTTCCTTAGCACATTTTGCACAATACTTAATTCTATTATTCGATACTTTAATTCTCTTACCACATTTTTCACATTGAATTGTGCCTTTTAATTTATTCTTAATATTTAATTTTAAATTTTCTACTATTATATTACCAAAGCACTCCCATAATGTAGTTTTGAATTTGGCTTTTTTATCTCCATATAAGTATTTAATTAAAACATCTGTTATATATACTTCATCATTATAAACTTCTAATAATTGATTTTTAATATCTTGATATAAGAATACTACATTATCAACTTTTCCGTCCTTGTTCTTACCGATTAAGAAAGGTTTCTTCAAATCTAATTCGGTATATTTATCAATTATTTTCTTATCCATTTTCACTTTTTTATTATGCATTAACATATTATAATCAAATTTACCTAATTGTGTATTTTTAAAACTAATTCTAGGATTTGGGATAGTTTTTTCTAGCCTATTAACCACACTATTATTAATTGTTTCAACTTTACTATTATCTTTGTCTTTAGCATATATAAAAAAATGAGGTACTTTTAATTTAGTATATTGATTTATTATTTTTTTCATTTTCTTTGGTCTTTGAGGTTTATATAATGTCTTAGCAAAATCGATCGTGAAATTGTTCTCCATACATAATAATTTAATTACATTAATATCAGCATTGTCACTATTCCATATTTTACTTATATTATTACTAATTTCACCTATATTTCCTCCTGTGTAAGCACTTTTCAATCCATTGTATATACTTTGACTATTAATTATTGTAGGTTCAGCTTTTCTCATATTGTAATACAAAGGAACAATTCCCTTCATATTTCTTTTTGCTACTTCAACAAGTAGTGGTTCAGCACATACTAATGATTTATCACCATCTACATCAAACATTAATATTTTACTTATAATATCATGTGTGCTAGTATATATTGCTTTAGTATTAAACCATCTTTTCATTTCCTTTATTCGATCTTCATTTTCCTCACTCTTATATGCTACATTTTTTCTTACTGCGTGTTCTCTATATAAATGAGGACTTCTTAAACAGTCTAATTCAGGTTTATTATCATAAAAGCTACACCATACTTCACCATTTTGCAATAATCCTTTAGGATTTTCTTCATGTAAAAATAGCCATTCACAAAATGCATATGTATCAGGTGCTAAGAATGTATATATGGCATCTATATCTAACTTACCTGCTCTGCCTTCTTTCACTAAACTCTTTTTAACATTTTTTAATATTTCTTTATTATATGTATCATTTAACAACTCTGGATATATTTCTAATGATTGCTGTAAATAGTTTTTATTTCTATTTGCAGAAGTGACACCTAAAACCTTTAGCATAGTATTCTTATCATTACTTATATTTTTAATTTTATTAATAGTCTTTTTAGATATCTCTTGTAGTTCCGTATCAGTTATATCCGTCAATGTTTGCAACATTTGATAATTAATTTTGGCTTTCTGAAATTTGTCTTCTTCCTCATTACATGTTCCTGCTTGACAATTATATTTGATGAAGTTGTCTATATATTCTTCCCAACTTTTATAATATTTCCACATTTTAAATTGACTTTTGGTAAATATAATTTCTATTTTTTCTTTTAATATGTCATGTTCCTTCCCATATATATCTTTTACTATACCACAATATTTACCTAATTCTTTACTTTTTTCTCTAATAAATTTATTAAATGGTGATGATATTAATAACCCCTTGACCCAAGGTGATCTAAACATTCTATTTCTACCTAATTTAGGTAGCATTATTCCACAACCATCCATGTGAGGAATTGGCACATCTTTGATAACTCTTTCTATTGTATATGTTTCATCATCTATTAAGTCTACAGTTTCTTTAACATCAGTTTCAAAATCATCAACTACTATAGTTTTAGTTATATCAAAATCTTTCCACTCATCTGTAGCACTATTGTTTAAGGCTAAATACGCTAAATATTTGTTTATATTAACTCCACCACATTCATTAATACGTTCTATGGTTAGTCCACAACTTAGAGTATCGTAATATCTTTTTAATTGGCTTTCTTTAATAAATACTGTTTTTTTAGTCCTTATTTGTCCTGCACTAGCGGTTAAACAAGTATATTTTTCTCCTTTAAGCATGAATCCATCTAAAATTAAATCTTCGATTATTTCAAAGAAATAAGTTTGTACAATTATTAAATCTTCGGTTAAAGTGTCTATTGGTACTTGCATAACTCTAGTTAAGGTAGATTCAAATACAGAAATTACATTTTTTATATTTAGATATTCTTGATTTAGTTCTCTAATATCTCTATTTTTATAATTAAACTGTTTTGTTGCTTTAAACTCTTCATATAAAGTATCTTTTATTATCTTTATTTTTTTATTTATACTTTTGAATGTGTGTTCTGTAATCTTATGTAGAGTAATATATTGAGTTTTATTAGATTCATCTTTGCACTTATCCACCTTTTGATTTATTCTATTTAATTTTTCATTTAATATTTTTCTAAATAAGTAATATTTATTAAGCCTATTATGTATCTTCATTTCACTTTCATTATAAAAAGCACTTGTATCTACACTATATATATGTATTTGCTTATTTAAACTAATAATAATCCCCTCCCTATAGTTGTAAAACTTTTATCCTATTACATATGTATTTGTATTAAGTAATCTTTCAACTGTTTGTCTATGTACATATAATACCAATCGTATTCTCTAAACTTTTCTATATTATTTTTATATATCATTCTAAATAAGGGTATATTGTTGCTTTTACAATATTCATCTTTCTTTTTATCTCTTAATCTAGCCTTTATCCTTTTAGGATCTTTGGTATTATATCTATGTTCCACATCATCAACTTCAATTAGCCCTAATAACTTATTATCCTGATTTAAGATAGCAAAATCAAATTTTAATTTTTCTTTCTTTTTACTTATTAAATTATCAAAAGTATATTGTACTTCCATATTATATTTATTCTTAATTAAATAATCGTAAACAACCTTTTCTGAATATGGTAAATTACATATAGGACACCATTTTCCCTTTTTAATATTTAAAGGCATTACATTCCATACATAATTATGTATATTACATTTTACCTTAACATAGGTATTTGCACTCTTATAATGACTTAATAATGTTCCATTCTTCTGCTTGATTATACTATTAATTTCATTTTCAAAATCGCCCCTTCTACCACTACAATAAGGACACCATTGTGGCTTGTTAACTAAACTATCTGCTGTTGATTTAAATATATGCCCCTCATTACATTGTATGGTGTAGGTATCTTTGGCATAAGTCCATTTTTTACTAATTAATTTACCTCCTTTAGATTCAACATACGTCTTTAATCTCTCATAAAAATAACTATCGTCCTTAGATAAAGATTGTTTCGCTTTAATACTTTGCAATTCTTTTCTACATTCATCACATGGTTGGAAGCTTTTAGCTAAGATATTTTTAGCATTGATTGTTTTATATGTATCACCATGTACACTGCAATGATATATAAATTTTATCGGTTTTATTCCTCCTTTATAATCACTTATAATTTCAACTTTGTTTTTATGTTTATTAAATACCTTTACTTTAAAATCCGTTGTAGACATTCTTTTTTGTGGCATTTAATCCCTCCCTACCTATTTTAATTCTATTATTTAATTTCATTTCTTATATATTTAATTTTTATTCTCGTCTTAACTCTCCAACAATACTACCGTCAAAATTTCATCTTCTATTAATTTCTATTCATCAAATGATAAGATATTAAGAAAACCTATTAGATTTCATTTTATGACCATTTTACTCACGATAGAATGCGACTTACAGCCGTTTTAAAATTCTTTGATTTTCTTAAATTTAACTCATTTTTTAAAATAGTCATTTCAGCCCACTCATCTACTGCTTCTGAATCCAATATTCCCATTACTAATAGTACGTACATCAATTCAGCTATCTCATTATCTGTACCAAATTTTATATCATATGTATATTGTCCGTATTCTTTGCTATAAGACACTTTAAACTCTTTGCTCTTATATGTACCCTCTACAACATTAAACCTCTCATATGAACTCATATGCTTAATTTCTATGTATTTAGTATTCTTTAATATTTCATTTTTTAAAATTTTATATGTATTATTCATTATCTTATGTCCTCCTCTTCTGTAGCTTTATTTTTATTACCGTTATGTAATATAAAAGTTATCTTCTTACCTACATTGTCCCATAACACACTATCTAAATCTTGTCCATTAACTCTATATGTGTATAAATTAGATTGATTGCTACCATTTGTAATTAACTTCTCTCTTAATATTATTCCTTGATCCTTGAATAATTCCTTATCATTCTTATTTAAGATTCTTACTTTTACTTCATCTCCTAACATACTATTCAGCATAGAACTGATTGGTATATATTTATCTCCTGTGTAAATTGCATATTCCCCATTCATATTAAAATCTAATTTTCCTGTATATTTCATAACTATCTCTCCTTTTAATTTTATATTTTAATTTAATTTTATTATTGCATTATTAAAATTTTATCTTTTGTGTTTTAATATGTTTATCTTATGTTTGAAAATATATATGTATAATTGTTTATTTTAACTTGCTTTTCTTTTCATAGCTTTTTTATTATGTTCTGTAATTAACAAATCTCTGTTTCTTTTTCTTATATCATTAAACATAGTCAAAAATGAATCTTTTAAATTTGCATATTCTTTTAATAGTCTATTGTATTCATGTTCTATATAATTAAACGCATCTATATATTTCATTTTAAATTTTAATATATCTAATCTTTTTGTTCCTTGTCCTGTTGTATCCATAAGATATAAATATAACATATCCTTATATAATCTAAAAGTTGGTTGTTTTTTATTTTGAGAATTTATGTATACATCTTCCAATGCGTTGAAATTGCTATATTTTAAAGGAGTGTCGAAGTTTCGACCGTCCTTTTCGTCTAGTAATTTATGCAGTTTTTCTCTAATGTGCTTGTTTTGAATGTTTAAATTTTCAGCTAGTTCATGACTATAAACATATGGTAAATTATCTTTATCAAAATAAACTTTAATTCCTAATTCTTCTATCAGTTTAGTTTGTAATGTTTCTTTATCATCTTTAATACCTGTTACTCTAAAAAATTTGTTCTGGCTAATTTCATCTAAGTGTTCTTTTTGCTTTTCATTTAATTCTTTGATAACTTCTTTTTTATTAAACACACCTTCATATATGTAATTAAATCCCTCTTTTATATTATAAAATATGTTTCTCCTATACCCATAAGATCCTGTATTATCTATATTATCTTCTGAAAAATACCCATCTCTGACATATTCAAATGCAATTTGGCTAACGGTATCTTTTGTTATTTTATTATGATTTTTTCTTAATTGCATTAGATGTATATAAAAATCTGTAATATTTTTAATCTTTCTATCTATTGTAGATTGCACCAAGTTCTTTCTACGTAATACTAACTCCCAACTATGTAATTGAGTTGCTACCATTTCTTCCATTTCTAATGATGTATTGTTTTTATTAATTTTCATTGAATCATCCCTTCTTTATCTATTTTTTATTATTTAAATCAATTTTTTATACAATATCGCTAAATTCTAATGTTATATTTTAATATATTGATTGACACATTTTTTTATTTGTTAATTCTTTAGTATAAAATTGGATTTTTTCACTCACCTCAACATTCAAGTGATACAGAATATTGTTTTTAATATTATTATCATTACAATTTTCTAACGTATGTATCATTCCATGACAATTAGGACATATCATAATTAAGTTGTTTAATGAATTATCTTTTGTATCACTATATTTCTGTATATGATGATTAACTAATATGTTTTCTAATCCTTGTCCACCCCATCCACATATTTCACAAAAACCTTTACTTCTTATAGCTAATGATTTTAAAACTTGATTAGAAATCGGTTTCCTTTGTTGAATTTTATTTTGATTCTTTAAAGTGTTATAAATTTTACTTTCACTTAATTTTTTCTCGTCTATTTGCTTTTTCTCACTTATAATTTGTTCTGTTTTCTTTTGTGTGAGCTGTTTAATCTTTTCTTGACCAATATCATTAAAAAACTTTTCTTGTTCATCCTGTGGTAACTTAGCCCATATTTTATATGCCGTGGTAGATTTCAACATACCTGTTTCAACTAATGATTGTAATTCAGGGATAAGTTCATTGAGTTTTTTGTAATTTTGTAATTGTCTTTGGTCTATCCCTATTTGCTTGGCTAAATCTGCTTGTGTTTTTTTATAAGTGTCAGCATTCGATCTATCCGCTCTAATATATTGATTTCCTCTAAAATTATTGCCACCATTTTTAATCCCATAAATCCTTTCTAATTCTCTTATACATCTAGCCATTTTCATAGGATTTACATTACCTACACCTCTTTGCATGATGTTCGTACATATCAAATCTTCTAATATCATATCTTCTTTTGGAATATGTAATTTCTCATCTTCCTCTGGATAATGAGTAATCCTACATGGTATTTCTAATATACCAATCTCCTTACAAGCTCTAACTCTTTGGTGCCCACTTACTATTAATAAGTCTTGAGTTACTACTATTGCTTCAACTACTCCTCTTCTTACTATGGATTTTATAAAATCGTCCCATCTTTCTTTGGGAATATCATCGAAGAACTCTTGATTTCTTGGATGTGGTTGTAATTTTGATATTTCTATCATTTGCATAGGTCAATCATCCCTTCCTCATATATTTTAATTAATTTTTATTAACTATTATCAATACAACTTCTAATTTCTTGTGATTTAAGTCATTTTATCATCCTCCTTTCTATTCTCGTTCCTATTGGAAGAAACTTTATGTTTGTTTTAAATTATTTTAATTTGTCTTTATTATTACTTTTCAGTTACATTCGTTTCGTTCCTGTCTACATTTATTATATTATCACCTCTCTCCAACTATGTCAAGTATTATTTTAACTAATTTTTATTTAATTTGAATAATTTTTCTTTTGGTTATTGCTTCGTTTAATATTGCTATTGATCTTATCAGTATATACTAACCCTTTAGCACCTATTTCTATTTGCAACTGTTTATTAAAGTTAATATCATCTCCATACTTACCAAAATAAGTGGAACAATAATGTCTATCTTGAGTGATATAGTTATTGTTATATATGATTAGATTTAATTCATCTGCAAGTATCTTATTGTATTTAGATATTGTTTTGCTATGATTAATAATATTCTTAATAGAACTTTGAGTTAGCCATCCAAACTTAGCGTTATTATTAATTACTCTCTGAATAGCTATGTAATACCTAACAAAAGCAAACCTATCTATATTTGTATTATGTAAGTAATTGAATATCTTATCAAGATCATAGTCATATATGCAAAAGTAATTATCAAAATCATTTTCTATTTCAATGTAGAACACATCTGAATTTTTAATAGTGTCAAATTCAATTGGACTATAGTGTAAGTCCATTATTTGTTTTATGTATCCTTTAAACATAAGACCATTTATTGATGATTTAATTATTTTAATCATATTGCTATTCCTATTTAATATATACATATAATTCATCAATATATTAATACTAGCAATAGACACTTCTTTAATTGGACTATAATTCCTTTTTATTAAAGCCAATATTACCAATTCTTCATTTGTAATATTATTAGAGATATGTAATTCATTTTTTAATGTAATGTAATATTCTTTATTTATCATGCTACTACCCACCTATCCTGAAATTTTGAGCTGACGTTAGCACGAACTTGTTCGGCTAACTCTAATTGTTTTTATTATATTTTCTTTTTATAATACTTTTCTTTTTATACACTTCAATCTTGTTGCATTTTTGCTTGGACTGTTCGCTTGTGCTATTGCAAAAACGCTTGGACTGGTCAAAATATGATGAACAGCGTAAGCGTTTTTGCAATAGCATATTTAAATTATCTTCATATATATATTTTTAAAATTGCGATAAAAATTGATAGCTATATTTAATTCATTTGTGTTTTTGAATAAGAAAATATATTTTTGTCTACCTGTTTTATCTATAGACTGCTTGAAATTAAATCCTAGTGAATACAGATAATTTTTTAACCTTTTAGTTTTAATCACATAGTACATTATATCACTCCTAGCCTATTGCTGTTTTAATGTTGTTTTAATTATTTTTTAATATAATTTAAAATTTTACTCATCTATCATACTTTTAAACTCATTATATCTATTCATGCATTGTCTTAATTCCTGAGTATCTTTGAATAAATATACATTTCTCGAATTATCTCTTTTATCAGATTCTATTCTTACTAGATTGAATCTATTGAACATTAACCAACCTGCCATACGTTGTGAGTTAATTGCTATAGTTTTCATTGTAAAACTCCCCTTTACCTTTAATTATTTGATATATTGTGATTCCTTAATTTCTCTTAACTTACATATAGTATATCATACTAATTTATGATTTACAATGTTTATGTTTTATTTTAATTAATCTTCATTTGTTCTAAAAACATAGGGATAAACTCTATTACCCCTTATTATCTCTTGAACAATTTTCTGAAGAATCCCTTTTTGTCCTGCTCTTTGTTTTGTTCTTCGTTTTGCTTTCTACGATCTTCCATATGTTTCTTCAGATTATTTACTAACTCTATATCTTTGTTATAAACTTTCTCGATTTCCTTATTAGTATTTTCTGTAGTAGCGTCTATATGTGCCTTTAGATTGTCCATATTTGCCTCCAGCTTGTCTTCAATTGTGGCTGATATATAATCCTTTAATTCAGATTGAGTTCGCTCTAAGGCTTCATTATGAGAGTTCAAAGCTACAGATAGCTGTTCTGAAATAGTATTGTTAATTTGAATAGATATATCTTTTAAAAATTGTTTTTTTATTTCTTCTAGTTTTAATAATGCTTGTTCATTTAGAATATCTTCATTTTGAGATGGTATTTCTCTTATAGAAGCAACTTTAGTACTTGATGAGGGATTTCTTTTTAAATCTTCCCATCTTTTTTGTGCTTGTTTTATTGTAAGACGTTCTTTTTTAAGTAGCTCTCTTGTATATGCTAAATCATCTATATTTTCTTTGGTAAATTTTCTATTGCGTCCTTCACGTTCTATATGAATATAATCACTAAAACAATCACACCAATATCTAATTGTACTTTCGTTCTCATTTAAGATTTCAGCAACTTCAGGAGTTTTATAAGTAAGTTCTTCATCAATATTAGAATAATCAACATCTACATATTTAAGATTTTCTTCCTTCATAATAGTATCACCTCAATCAAATTATACCTTATATTGTAAATCAAAACAACTTTAATACAAGCTTTAATGGGCGTGCTTTTTCAACTGCGTTAGATATATATAAATTCATACACACTAGTATTTTCAATGCATACATTTACTTTAATAGTACTTAAATTGAGATTAAAGTACTATTAAAGTAAAAAATAAAAGAGGATTAGTCCTCTCTTATTTTTGTATTACATATATTTACTAAAGAAATCATTTATGTCTATTTCTTTTTCAACATTATCTATACTTATTTCTTTATTTTGAGAGGCTATTGGCTGACTAGCTTCTTGCTCTGTAGTTACTGGCTTCACAACCATATCCTCATTTGAAGTTTGACCCTCTCTTTGTTTCATTTTATCTTCTATAATTAAATTTAGCGTTTCTATTGATGTTTTTTGAGGTTCTATACCAGTTGCCACAACTATATTTTTCTTACTATTGTATCCTTTAAATGTTCTTCTTGGTAATCCAACTATGTTCTTAATTGCTTCAACATCAACGACTCTTGTAGTAGATATTCCCATGAATTCACAAGTATTTGTTGTATATTCTGCAAATATACTTTCTTTTAAACTCTTAGCTAACGCCACTTTTATATCTTCTTTATCATCAAATTCTAATATTACATTACTCTTTTTCATTGTTAATAATTTGCCTATTTCATCTTCGTCAACAACACCTTCAGCATGAGACTCACTCATATTCATAAAGTCATTGAATAACATAGCAAATTCCTTATTTATATCAGATTCTTTTTCTCTTTTGTTATTATCTAGTAAATATATTGATATATCTTTACCATCATTAGTACTTTTCATGATATCGTTCCAACAAGATATAGCGTTTGTATGTTCATCTATATCTTCCGTATCTTTAGGTAAAACTCCTACAAATCCGAAATGTTTGTTTGGATACATTTGCTTTGCTAGTCCTAAAATTGGAGGTGTTATACCTGATCCAGTTCCTCCTGCCATTGTTGCTACAAATATAACTATATCACATGAAGAAAATTTCTCCATTATTTGAGCTATTATCTGTTTATAATAAGTTTGAGCATATCCAATGGCTTTTTTTCTTTCTTTCCCACAACCTTCTGCAAAAGGTATATGATAAGTATGTTTTGCATTTTTCAATGAATCTAAATCTTTCTTACTAGTATTTATAAATAGTGCATTATAATCTCCACATACACCTAATAAAGTATCTACTATGTTTCCTCCACCTTGTCCTATTGGTGCAAAAACTATTCTATTTTTCATTTATAACTCCCCCTATTTTACATTATTGATTTTAACTTTTCTATTCCGTTTGGTGTAATATAAAAAGTCTTACTTATCCCTTGTTTACAGCCTTCTTTTACGTATTGCAACTCTAAGAATTTTTTAATACTTCGTCGTACTGTTGACATAGATAATTCAGAAATCTTACAGAGTTTAGTATAAGTAAATGATTTTAATTCTGTAGTGCATTGATTTTCTTTAAGCATTATTAATATTTTATATTCATTTTTATTTACTGCCATTCTTCAATCACCTCTTGTTCTAACTACAATCTTAGTCTGACTTTTTTTATTCTAATAGTAGTCGCAGTAATGTAAAAAAATATTCATAATACATTCTTTATTAATTCATACTATAGTCAAACCTATGTCAAACTATAGTTAAAATATATTCATATCATGTTTATTTCTTTCTTTACTATATTATACTATATTACTTAGAAAATGTGTACTTTTTTTCATATATTATTCAAAATATTTTCTAATTATATCTATATGATAGTCTGACTATAGTCTTATATTAGTCTAATAATATTTAAATTATATTTAAACTATGTTTATACTACAGTCATATTATGTTCAAATGTTAGTCATATTGTATTCTTTTTATATTCAACCTCATGTCATAGTTATTTTTGTAATCAATCTAATAATATTATATCACGAATTAGCATATATTGTAATTCAAAGTATTAGATTAAGCTATTCTCTAATTTATGTAAAAAATAAAGAAGGGCATCTTACCCTTCTAAGCAGTTCACTACGTATCCCTTTTTATTATCTTCTATTTTATTTAGTGCTTTTATAATATCTTTCATAGTCCATAGCTCTAACCAAGGTACTTTTTCAGCATATTCTAAAGCGTTTTTATTATATTTACTAGTGGTTATAACTATTGCTCTTGTAGCATCGTCTCCAATTGCACTTCCAACTAACTTTTGTAATATTTCTCTTCCTATCAAATTATTCATATTCCAATGCTTACATTCTATATATATTTTTTCTTTATTATTTGTAGCTATAACATCTTTACCACCATCGCATGTTTCTACAGTTGCTTTAGCATTATATCCTAATTGTGTAAAGAGGTTTGCTACAAATACTTCAAATTCTCTAGGTGACATACCCTTTATCTTCCTTGAGATATCAAAACATGTATAGTCTGTATATCTCCACCTGTAAGCATAATAAATCCACTTAGTAAATTTCAATAAAATATAAAAGCCTCCCACTATTATGACCAAATTTATGCCTAGCTTAAATAGATTAATTATTAATTGTTGTATTTTTTCTATATGATTATACAACATTATTAAAAGTATCCCACAACATAGTAATCTCAAGTTATTAATAAATCTTTTAATAGATCTCAAATCATCACGTCCTTTAATATGATTTAGCCTAATATATTTTTAGATATATCTTTTGCAAAAGAAATTTTATTATTCATAATAACCGTGTCACACTTTTAAAGCATATGTCATAGCATATAGTATAAGATATAGAAAATAAACATTAAGGAGTTGATTTTCGTGCCTTACGGGTTATTAATAGGTGGTTGGTCAATCGGAATGATATGTTATATATCATTAACTAAAATTGGTAACAAAAACAACTTTAAATATGCCGATTTAACATCTAGGATCAAAAAGGCTAAGAGATTAGACAAAAATATAAGCAAAAGTCTTGAAGATAAAAATTTATTTTGATAGGTGATGATATGAAATTCGTATTCATGCATATAAAAAATAAAAAACTTACTCAACAGGATAAAAATAAAATGATTGATATAGGCAAGTCTCAGATAGTTGTAAGAGATAGAAAGGAAATAGGCAAATCTCTACTAAAGCAACCCAAATATGAAATAGTTGAAAATAATACTATCAATAAATTATCTATTAAGGATAAATTATCAGATATCAAATCAAAGTTAAAAGAAGAATATAGAAAAAATAAAGAAATACAATATCTCAATGAAAGATGGCTAGATGTAATGTTTAATTGCAAGTTTATCAATGCATTTAAAAAGACATTTACACTAGTTAATTTAAAACACGAGAATTATGGATTTAGTTGTAGAATACTTATTCCAGATGGATATTGCATAGACGATTTAGATAATAAGACGACCGTGATACAAAACAATGTTGGCTGTACTTTTGTATTAGAAAAATTTAGTAATAAAAGATATGCTAACGCTAAGTTTATACTAATAGAAAATTGCAATAAGATACCTTTTGAACCTGTAGAGGTTGAACCTTATCAAGTTTGTGCAGGAGTTGATGAGGGAGGACATCCTGTAATATTTGATATGAATATAGAGCCTATGGTGCTTATTGCAGGGGCTACCAGAATGGGTAAAAACGGATGTATCGATCATGCTATACCTTCTTGGATTTACTATTGTAGCGAAGATGATATACATTTGTATTTATTTCAATTTGCAAAAGGAGATTTAGGTAAGTACCAAAAGTGTAAACAAGTAAAATGCTTTTCTATGAGTGATTTAGATAAATTATTAGAAGTTTTAAATGAACTAAAGACCGAAATGAGCGCAAGAATGGATCTAATGTCATCTATGTTAAATAACTTCAAGGGTGACAACCTATATGATTATAATAAACTTAATCCTGATAAAAAATTACCGTATATTTATATAATAATAGATGAATTTATGGATATAGCCAATTCTGAAGGAGATAAAGAATCTTCTAAGGTAAAAGCACATATCATATCTATCTTACAAAGTATAGCTGAATACGGAGGTGCATTAGGTGTTAATTATATAATACTTCATCAAAAACCTGAAAAATCCTTGATGCCTACTTTCTTAAAAAATCAATCTAATACTAGAATATGTTTTGGATTTAAAGATGAAGTATGTGGGAGAATTGTTTTAGGTGAAGACAGAGGCAAACTAGTAACCACCTTACAACCTAGAAAAGCTTATTATATATCCAATAGTGGTGAAGGATATCTATATACAACTAATCTAAGAAATAAGAATGGATCAAGTAGAATATTAAACTATATAAAGCCGAGTATGACTAATAAAAAAGAGAGTTCTAATGTTCATCATGTTAGTGATTGTAAAGTAGCTAAAAATGATAGGCATTCTAAATCTAAAGATAGAGAAGTCCAATTCAAAGAAAAGATAAATCAAATTAAAATTCAAATGGATAAAATTAATAAACATAGTAAAAAATCAGAAGATATATCAAAATCTAAAGGCAAAATCATTGAATTCCCTAATCAATATAATCAAGGCGATAGTCAAAATAATATAGATATTACTCCTATAACACCTACGCCTAAACCAATTTCTAAAGACAAGAAAGATGATACAAATATTACTCAGCCTAATATTAAATCTACAGGCAACAAACCTACTCAGAATCCTAATATAGATTCCAATTTCAATAAAGTTAATACAGTTAAGTCTAAAAATAAAGAGGACATTATAAAAGAAAATATAAAGAGAATACCCAATTTTGTTCCGTATGAGCCACCTAAGCCAGATGTAAATATAATAGATGAAACAGATATAGTATTTAAGCAATCTGAAAAGTATAAGAAAAATCATAAAAATGAAAACGATAAGAAGGGAGATAATTAAAATGTTAGTTAGATTGACAGGGAAATACGATAAAGCGATTTTAAGATATATAGAACAAAGTAGATTTTGTACAGCAAAACAAATATCAAAGATATTTTATAAATCTTCTAGTCAAGGTGAGGCTATTGCTAGAAGACGTTTAAATAGAATGGTTGAAGCTGAGTATCTAAGAGTTTATAAAACTAAAAAATTTAATAATCGAAACATTTATATATTTGATACTAAAAAAAATAAGAATCTTAGACCTAGCTTACATGATGTAACGATATTGGATTATCAAGCTGAATTAATCTATAGTGGTGCAGATATTATTTATTTTAGACCTAATCAATATTGGATGAATGGTACAGTAAGATCCGATGGATTTTGTATATTTAAATTTAATGAAAAAATATATTACAACCTTATTGAAGTTGTTGTTAATCATAATGATGATAATTTCAAAAAATATGATATGTTGTATCCAACTAATGAAATACAAAATATATGTGAAGGTGAATTTCCTGAGTTGATAATTATAGATAGTGTAGTTCATAAAAAAGATTTTGAATTTAATAATGATATTAATTATAAAAAAATAGACCTTGATTTAAACGATTTCCCTAAGATATTTTTATAATTAAACTGTAACAATATCATATACCATAACATATGCTATAGCATAGAACTACAGTAATATGAATTAACACACTCTAAAGCCACTATTCAAGCCATTCTTGTTTTTCGATTGAAAAGGACGAATGAATATGAGTCCCGAGGGGTTGATAGGGGAGGGACAATTTTTGAAACTCCCTCCGTAAAAACCCATGCTTGTCCAAGAAATAACTTCATAAATTCACTTAAAATAACAGTAACATCGCTTTACATTAATTCATACAATGTATTAGGAGCAATTTTACATATAACAAAAGTTAAAAATTATAAATAGTTATTAATTATTTGTTTATTTAGCTTTATGTTTAACTATTCTATCTAATTTTTATATATTGAGTTGTTAGTTAGATATAGTATATTTTAAGATACTTGTCTATCCAAAGACTCATCTTAGTATATTATGTTTAACTTGATAACTTAATATATGAAAACTTAGATATGTTTAGTTAAATATACAACATAAATACAACTAATAATTTGATAAATCATTTATCAATTATTTAAGTTTTAGCTTAAACAAATAATATCTTCTATTTATTTCTTACAACAACAAAAGTTATATTATTACAAATACAAAAGTTTAAAGGAGTGCTTTGCAAATGTTAACTATAATTAAATCTTTCTTTCAGTTTCTTGTGATTATACAAGTTTTAAGTTTATTATTGACTGGAAGTACCAGATTAGGTTTACGTTTAATGAAAAATATTATAAGAATCGTTCAAAATACATTAAGATTAAGCATTAAATTAACTATTAGACAATTAAAATTTATAAATAAACTTATATACAAAGCAAATAACTATAAGTCAACTATCAAGACAAATGTAAATACTAAGCAATATCAACAGGAAATTTGTACGTACAATGAAAAAGTAGCAAATGGAACTAGTAACATAGTAGACCTTAGATCATATATCAAACAACAAAATTCAAAAATATTAAAGGATTGAGTTTATTCTCCTTCCTTTAATATCAAATAATTTAATCTACGTAGAACATATAGGAACAAATTCTAATATTCAGTTTTCAATATTAAAGATAATGATTATTTATGTAAAATTTATATAAAGGGAGAGATTAATATGTCTAATACAGCAATAATAATAGCAATGGGAAGTACAGCTATAGTATCAGCTATAACAGAAAAGGTGCTAATAGCTTTCAATAAACAAAATGAATCTCAAATGGTCAACATTGGTGGTTTAAGCTTAGTTGGGTGTCAAGCTGTATTATTAGTTACTAAATTAATCAAAGCTTGTAGTGCTTTATAAAGGAGTAGCTATGGTAGGAGATATATTTTCGGATATTGTTAAAACTGCAACACTAACAATTGTATGGAATAAGGGATTACAGGCATTTGGTAAAAAAGATTATGGTGAGATTATTAAATTATCTGGAATAAGCGTTTGCGGAATAGATGTTATTAAATTGGTTGCTTATTGGAGGAAAAATCCACCTGCAATAGTAAAAATAGTAAAAGGGACTGCTAATTTCTTTGAAAAAGTAGATAATGGAACAGGAAAAATAATGGACGGTATAGGGAAATTCAACGAAAGCATTAAATTTTTGATCGATAGGGGAATAGTTAAGTAAAGGGTGGTAACTATGTTGAACAGATGTAAAACTTATGAGTTCTCTAAAAAAGGATGGGAACAAGCCAAACAAGATAGTAAAAAGATAAAAAATAATAGAGTAATGGATTTAATTGTATATAGTACACTACTAGGATTAACTGTAGGTAATATAGTAAAAAATGATACTTTGCTAAAAATAATAGCTTGTGACGGAACTAAAAGAGTAGTAAAAACTTTGATAATACATTAATAATATTTAAGAATAAAGTAAAAATAGATGACTACTTATAATAATAACAGTTTGTAACAAAAATAATCACTACCATTTATTTTATAATATATTGGTTGTTGATTTTTAAATACTGTTATATCATTTTCGTCATCTATTTTCTAGTACAAAAATTTAAATTTAGTTATGTGTTCTACATTAAATAGTATTATCTTTAAATTATATAATATGCATTGATAAAATGAAAAAGAGAGATCTAAGAATCTCTCTTTTAGGTTATAGGTATACAAAATGAGAATTTTCATTTAACATGAAAACTATTGTATTTTTATAAAATTTCATGTAATTAACGGATACTTAAATTCTTGACTATTTGGATAGGGAATATACAGATGTATTATGAAAAATTTGTTTATTATAATTTGTATTTATTGTATAATGAACTTATATTTAGTATATATTAATCTAACCATATAGGAGAAATTGTATCATGAATATTGAACAAATGCCATTTATAATTCAAGAACTTTACTCGATAGTAAGTGTATTGGAGGCATCTTTTAAAGGAAGAAAATTCACTCCTCATGGACATTTAGCTGGAAGTATAGGTGAGGTATTGGCATCCTATTATTATGATTTAGAACTATTACCCTGCTCAACTAAAACACATGCTGCTAAAACAAAAGATAATAAATTTGTTAAAATAAAAGTAACTCAAGGGAAATCTATAGGGATTAGTAGTAAACCAGACTATCTTATTGTTATTAAAATATTACCAGATGGCAGTATAGAAGAAATATATAATGGATCAGGATATTTAGCATGGCATAATACAGGTAAAACGCAGAGGAATGGTCAACGCTCAATATCAATAAACAAACTAAATAAATTAATGGAAGATATGCCAATTAATTTACGCATACCTAGAGTAAAATAATATTTTAGGTGTGCGTGTTTTTTATTTTTATATAATTATTAAAAATTAATTTTTACGTAAATTTTATTTTTATATTTTTCACCGATACACCCTGTATCGTAAAAGGTGAAATTTTAATGTTTGAAAAGTGGATTAAAGTATTGATATATAAGGGTTTGCGAGGTGTCAATGATATGCAAATTTTTAATGATGAGATGAGTTAAGATAGGTAATATCGTTCAAAGTATTGATACATAAGAGTTTGCGAGTATGAAAAGGGTAAAAATGAGTGATTTTTGATAAAAATAGGGTAGTTGAAAAAGTGAAAAAGTGGCTATTTGTAAGGGTTCTAACGATACACTTTTCGATACACTTTTTATTAAAATTTGCAAGTTTTAAAATTTTAAATTCAAAACTGAGATGTAACTGGAAAAATTAGGTAGTGTGTGAGTCGATGTACTAGGGTAAACGCTGAAGCCTGAACCCCACTAAACAATGAGAAATACGCCCCTCTATACTAAATACTTTAGTGTAGTAAATTACTAAGTTTCAAGACATAACAACCGTTATGTGTTGTATGAATTATGACCAGCTTCTGAAACCGTTGGTATTACTAGGTTCGAGATAGCTTTAGCGTACTAAAGTTATGATAATTTTAGGTACAAAATAGATAATTTTTATATAAATATAGAAATAATAGAGGAATTTATATTCTTATGTAATTTAGATTACCATTTAATATTATTTAAGATATTGTATTATATAATAATGATTACTATATAGTGTAATTATAGAAAAATGAAAGTGTTTATTTACCTTGTTGCAAATATCGAAATAAAAGCTTATATTATCAAGCAAATACTTCTCTATCCATTTTCACTCTACTTTTAACTTTTTACTATATTAGTGTAATTTTACACCATGATATATTATCCTTATTTATCTTCATTTATCTTCATTTATCTCAATCAATCTCACTCTAATTATCTATATAAATATAAAAATATTTAAAAAATAAAAATTAATAAATAAAATATTTAAAATAATATAATTTTAGATTATAAAATAACATCTTTATATAAATATAATTATAACAGTATGATAAGCAAATAGTAATATGAGACTTATACTACTATTCTATTTAATCCTATTCAACATTACATAACTATTTACTTAAATTCAATTACCCAAACAAAATAATTACGAAAATAAATTAAAATCATTCCATAAATTTATTGATATATGTTTCCATATATGGTATAATATATACATAAGATAAAGAAAGGGGTGAAACAGTTATGGTATTGAAAATATATAGTTTTTTTACTGGATTGTTTGGTTTATATTTATTATTACTAAAAATAAAAAAGGCTAAATACGAAGCCGAGAAAGCTAAGTATGAAGCCTTAATCAAACAAAAAGAGTTAAACTAATAACTCAATGGATGGGGAAATGCCATTCCCCATCTGCTATATATTATACCATAACAATTAATTATATGAAATATATAATAATAACATTAATATTAATCTTAATTACACTATCTATCTCTAAAACTAAAAAAGATACAAAAGTTTTGGAAAAGGAAGTTCATGAGTTAAAGAAAAAAGCTAATCAAGATTGACTTAAATATGTCATATTCCATTATTAAAACTATTAATGTAATCTTAATTTTACGTATGCAGTATATACAATTCTATATATGTCAACTAGATTTATACTGCGTGCAATTACATATAATATTAAAATTATACTGATTGAAAACAAATTAAAATTATACAATATATATATTGATAAACCTTTCCATATATGTTATAATATATACATAAGGAGGTGAGGAAATGGGGGAGAAAATAAAAGAGTTCCTCAAGTTCACAGATGAAATTATTCATCTACTAGAGAAACTCATGATTAGTTTAATATCCTTAATGGGTTGGGTAAGTACTTTTATACTAGCCATAATAGGAATAATTAAACTATTCAATTAATTACATAAGGGGTTAAGCTAACACCTTAATCCCTTATAAAAAAAGTATATCATATTTTTCCCTCATTAATCAATATGAAAAATTTATGCAAGGATTTAGCTATTAGAATCATACGACTTATAGGATTAATAGCTTTCTTAATAATATCTTTGTACGCTATTTATCAAACTTTTATTAAGTAAATTGTATATTACAATCTATTATTAAAACTATTAATATAACCCTGATTTTACGTATGTAACATACAATCACTATATTTGCTAAAATATTAAATATATCATACCTATAGACTTTATATCTATATAAAATACCTCTTATTTGTGTAAGTTTTTCCGATACAGAAATGGGAGGTATTTTTATTTATCAATATTTGGAAAAAATTAAATAAAATCCTAAAAAAGTATTGACTTTTTATACTATCGATAGTATAATATAAGTATAGAAAGGAGGTGAGATCGAATGTTAGAACAACTTCAAATATTTCAAACTGTTGTCAGTATAGTTTGCACACTAATAACAACAGTAATCGCAGTTTTAACTTACATTGATAAAGATTAGGGGATTTCCCCTTAATCTTTATAATCTCACCTCATGAAGTTATTCTAACATTTAAACAATATGAATACAAGAAAATTAATAATAAGTTTAGCAGTTTTCAATGTTATCTTTGTAAAAAACTTAATATTAAAAACAATAATTACAATTATATTAGTTGTTATGTACTTTAAATACAAAAATAGAAAGGTGTAATCATGGAAACAAACAAACAGACTGAAGCCAATAAAAAGTGGCAAGAAAAAAATAGAGAGCGTACTAGATATCTAAGGGATAGGTCTACAGCTAGAAGTTTTATAAAAAATAAAGCAACATTGGAAGACTTAAAAGAACTTAAACAACTTATTAAAGAAAAGGAAAATTCACTAAAAAAGTAAATATATCTCTGGACTTCGTATATATATGTGACACCTCTTATTTGTGAAACCATTTTGGTATAAACAATTAGGAGGTGTTTTTATATTTATAAATTTTTTAAAATATTATAAAAATTTCCTAAAATATACTTGACTTTCACCTTATGCGGTGATATAATATATACATAAGGTAAAGGAAAGGAGGTGGAAAAATGGTTGAAAAAATAAAAAAGCTTAATGAACTACTCGCAATAGTCATTAAGCTACTAACAAAAATATATATTATCAAGCTAATATTAATTAAAATTTTTAGTTAATATTAGTGGGAGGGTTTAATCCCTCCTATATATATTATATTATTTCAACCATTGATATGCAATGATAAAAGAAAAATTTAAATTAATATGTAGTATAGTATTTAAACTAATGATAATAGCATTACTAATTTATTTGATAATTTTTAAATAGGAGGAAATTTTAAATGACTAAGAAGTTCGATATAAACGATATAATGGACACAAAAGAAGCGAGTGAAAAATTTGATATAAATATAAATACTCTAAAAACTATATGTCAAAGAGGAATGCATGGTCTAATTGAAGGTGAAGACTATAGAAAAACTGGTCGTGTGTGGTTAATTACAATAGATGGGATGAAAAAAATTCTAAATAGCAAAAAAATGGATTAATCATTATTTTTGTATATAAAAGAAAGGTTGTGATTAAATGGATGATAAAAATTTAACGAAACTAGTAGAAGCCACTATCTTCTATAAGTGGTGGTAGTTCACAATTAACTTTGGTTAGTTTTGTACTTACTCTGATATCTCTTATACTAACTATCATTAATTTTTGTCTTATGCACTATAAATGATAGTATACTTATCGTTATAGCTTATATATATTATTTGTCAGTATAATAAAAGAGAACATCAAACAAATAAACTTTGACATTATAAAAATAACTAAATTAATACCAGCTTTTGCAATAGCAACAACAAAAGATATTTTTAAAACTATAATAGAATATAATATATATTAAAATTTTGAAACCTTGTTTAATACAAGGTTTATTTTTTTTTGCAAAATTATATAATTTTCCCATAATACCTATTTACCTATTACGTACAGATGATATAATATAAATATAGTGAGTAAGGAAAAAGGGTGGATGGATTAAATGAAAAAAAAATGTATATAAAGAGTGTACTATCTTAATTTTAAAAATCTTAGTTAAACTTTGTGTTATAGGATTCTTATTATTTTTAATATTCAAATCAGTTTTTATTTAGAAAAATAGGAGGTACTTAAAATGGATAGAGCAGAACTTATTAAACTAATACAAGACAATACAATGGAATCTAAAGAAGTAGTAGAGTGTTTAGGTATATCTAAACAACGTTTGTCCGATATGAATAGAACGGGTAAGCTTATAGCAGTAAAAAAAGGTATATATCTTAAGCAGGATGTTTTAGCTAGAAAAGAAGAACAAGAAGAACTAAGAAACAAATATTATAAAAGATAAAGGAGTTAAATAAAAAATCGGATCAAAAATAACAATATGATAAATTTTACTATTAATATAATCCTAGCTTTACGTATACAGTATATATTAGATTAGATTTATATGCTGTATACTCTTACATATAATATGAAAATATATGTCGCTAATAACAATTAATTAATTTATATCAATAATTTTAAATATACTCTTGACGATATAGTTTTAATATGTTATTATGTATTTGTAGCAAGAAAACAATTCAAGCATAAAACAAACTAATTAAAATTTAAACTAAAGGGGATAGATAAAATGTGTAATAATTGGAGCTATAAATTCAGAACAGCAGTAAAGGAAGAAGAAGTTAAAATGGCTAAAGTAATTCTTAAAACTAAAGAAGTAATTACAATTCAAGCTTCATTATTACGCACTTACATTAACCAGCATCATTCAGAAATTTTTACTTATCAATTTATATAATACAAATAAATTAAATCAAAATATAAACTTAAATCAAAAGGGAGAGATTAATATGTTTAACAAAATCAATTTTAAGAAAATAGTGTCAGGTGTTTTAGTAGCAATATCTATATTTACAACAGGAGCATTTACTAACAATACAGCAAAAGCACAGGAACAAACACAGGTAACTAGCAATGCAACAACTATAAAGCCAGACCACATCAACCGAACTAAGCACATAATACCAACATTGCCACAAACAAAATCTAACGAACGTATTCAATTTATGAACTGTAAATATGTTGAATACGATAAGAACACTAATACTTACAATCTAGTTTTAACAGATACAAACAACCAAACAGATGGCGAATGGGTTATTCCATTATTCAAATTTAATTATAATAAACAGTTATTGCAAGAGCTACATAACTTATTTTATAATCAAATTTCTATTGTTACAGTAGATACAACAAAAAATATTTACGAAGATAATGCTATTACAGAATTTCAATTACTAGACGAACAATTCACAGGGGAACAAATGGACATACAAGGCATATACGAATACATACAGGAAGATGTGGTCAATAAGCTACATATAAACTTGAATGTGTTTGATAATCAATTAAGCTAATGTTTAGTACAAACTAATTAAACAAGAAATGAGATAAATGAAATTGTAAGTAAACATAATATTAAATAGTATAAACAAAAATAGAGATAGTTAACTAGTTGTCTCTATTTTATTATATCTAATCTACTATAAAATAACTCTCTAATTTAGCATATAAAGCACTTTAAATTATATCTTAGAGTATTTATACCTTTAGACTTTAAAACGTCTTATAACTTAAATATAGAGCGTATTATAAAATTATGTATAAATACAAATTAATTAAAATATATTTTAAAAAAGTATTGACAGTTTAT